TTAAAGAAAATTTACTTTCACACTCACTCTCTTCTCATTATCCCTTGTCCAGACAATATTATTCAATATGTCCTTATATATTTTGTTTTTGATTTCTCCACTGTCCTCATTTTCTATATCGCTTATAAATTTATCAATGGCTGTAATTCTTTCTTTGCTGTCAAATGAATCAACTGATGTTAGTTGTTTTCTTATATTCCTTATTTCCTTTTCAAGTTTCCATTTTTCTTGTTGGCGTTCTTCTGTTTTCTTTCTAGTCTTCTGAATATCATACAATCCATTTTCAAACGCTTCTTCAATTCTCTCGATTGCTAAATCTTGTTTATCACAGTCTTGGATTAAATCATCTAATTTTTTATTAAGCATGTTTTTCTTTTGCTTTTCAACATCGTCTATTTGTATATTATTCAAATTGTCACGCAATGCTTCGACTGTATCGATAACTGCTTTTTCAACCAACTCGATGTCTCCACCACGATTCCCACACTCACATTTTGCTACACCTAATTTACCATTGCCGAATCGTTTCATTGTCATATTTTTATTACATTTTCCGCAAGTGATTAAACCTGTAAAACTGTGTATTTTGTTATTGTATATTCGTTTTGGTCTGTTGCTAAATCTTTTCATCAATAAATCATATTCTTCTTCTGTAATAAGTGGTTCATGACAATTTTTAACAATAACCCATTTGTCTTCCGGCAAATACTTGAACGGCTTTGATGATGATGTTGCAACTCTTTTTCGATTACCTTCAGATTTATTTCCAACTATGTGACCAAGATATACTTGTGATTTCAACATCCGGCTTATAGTAATTGGCGCCCATTTCTTATTTCTAGGTGATGGAATGTGTTTTTTATTTAATTCCCAAGCTATATCTGCCAATGTCATCCCTTCCAACGCATGTTCTACAATTTTTCGTATAATTGGCCTTTTCTCTTCATCAACTTCCAACTGTTTTAATTTTCTATTATACGTATAACCATGAGGTGCTTGTGCATTTACCCATCGCCCCAATCTTAATCCAATCCTCTTGCCTGCTTTAAATCGCTTCTTGATCATCTTATACTCAAATCTACCCATAAAGGATTGCATGTCATATGCTTGATCATCATTCTCATTGTTCAAATCATATATCTTATAAGGGTTGGCAGTAATTAAATAGGTGTCGGAATGTTGCAATGTAATTCCAATTTTTTCCCTATCTCCTCCACCACCTCTTCCCAACCTATCTATATCAAAGCAAAAGATTGCATCATATTGGGATCTTTCTACATCACTTAATAACTCTAACATCTTAGGTCTACCCTCAATGGTATCTCCTGTTACAACCTCCTCATACAGCACATAAGACCACCCTCTACTTTCACATACTTCTTCAATCACACTTTTATGCTTCAGTAAGTCTTCATCTTTATCTCCCATACTCTGACTCTTACGTAAATACGCAGCTACATGTTTAATAGATTCAAAGTCGGATTCATGCTGTTCTAATAACATTACACATCAACCCTTTCATATATAATTTCAATGGAGAATACGTCTTTATTGTCTGGTGTTATAGATATTCTTTTCCATGTTGCCGACGTTACTTTTGTTAATCCTAATCTATTTACTCTTGATCTGATTGAACCAATAGGACGATGAGGTAACAACCTTTGAGTTCCAGTTTGTCCAAGTGTGGGATAGTTTTCTCTCAATATAGTATCTTCTTCTTCTTTCCACCTTGTTTCTCCAGCCATTTTTTGTTTGCGTAATTGTTCATCAATCTTCTCTATTTGAGCAGTCTTCTCTAAGCGCAATGTATTTGCTTTACGTTTAATTTCTCTTGGGTTGAATCGTGAGAATACTTTAGCCAAGTCGTCATTATTAGTTGTAGAATATATATTTTTTAAGTTCTCTATCTCTTCATCTGTCCAACGTTTTAATTTTACATTTTTTCGAGAAGGTCTGGGTGCTTTCCTTTTCAATCCTAATTTGTTAGCTTTCGATCTTATTTGTGTAATACTATATCTTGGCAGCAATGCTTCTAACTTTTCAATTGTGGCACGTTCGTAATTCTCTTTTAATATTTTTTCTTCTTCATCCGTCCAACCAACTCTAGTAATAGTAGACACCACCCTAGCTATTTTGTATTGATTATACAATATAGCTATAATAAATACAAATAAAAAAAACGAGCTTGAGCCCGTTTATGAGTAGTGTTTTGTTATAGTTTTAGCTATTTTTTCTAATTGTTCTTGTGTTATAATTTTATTTATCTCTATTTTAAATTTTTCTAACATTTTTTTATCTTCAATAATCACTTATTATTCCCCTTTTATATCATTATATAATACTATTCACCCATTAAACTTATCTTCAAATTCTTTTTCTCTAGCAATCAAATCCTCAGTTAATTGTTTAATAAAGTAATGATAATGCACACGTTTCTTCACACTTAACACCTCTACACCGATCTCTTTACATATTCCAATAGGAATGCTTGCACGATTCACTTTAGCCTTGTAGGAGTGCTCTAATTGGTTCTGAGCAATGTTTTTATACCTTTGATACTCTTCAATCGGCACGAAGAATGTACTGTTCTCTTCATTTCTAAAGTTAAATAAGAATCCTGCAATGACATCTTCATATGTATTTGCCTCAGCTAGTTTCTCAACTTGATGTGCTTTTATGATTTCTTCTTTCATGGATATGGATTTCTTATCAGTTGTTTTTAATTCTAATGGAAATAACGTTTTGTTATTGAATACTAAACAGTCATAATCGTTGCGTGATGTCCTGATACGGTTGCGGAGGTTGAATGGTATGTATACATCTTTAATCCGCATGAACCAAGTTTTTTCTTTTTTGCAAGATTGCTGAACGTCTTTTTCAAAGTTTTGTCCGTAGTTTATTTTACTCATGCTTCATCTTACCTTGCTTCTCTAGTGCGAACTCTTTAAAATATTGATATTCAGCGTTTCTTCTGACTTTTTTTGCTTCTTCTATATCATCAAAGTTTCCCAAGGATATTTTTTTACCGTTTACGTAAATCTCGGCTACCCATCTTCCATAAGAATTAGAATAAACTCCTATTACACCTGATGTGTTATTTGACTTCATTCTGCTATTCCATGTATTTTGCGCTCGTGTACCAACGCGTAAATTTTCGTCAACATTGTCTAGGGTGTTATGATTAATATGGTCTACTACCTCTTTTTCTTGAGGATTCTTAATAATACGATGTAAAAGATCCACTTCATAACCATTTCTAGACTTGCTTGCAACATAACCGTTACTTGTTAAATACCATTTATATCGCGACACTTTTTCAATGTGACTAAGAGATATTTTGCACTCGGCAATGTCCTTATTGTCTTTGTCTCTTATTACAATAATTGCGTAATCATCATGCACAATTATTTCATTTTTATCGTAAACCGTTTTATCTGAAATTTTTCCGTTTTTAGCCAGTTGTGAATAGTGTTTGCCACAGTAGTTTTTTTCGCTATTCTTAAATTCTTGCACTCTATTATTGCTTCCACAAACAACACAAAATCTTTCGCCTTTAGAATGAGTTTGGCTTATTGCTGCATTTGCACATTTTTGACACCCATAGACATTTCCCAAAATACTGTTTGGAGTTGTAGTAAACTTTCCATGTGTTTTGCATATAAATTCCATCGGAGTAAGACTTCCCGTATATTCTTCGGTTGCTACAATATCATCGCCAAACCTATCTCCTAGTTGAATCTTGAATGTCTCGTGAGACTTTCTATAGCCACAAGTATCACATTGTCTTTTACTCTTTGACTCAAATCTTAAAAACGTTGTTGTGAATGGTCTTCCACATTTACATAAAAAATCCATTATTGTGTTCATATCTACATAGTTGTTTGAAACAAGTTCACATTCACTATGAGATTTTACGAATAATTGCACTTTTCCAAAGTCCCAGTGCATTCTTTCTCGTGTTGTGTAATTTATATTTGCTGCTTCTATCGCGGATTGAAAATTGCCGAATTTTCTATAAATAGCATTCGTTAATTTACTATCTTTCTTCTTTACTAGTCCAGAGTTAAACTCTTGCGGATTTTCAATGTAAATTTTAGTTAATTCTTCAATTATTAAATTTTTATTCCATTTTCTTCTCTTAGCTATTTCACTCACCTCAATATAATATTGTTTGATATACTATTCATCATCTTTATTTACACCAGCTACTATAACTCTTTCTTCCTTATGGAAGTCTGATCCAGTTATCAATATTCCTGTCACCTCTAATGATCTACCACTAGACAGATGGACAAATTCTGATCCGTTCTCTCTGATATTTGTAGCTAAATCGAACATTAACTCTTTAGGTAAAACTATTGAATCCTGTCCACCGTTCTTAATAAACAATGCAACTTTTATATTATTATTCATTTATTATTCCTCCTTTTAGAAGAATGCTTCTCTGTGACTTAAGTCTTTCAATCTCTTGTTCTACTCTTTCTAATTGAGCCTGACGCTGTTTCTCTCTATCTTCTTTTAGATACTCATCCCATTCTTTTTCTAAGTAGTGCATTTCTTTTGCGTGCCCATTAAATGAGCCAAAACAGACGTTAGACACTTTCGTCAACCTAATTTCTGGCGCAATCCAATCACAACCTTCTCCCGTACAGCCCAATGCTTTTATGTATCCTTCATCTCCTGACTGACATGTGCAATAATTCCAATATCGCTCATCGTACCCTAGTTCTAAGTCATAATGATAATCTAGTCGACTTGTCCAATCATTGTTGTCTTTGTATAGGTAAAACTGTAATGATCCATCAGTATAGCCTTCTGTTTTATCTTCATCGTATTGAATATCTAAGGCGTATTGTTCACAATCGTCAATGAAGTCTTTTAGTTTATCTTGTTGCTGCTTTAATGTTTCGTAATATGGAATAAAACTTTTTAAATCATCCATGTGACTGTTTAATAAATATTGTTTAAATTGATTAAAGAATTTCTCGTTCATTTGTTTATCTCCTCCTAATAAAAGTCTGAATTTAATCTTCAAATCTCTTTATTATATAATCAATATTGTCTCTAAGCCATTTAGCTTGATCTAAAGTCAACCCAACAGCAGAATCAACATCGCTTTCGTCATCGATTAATATTGGATCAACCTTATTCTTAGCTAGTTCAAGTGTTTCGTAATTTAATTCAATTGAGATATTGTCAAATTTAAGCATTTGATTCCCTCTTTTCTGTTTAAGATTGTATTTTATATTGAGACAAATCCAGCAAGTACGATTATTATTGTGCAAGATATAATCAACCACATGAAAATCTCTTTATTTAGCTTTGCTAAATCGCCATTTTCCTTTTCAAGATAAGCAATTCTATCTTTTTGACTGCTTATCACAGTTTTCATCTTTTCAGACTCTTCTCTTCTTACACGTTTAATAAAATGCTCTTTTTCTTCCCAAACAATTTCCCAAAATACATCACTCTCTTTATCTATTTTTACATTAGTTCTTACATAAGTTGCTCCGTTTATTTCTTCAATTGTGTCGTGAGGAATTGTAGGAACAATCATATACTTAGCGAATAATTCTGTTTTTCCGTCTTCATATTTTCTTGTTACGATATTTAAATTGTTCCTGCAATGGATCTACAGGATAAATTTTGCTTGCAATTTCACGACTGATTTTATCCGATTCCTTTTCTTTAAATAACTTGTGAATATCCACTTTATCATCTCCTTTTCTACACATTATCCGAATTACATACTAAACCAACTTAGATAATTTATCTCGCAACCCCCAAATATAATCTAGAAATGCAACGCTATCCTCAGAATATAGTCCTTCTCTGCCATGCTTTTTACCATTTAGTGTTTCATCAAACTGTATCAATGATTTAAGGTATTTTACATCTAACTCTGTTAACCTATGGTTCTCTAAATCAACTCGCTTATTTTATTCTTCAACATATTTTCTTTCAAATAAATCTGCTTGCTCTTTTTTCAATTTATATAGAGATTTCATCCTGCTATATCGCTTTTCTTTAATAAGCTTAATCATCTATACCATCACTAACAGGTTGATTCAGTTCAATTCCTTCCATTACATCAACAAATCGCTTGGCGTTGATCCATGCACTACTACCTTTTTTATCTTCTAATTCTAATTTCGTTAATCGGTCTTGGTATGTTGATTTCATGTTGTTCCACATTGATTCATAATTCATTTTTGTTGCCCTCCCTTTAAAATCGATATTTTATTTAATCCTCGTTCGGTGCGTAAGACATGTCATTGTCATATGCTTGGTTTGCCTTATCCCAAACTTCATCACAATCTAATTTATTATTTTCGATAAAAAGATTAATCATTTGCAGACTGTAACTGTAGTCGTCAGCAAGTTTTTCAAATTCTTTAATCTGGTTATCATTTAATTCATCAAATGAAATTGAATCCACTTTAAAAAACCTTCTTTCTCATTAAATTTTAAATTGAAGCTTTAACCTCTCTTAATTGGTTAATCACATCTTCCAGATAATAATATGCGTCCCAAATTTCTGCTGACTCGTATCCATCTAAAAAGATCCAATAACAGTCATTTCCATAACAAATGTCCATTGCTCGTTTTGAGTAAATCCTTTTCCATCCAGACTTTTCTGTTTTAGGATAATTGTTTTCAATTAAATACTGTTGCAATTCCCCTAAAAAGTGTTCATACAACTCAATGAAATCTTCCAGTTTCTCAAATCCTATGTAGCCTTCGATTGATACATGGTAAAACTTCACACCGTATTTTTCTTCTTTCCAAAGTTCAAAATCATCATTGTGAATTTCTAATAGCGTGTCTATTGGTAACACCTCGTTTTAGACTCTTCTTGTTTGATTGGTTGCATCTCTGTCTATCTCACCAACTACTTCAAATCTATATTTTTGTCCAGTAGGGTTCTCCTTGTCTTCAGGGACTTCTTCAATGAACATCTCTAGTGGTCTAGCATAAGTATCACATTCATCATATAAAGCATGATAAATTACAAGTATGTCATACTTTTCAGTGTACTCGGCTATTCCTAAGACGTAATAATAATTTCCTTTATAGTGTCGGTATACTTTTGCAATTTCCACTTCTCTCAATGTTTGATCTCCTTCTGTTGAATAATTTTTTTATATATGATATTATTTAACTTTTAATCCTTTAAACATGTGAGCCACCACATCGGCAGTCCACCCATCTCCACATAATCCCATGCGCTTATTTGGTGATTTAATTATTGAAGTATAATTATCCGGTAAATTTTGCATTCTCTCAATTTCGATTGGGTGACTCCTTCTATATTTATCTCCGCCTAGATATATACTTGTTTTACTCTCTGTTTGTTGCTTTGGAATTGTACACATTGTTCCATCTAAGTAATATGCTCTATCTTGTTGTGACCCGTAACCTTTACCACTTATATCCCATTTAACATAATTCTTGGTGAATGTTTTTGTGTTTTCTATTCGTTCATCTTGGAACACTTTATATGTATTGTCGTAAACAATATCTTTAATCTTGATTCCTTTATCTTCTGGTAAGTCACCAAAGTATATATTCGTCCAATATAGCCGTTTTCTTCTTTGTGCAGAAACTAGAACACTATCAATCTCGGTGGCTTCACAACCCATATGCTCATTCATAATTTCTAATGTTTCTTTATTTGGTTTAACATTTTCTAGTAAGAATTTAACATCTGGATTGTTGTTTTTAATGATCCAATCTCGTATCCTTACATATTCAAAGAATAATTTACTGCGTGGATCATCAAGATTAAGTCTTCCATTCTTGGATCTGGAAATCCCTTGGCATGGAGAACCTCCTACCAATAAATCAATTTTACCTAAGTTAGAAATGATACTTTTATCTATTTTTGTTACGTCGCCAATATGTACTGTGTTAGGATAATTGTCTTTGGTTACGGTGATTGAATCTTTATTAATTTCACTTGCAAAATACTCGTTGTATGTAATACCAGCTTTTTCTAAAGCAACTTGCGCTACACTGATACCGTCAAAAAGGCTTAAAATTCTCATTAAATATCTCCTGTTCATAATATATTATTATTTATTCATTCAGATAAAAGTATCATTTTATTGCTATTAATTTTCTTTCATCTCAATTTGAAATTCCATCTTCTTAACACCTTTGATTTGTTTCTGAATTTCCTTAATTTCAATCTGTTCAACCTTACCTTTAAAATATTTGATGACTTCCTCTTGAACAACTTCTCTCACTGCGCCTTCATTGTCTGTTGTAAACCAAAGTAGACAACGCTCATTGAATTCTTTGTAGTTCTCATATGTATAATCCCAATTTGTACTCTCAAGAATCAACTTTCTGTACACTTTTAAAATCTTGTCTGGCGATTTAAATTTTATTTTTAGTAACAGTTTGTCACCATATCCTCCTAATTTAAACTTTAATTTTGCTTCAACTTTTACAGTCTCCATCTATACACCTCCACTTACATCCATATTCTCATATACATCCAACAACACTTTCTTCATTTTTGTATACTCTTCAAATGCTTCTTTATCATCCCTATCCAAGCTTCCATCAATCAACGTGTCTAACAACTCAATCTCAAGCTTAAGAGGTATAGACGCGTCCTTATCAATTCTCTTGCTATGTACAACGATACTCTTCTCACTTTTTCTGTACAGTTGATCTTCTCTAAATAACATCAAAGGCTGCCCAATACATTGAACCTTATATTTGATAGTTGTTGTATCTCCCAGAATATTGACCGATCTTCTTTCAAATACATCTGTTATGACACCTTCTAATTCTGTATCTTTGATTGCAACTCTTTCGTTAACCTTGAATTTCACTTTATTCACCTACTTGTGTATGACATTTGTTATTTATATGATATTATTTACTCAGTGACTGATTACTAATTGTTATAGTGCTAATAATTCGTCTAGAGTGAATCCATCATCGAATGAGTAATCGAGTTGAACGCCAAGATAATTTCTGTCATTCTCTGAGAATATTACATTAGGACACTTGATATTTGTGTATGATGAATCTTCGTTATGGAAGAATTCAGCACCATTGCCTAATATTTGTCCTAGCTCATTTCTAAAAATCATGGGTGATACCTCCTTTCTTTAATGTTGTTTTTGTTGTTGTATATATCATATAATATTATTTGGTTATTGTCAATAGAAAATTGATATTAATTTGCTTTTCTCGAATATACATGAAAGGTGTATTTGTATTTACTTTTCTCTGTGCCTTGTTTATAGAAGTATTCAGACCACTCATCTTCGTCTATCGTTGGAAAATGGGTGTCAACTTGGCTGAAAGTGTGATGTACTTTAGTTAAGTATAGTCTGTCTGCTAATGGAAGTAGTGTTGTATATAGCTGTTCACCTCCAATACAGACTAACTCAGGGACGTTGCGAAACTCATGCAACACTTCTGACAAATTGTGTCTAACTAATGCGTTGGGATGTGGATTGTATGTTTTGTCTGACGTTAGCACAATGTTGATTCTTCCTTTGAGTGGAGAGCCAATCGATTCATAAGTTTTTCTACCCATAATACAAACCTTGTTATTTGTATGTTGCTTGAAGAACGCTAAGTCCTCTTTATTCTTCCATAGTAAATCATTTTCAAACCCTAAGCCTAATGAATCATCGACTGCTGCTATTAATGATAAAATCATGTTGTAATTCTCCTTTATATTCCTAAATCAAATTTCAATTGTGGTCTAGTAGGTTCATAGTCAATCATCTCAAAGTCATCTATGTTAATATCGTAAAATGATTTACCTTCTGCATTGAGAATTAATCTAGGTTGCTTTGTTGTTACTGGTCTTGATAGTAATTCATGAGCTTGTTCATAGTGTCTGTCGTATATATGTATATTCTGAGTAAACCTAACAAACTTACCAACCTTCATTCCACATTCATGAGCAAGCATCATTTGTAATGCTACATATTGAACCATGTTAATATGTCCAGCTACAAGATAATCTGAGCTGCGTTGGAATAGTGTAGCATCTAGATAGTAATCATCTCCTACTTTTCTTACAGTGTAGGAAGACAACATAGCACAAGGTAACAATCCATCTGTCTCAGAAAAGTCTTGTTCCTGCCATAAGTTTAGCAAGTGTCTCCTACCAAATGGGTTTTCTTTTAGTCCTTTAATTAGCTTATTGATGAGATCATAGCGTTTTACTGTAGCACCGTATCTCTGCCCAATATTACCTGTACCCTCGACTTGCCAACTATCCCACCAGTGAATATTATATTTATCTTTTAGCACACTTAATTCATTAGTTTGATCTGAATATATCCAAAGGAGCTCCTTAATCGCACTCTTCCAACCAATCGGACGCAAAGTTGTTATTGGAAATTCACCTTTATCTAAATGGTAATCCTCATACACTTGTGAAATGAATTTAGTGTAAGCTATTTCTCCATCACTCTCATATCTTGGTCTGGGATTCTCATCCCATGTTCCATTATTTAATACATCTTCAATTTGTTGTTTAAAAATAATATCTGCTTTATTCAAGCTATCTCTCCTATCTCTCTCATCTTCTTTATAATATTATTATACCCTTGATTGACTGCTTGTTTAGATATTCCTAACTGTTTTCCAATATCAGCGTCATACCAACCCATTGACTTCAACTCAACTATTTCTCTCTGTCTTTCATTTAACAATCCCATAGCTTCTTCAACTTCAGATTTATGTATGATGGTTGATTCAATATCATCTATGACTTCTGCTGCAATAGATTCATGCATTGTTCTACTAGAATCTCCATTCAATCCAATCTCTGCATCCATACTAGCAAGCTCATATTCTTCTTCTGGTGTATTGTTAGAAGCATACTTGAATGTGTTAAAATCGTTGTTGAGTGCCGGAAGTAGAGTCCATTTCATATGATTGATTGCATGAGATTTGAATTTACCTTTGCTTGGGCTATATGTAGTACATGCTTTCCATAAGCCTATGTAGGTGACTTGTAACAAATCCTCATATTCTATCAGCTTACTCTTTGCAACGTTGTGTGGCTGACCTAGTGTGCGATATAGTGTTGCTGTTGCTAAGTGTTGATGATCGTGGAACAGTTGCTCAGGTGATTGATTAGAGTTTTCCACTGAATCCTCCTGTCTATAAAATATGAGAGGATATTGATTCTAAGTTGTTGTTATGCTTAGTTGTAGATCAATACTTCCTCTCATAAATTATAATATAATATTATTTGGTTGTTGTCAATGGTTGGGCTATTTAGATTGACGTTCTATTTCAGCTTCTAGTTTGGCTTCGGGAGCATATAGAAATTCCCAATATGGTGGTTTTTGGATTTTGTTGTCCTCTTCACGATATCTTGGTTTGCCATCTTCCCAAAGTTTACCCATGTTAGCATCTTGAACAATATCAAACAAAGGTTCAGGGTCAACCCCAGCAACTGCAAATGAACCGTAGTTGAAGTAGCTAACATCAGTTAAGGCATCCATTTGGGCTACAAGTTTATTGTCTACGTCAGGATTTTTCTCGATTGTTTTAACTGCTGCTTTGTCTAAGCCTTTATGAAATTCGTTTAATGTTCTGCTAAACTCTTCTTTGTTACCATCTACAGTAGCATACAAAAATTCTACAAGTTCCTCCCCTGTCCAAATTGCACGATTTAGAGCTGTGCTGTAATCAATCTCTGTGGGTGTGTTTGCTTGTTCATGTCCAAATGCTTCATGGAAGTCTCGAACTTGTTTATAATGTTTGTTCATGTGTGTTTAAATCTCCTTTTTAAATATTGTAGATTAGGGAGAAATTAATCTCCCTATTATGTATTATAATCATATTTATTTAAGCTTATTTAGTGAGGGTGTGTATCTCCTATTCGGCTTCGTTAATTAACTGTATAATTTCATGTGGGACAAACCCTGTGACACGCTTGTCTCCAATAATAAGTGTGGGTACAGACATAATATCGTATTCTTCTAATGTTTGAGGTTCTTTATCAACATCTATCTCCTCATAGTCCAACTCTGTTTCCGTCAATAAAAAGCGCTTCAGGCTTGAACAAGGTACACAGCCTCGTTTTGTAAATAAGATTGGTTTACTCATTATATTTCTCCTCTTCATCTTTAATATAAGTAACAGTAATAAGAAGTTGTAATAGGAGGTGTTAATAGCTAATCCCCTATTACAACAATTAACAATGGAAATGCTTTTATGCCTCACACATGATACAATTCAAATCTTTATTGAACTGTTGCGCTGCATTTGTACCATGCTGGTAATAGAGGGTCTTAATTCCATTTTGCCATGCAAAAATATATAAATTATTAATCTCTTTGGCTGGTGTACTTGGATTAATCATTAAGTTAAGCGACTGGGACTGGTCAATAAACTGTTGTCGCATAGCTGCTTGGTCTAGTACTGCATATTGATCAATCTCACTGAAAGTCTTGAACACATTCTTTTCATGCTCTGATAAGAAGTCTAAATGTTGCACTGAGCCATCATAATCACGAATACTGTTCCATGTCTCACGATCATCCTTGTTGTGTTTAGTTAACACTTCTTTTAAGTATGGATTACGTACAGTAACTTTGGTTTTAGCCATGTCTTTTACATAATAATTACTCATTAAGGGCTCAATAGACTGCGAAACTTGACCTAAGATAAATGCTGATGAAGTTGTCGGAGCTGGAGCAAGTAAAGTCGCATTACGTCTTCTATACCCTTTTAACAGTTCGGGTTCTCCGAATAGTTCGGCTAATTCTTCTGAGGCTTTGTAAGTTTTTTCTTTAATCAGTCGGAAGACTTCAATATTCTTTCGACTAGCTTCAATACTCTCAAATGGAATCATGTTCGACTGCAAATATGAGTGCCAACCTAGTCCCCCAATGCCTAATGAGCGGTTTGTCTTAGCGAATTTATATGCCTTTTCCATAAAATAAAATGCTTGCTGGTCTTCTTTGTTATCGGAATCTCGCATTCCTTCAAGCTTAGTGGTGAACTCTTCCATAACAGCGTCTAGGAAATATGTAAGTGTTTCTACTGCATCTGTGTCTTTCCATTCATCATAGTGAAGTAGGTTCACCGATGATAAACAGCATACAAATGACCACTCAACGTTAGTTGGTAGGGCGATTTCTGAGCATAAATTTGAGTGATTGATCTCCAAACCTTTATCTTTGTATACATCAACAGTGTTGTTATTTACTGTACTCTTGAAGAAAATATACGGATAACCCATTTCAACTCTTCGTTGTAACACTTTAGCCCAAATTTTTCGTTTATCAGCATCTCCATCAATCATCTGTTGCATCCATTCATCTGTTACTGTTACAGCGTGAGTTAACTTTTGAATGGGGTTGCCTTCTGTTCCAATGTCTAAGAATTCATCTATGTCAGGATGTTCAACAGGTAAATATGGTGAGAATGCTCCGCGGCGAACTGACCCTTGAGTCGCCACGTCCATAAGAGATTCAAACAGTTCTACAAAGTGAACCGCTCCCGATGACTTTCCATTACCTGTAATCTTAGCTCCTCGTGGACGAAGCTTACCAAAGAAGCCACCAGTTCCTCCTCCTAGTTTACTCATCACTCCTACTTCACCTGTAGCTCTCATAATATCTCCGAAATTATCCTGTACATCAACACTATAGCAGGAAATCGGCAAACCTCGCTCATTACCAAAGTTAGCCCACACAGGTGATGATAGGGAGTAATACCCCTTGCTCATATAACTATAAAACTTGTCAGAAAAACCTTTAATACCTAAGATTTTTTCTGCGTTATCTGCAATTTCTCGGATACGTTGTTCAGGAGTTACCCCTTCCTCTAAATACCCACTTTCTAAAAAATGTCTGCTGTCTTTATTTAGCCATTCAAATGTCATATGTTACTATCTCCCTCTACAATTTTAGTTATCACTGCGTACCCGTCATTTATCAGTGAGACGTTATCACCTTTAAAACTCACTTCTCGAACCAACATCTTTTCACCCTCATACATGGGAACACTGCCAACTATACAATCATATAAAAATGTTAATTCATAATTACGCATGTTTCCTCCTTTAGAACAAGTCGCTTGCGTCAAAGCTTTGGCTTCTCTTGGTATAGTTAACAGATCTTTTGACAAAGAAATCAACATGCTTTGTAGCCAAAATTTCATCATCATACCAGTCAGTCTTTTCTACTAATTCCTCATCAACTTCAAAGATAGGATCAAAACCCGTACCTTTCAGAGAGTTGTTTAGACGATTTTTGATAAACTCTTTTACTATATTTTTCGGAAGGAAGTCTAAATCTCCACCTTCATAGATCCAATCAATAACCTCCATCTCTGACTCAAAAGAATTTTGACAAGCTTCATAAACTTTTCTTTTCATATCTTCGTCAAACCATTCGGGATTTTCTTCTCTGATGATATTTACCAACTCAATTCCAAACAATCCATGAATCTGCTCTTCTTTAGAAGTCGCCTCAATGACGTTTGAAACACCTTTGAAGATATTTTTATGCTTGTTGAAAGACATGATGATCAAAAACTGGGAGAATAGTGATACGTGTTCAATGAATAGAGAGAACAGAACCACTGAAATTGTAAAGTCCCTATCGCTTTCCGACTTGGCATACTTAGATGCTTGTGTTAAATGGTTTACACGTTTGGACAAGGCAGGAATCTCTTGGATACGTTCAAACTCACTATTCAATCCTAGAATCTCTAGTAGATGAGAGTATGCATCATGGTGAATGACTTCATTTGCGCTAAACGTTGCTCCTACAGCTCCAATCTCAGGCTTAGGCATACGATTATGTAGATCTCCCCAAAAGTTTTTTACAGCTACTTCAACCTGTGCAATAGCTAGCATTGCATTCTTAATTGCATTACGCTCAGATTCAGTTACATTAGTCTTGAAATCTTGAATATCTGACGTATAGTTAAATTCTGTATGTAGCCAATACGAGTGTTGAATTGCATGTTGATACTCAATAACTTGAGGATACTCATAAGGTTTTAAGTTTAATCTCTGTTTAAAAACATCAGGTTTACGTAGTTGATTTCTTTGTTCACGATAAATGATATACGCTTTAGCGGTAGTCTTATATTTTGAATCGAGCAAAACAGATTCTACAATGTCTTGTATATTCTCCACTGTAAGCTCATTTATTTCACCCAAACTATTCACTACTTGCTGAGACAATTTTTCTGACTCTTTTCCCCCAAATTCTCCTGTTTCCTCTCCTGCATTTTCAATAGCCTGTGTGATTTTGCTTGTTTGAAAATCAACTAGTAAGCCATTTCTCTTCCTGATTTTATTACCCCTATCCTTAGCAATAGCCGTCATTAAATCAAGTCTCCTTCATCATCGTACTTATTATTTCTAGATACTTTAAGCGTACCATCTAAGTAATCATCATCTTCTTCTTGTTCTAAGCTACTCACAACCTCGGTATAAGCTTTACCTACCTCTAACTCATACTGTTCTCTTAAAGCCTGCGTATCCGTCTTATATCGATTATCTAAGTCTGTCTGATTCATTGTGATTACCTCCATTATAATATTATTTAACTATTGAATGATTTCGTCATTCCACAAGCCTATAACATCATCAATTGACACTAATTCTCGCAATCTATTGTCTAAATTAGATTTATCTGCATTAAACAATTGATCATCTAAAATTTCTGTCTTTAACTCGCTAGTTGTTTGCATTATTCTCACCTCCTTTAAAGGTGTTGTCAATCTACTGTTACATTTCTACCCTGTAATCTTCTAACTCCATCTCCATTGCTGCAAACTGTTCTTTTACCGATACAATTTTCTCAGTTTTACCTTTACTTTTCTTCTTAATCTTTTGTCTTACTTTGGCAAACTGAGCTTCGATTTGATCAATACAATCTTTATGTCCTCTAATTTGTGCCTTATCTTTACCATCATTGAATATTAATGCATATCTATCTTTTGCACTCGGACTACCACCGCACAGATCGCATATGTACGTATACATTTAACTTGTTTCCACATTTGATGTTAGCTGATATTGCACCAGCTTCGCTCTTCCTAATACACTTTCCATATCGCTCAACGCTTCCTCAGAAACTGTGATATGACCGCCATCTAACTGGAAGAAAACTTCATCCAATGTCGCTTGTGCCTGATTTAATAAATCTAGTAATCCTTCTTGTTGTGAAATTTCACTCATATGAATTCTCCTTTCTTAATTAGTATATGTTAATTATATAATATTATTTGTCTATTGTCAAGCTTATCATCAGAATTATGAATAGCTGTTGTTTATATCTTTGATGATTTCATTGGCTTGTAGATCACCAAATACTAACCGCTTAACAAATTCTGAGTCTGCTTTTGATTTTGTAGACTTTTTATCTCGTTTTGACAGCTTAACATATTCGTAAATTTCTTCCGGTGTACCTTCTACTACAATTCCATTAATTTCTGCTTTCATTTGTTTCCGCCTCCTTCATTTCTTAACAACAACCATGCAGGAATTAAAGCTATAATTGATGATATAAATCCCACTGTTCCTGCAAATATAATCTTAGCTACTCCCAACATAAAAGTACCATTACTGAATATAGAATTCATGTATCCTTGCTGCGCCGATGTGGCAATATCATAGTACCCACTTGCTGTGAAGTATAATCCTATATTAATACCAACAAGTACCGCTATAACGATTGATATGTAGCCTAGTATGTTTCTCATGATTCAGTTCCCCACTTTAATTTTAATGGAACGATTATCAATCAGGTGTTGTAAATCCTTACGAGCTTTCATCCTATAAGTTCTAATACTCTGATTATGTTTAATGTTCCTAACATCCCCAATAGCTTGGTTAATTTGCTTTTCGCCCATTTTAGGCTGTTTTGTAAGTTGTAAGATACGTTCAAGAAATTCATTTTCCTTTTTCAACTTCCTTCTTTCTTGCAAAACTGTTTGCAATTGCTTGTAGGGAATTAAAAATACCTCTGCGGCATTCAGCGATACTAGCTCAATTACGTGAAGTAAATCAATCTCCTCTTTATGTAACCTATCTAATTCTTCTAGATTAAACTTATGTTGTTTTGGAAAGTTTACCAAGACATCTCTAACTGCCTTAAGACTTTCTTCATAATCAATTTCCATCTGTACTCCTCCTATATAATATTATTTGTCCATCAATCTGTATTCATCTTACCACGGTGGTTTCAATCTGTCAATAGACAAATAATATTATATGGTATTAATTTTATAACTCTTCAAATCCATCGTTGTATAACTCATCTATTAACTGGTTAACTGTTATATCTGAAGCCTTTATGTCTTTACTAACTAAAAACCTTTCAATCTCTAATGCTAAGTCTGTGAGTTCCATTTAATCATCTCCTATAAAACAATCCTTTTAACGTGAGTTTAAATCAATTACTTCTGTTGGATCAATATTAAGTCCGTGAAGATAGTCTTCAATTATTTCTTGGATTATCAGCGCATCGTCGTCAATGCCATCATTTCCTTTTTTCTGTGCCTCTACCCTAATATGCTGTGACCACGCAAAGATGTCATTCAGAGCTTTAGATAACTGTTCATCCATTCTCTTCTCTCCTTTCTCATTAAATGAAATCTCTTATTGTGATTCTACTTTGCTATAAGAGTTAAGAAACATCAATAAAGCTATAAAGGCATCTTCTTCTCCACCTTCGTACTCATCTTTGAAGTCTTTAACAAATTCCTTCATATTACTTGCTTCATTCCCAAAGTATAAATTTAAATGATCTAACAATTTCATTAATTACTCCTCCTTTTCCTCGATAAATTCATTATTTTAAGGTGCTATTTACCCCAAGCCTCATGCAACTCTTTGCTCAAACTATAGTATTCTTTCGAGTTATCAAGTCGCTTAACTCTTACCAGCGCAGTTCGTTCGCCACTTAGTAATAAAGAAGGCTGTATTTTCTCATATTTTATATTCATAGGAGATTCTGCTTTAGTATCTACAATTTGCGAGTATACTTTTCCTCGATTTGATACGTAAAATGCAACAGTTTTAGGAAATTTTACATTCTTCTCCAATGCTTCGAACCATTCTTTGCTACCTAGCTCCATTTAATCATCTCCTTTCTCGATATGATTCATTTCTATTTTCTATTGCTTGTCTTAGTTGCAATATCATCCATTTGATCTGCAATATCTCCCACAAACAAGATATCCGCTTTGCTAGTGGCAAGTAATTCGATTTCACCACTCATGGTTGCAATAGTTGTTTCGGCTATTTCAATGTCGGCTTTTAAATATTGCAGTTCATCATATGTAATATCCAACTTATCCTGCAACTTTTTCTTTTCTCGCTTGTAGTTATTTTCCAGTTGATTTACCCCCAAATAATTTCTAATCTTGAACCTGATCCAGTGTCGAATGTTTTTCATTTTACTTCCTCCTTCTTACAGAATTATTGATTTAAGTCAAAATATTCCTTGTGCAGTTTCTCATGCAACCTTTTAAAATCACTGTAAGCGTCAATTGTTTCGTTGTCCAAACCTTCAACGCCATTCTTCTCAAAGTATTTATCATAGCTAACACTGATGAAAACTAAAGATGTCATTATTAAAGATAGCTCATCATCTGTTAAAATTACATTATTATTCATTTAGTCAACCCCCTCTTGTCTTGATTCGTGTTTTAGTCATTCCTTCACTTCCGCAACAACGCAGTCAATACTGACATAACTATTGCCTGCAATTGTTTTAAACCCATCAATATAAGCTGCATTACCTAGCTTTTTAAAAATATAATCTTGTATTGCTGTTTCAAGTTCTTTTCGATTTAATTCAATTTCCAATTGAGTTCGCATCCTTTCTCGATAAATTATGTTACTCATGCAACACTTCTTCATAAGTATTTACATGCCATTTTCCATTGCTTAAAGCATCAAACATGTCGTCTTCAGTCAGTATTTTTTTACTGTGTTGGATAACATGTGACGGCATCGGATAATAATATGGATCAAACTCAATAATTACATCTGAGTTTTCCCAACTAATATATTCCATTCCATTTACACCTAGCCAAAGTACTTTCTTGTTATTGTTAAAGTGGTCACTCATTTTAATTCCTCTCCTTTTCTCAATTATTTTGTTTTTTCTTGATGTAATCCAAGAGACTATTTAACTGCTCCTCCTGTGATAGCATTTTATCATCATATTCGTTTACCACATTGCAAATATCTCTTACATAGTTGATCATTAAGCCCAATAATTCTAAATAAATATCTACAGGGACAGTATCTATCCCAATATTCTTGTACTCATTCATGATTAGTGCATGGTCATGTAGCGACATAATGCTCAATTCAAATTCATTGTATTTTGATTCATCAAGCATTTCTTCACCTCATAAAGAATTTATATTTTATTTTGTACCGCCAATTAACCCTCGTTCATATGCAAGAGCTTCTCTTTCGTTGCCCGTTTCCCTTGCGATTTCTAATTCTTCTCGTAGACTTATAATCTCCTGAATCATAGCAAGAATAAATCCATCACCAGTTTCATTTCTCCATGCTTCACCGTAACGCAAAACAGTGACTCCACCATGACCTTCGTCATGTAATGCTGTATACTTCCCGCCATATAAATCAATTTTTACCAAGCTCATTTATTTATCCTCCTCTAATTCTGTAAAACACTCTTCCAACCTATCTCCATATATCTCGATCCATCTGCTATGTTCATCCTTAGTGATTTGAACAAGTCGATAAGCGTCACTACCTGCAACAAAGTTGTATGAGGATTTATCATCTTCACTCCAGACAGTTCCAACATTCACAGTTAATGTTTCGTTTTCAATTGAATTTCCGTTCTCATCGTATTCTTCTAGATCAAACGACATGGTACACTCATATTTGCGCATATTTCCCCTCATTTTATAATACTTATTAGTTATTGTCATTCCAAATTTTCTTCAATTGCTTATCCTGAACATACATTGCCCCTGCCACAAGCCATGAAAAGATTACTCCTATAAGCAATGTCAAACCTGATCCTGAAGCAGCATAAATCCCTGTTAGTGCTGTCATAACAATTATCCATATCATCAATATTTTTAGGAATCCCGCTATTCGATAATTATTCATTTGTTCACCTCAATTCTCTAAGTCCTTCACAATCAATTCCAGCTCATAAAAAGCTTCACTAGGTATTTGTTGCTCATATTTTTCCAACCACTCTTCCATTCGTTCTTTTGGAGACGGTTTATACAATCTAACAGGCTCTGCATAATGTGAACTAGATTTGACAACATTTTTATATTCACTTGACACCATAATAGGTTTAACATTACCACTAATACTCTCTAATTCCTCTTGACTGGATATAGGAATTGCACCATCTCCATATTCTTTCTTGAAGGAACTATATACATGGTTAGCCGTTTTTACAAAATTCTCTCTGTCAAATCCTACGTGTTTTACAAACTCCGTGTCGGCAGCGTCACTTATTATTAGATCGGATGCGATCTCTCTCATTTCATCGCTAGTTTGTTTTAGCCACATCTGAGAAGCTAACCATCTTAAATCAAAGTTGTCAACCAGTTTTCTATCTCGGTCAATGGATAACTCTTTAGGTTTAAAATCGTATCCGTGATGATAATTAGAGTAATCACAAATAAACAGTCCACTGACGAACACTTTTCCTTTATATCTATCATCCAATAAGATCCTGCCTTTATCTGTGCTAAAATGTTCTCCGATATCCTGTAGGTGTAAGTTAGTTTCAATTATACTGTCATATTGTTCTTGAGTAATATTCTCAACTGTAATGACAAGATTGTGATGAGGTATTCCTTGCCACGGATATTTTTTATCTACAAAGAATGTAAGCACCTCTGCTCTATATTTCCTTGAGTTAACAAACCTTGGTTGCCAAACTTCTTTAGCTCCATAGTTGTAAAATGTTACTGGATGATTCTCTCTTGTTAACACTAAAGTTGCAATCTTATAACCTTCACCGAATTGACCAATTGTTTCATCTTCATCTGCTTTAGTTGTAGCACCAAGTAGTAGTGAGCTGGTATCCAATATAGATAATTTATTCCCAATTGATAAAATTTCTGTTTCTGGATTGTAGTCAAAAAACATTTCATTGTCTTCAGTGATAGTCTGTTGATCTAATGCGTTCTGAAATAGCTCTCGAACAGCATCTATGTAGTTCCACGTTGGCACATAATCTTTAGCTATTGACAATTCAAATTTAGACATTTTGACTCTCCTTTCAAAACCTCAAAAGTTTTAATAGCTTCAACACCACGAATTATTGACTTATCCCAATATTGTGCATACGCTTCATTTGTTTCTCCATGTCCACAACATGCGTTCATCACATTTGGCAATGTTCCTAAGCAAGCGTCATGACCTTCTGGCGTTGCCTTCTTGTGGCAGTATCCACATGATCTTAGATGATGAGTTTCTGCTGTTAACTCTTTTGTGTCACTGTATTTCCATTGATCATTCACATATTCAATTGCGTGACCTCTCAGATATGATTTAACCATTTGATTCTCCTTTTAGTGTTTGACGCGCCTTATCTCCTTTATCAAAATCAACATTATGGATATGTTCGTTTAAACCATCAAAATCTCCCCATAATTCATAGTTTTCTTCATCTGCATAAAACTCCAATGCCTGTTTGTAGTGGATCTTTTTTGCCAAGAGTTCTTTAATCTTACCACTATAGAACTTTTCATCAAATGATATTCGCCTCTCTAATTCCTTCACATGCTCTGTTTGTTGGATAAGCCAATTAATGTCCCCATCTCCGACTGACTTAAAACGTTCCTTTATCTCTTCCATTCGTTTACTCATCTACATTCAAATCCAATCTGCCTTCAGCAAAACAATGCACCTTAGCACCATCATTGAAGTATGTTTTAATATTGATTGTAGCTTCGGATCGTTGCGTTGTTGTTGCGTTAGTCACTGTAGCTGCTATACCATTTGAATCCCGAACAAAGAATAAGCATCCTGTATTACTAATTAAGGTGTCGCCTTTTCTCAATTCGCCTATTTTTCTATCATGTTTATTCCACCATCTCCACTCTCTTTCCTGTTTGATTTCCTCTGGCGACAGTTTAATTAACATGCTTATTGGTATTTGTTCCGCACTCTCTAGATCCGCAAATTTTGTTTTATTGATCTGGTATATACTGAGTATTTTCCTTGTGAGATTTAATTCATCATTATTGATCTTTGTAAATTCCCCAATCTCAAACTCTGGTTCAACTTCGTATCCATCGCATAAAGCTAAATAAAAATTGCCATATGTTAAATCTCCCATAGTTCTTTCGTAATTCTTTTTAAAATAGTCTAGTATTTTAGCCTGTTTCTTCGTAACTTTAATCTTCCCCACTATTCATCCTCCTTTAGTTTTAATTCTTCACTTAAATTTTCAACGATACCTTCTAACACCATTGGATGTACTTTAAGTTCAAATTTGTTATTGCTGCTCATGATTGTTAATATGTGGTTGTCTGAGTTGTAGATAACCCTGCTATCCGGATAAAGCGTAGTTTGTATATTCATCTATAGTCACCTCCCTTTCATATTATATTTAAATTTATATATTCGTTCCCAATCTTTAGCATAGTTGTCGATCGACTGTCCAAGTGTTTGAAAATGATATGTGACATCATCTTCATTCGTATCAAAACCACTAACACTTGCGCCAAAAGTCGAGTAAACTAGATAACCTTCTGTATTGTTGTGAATGTTTCTAACTTTGTCTCCGATTTTCATTGGTTGTTTTCCTTTCTACTGCATATTTTCAGTCTTATCTGTTTTAAATGTAAAGTCGAAAGCTAATGGTTCGTTGTTTTCCAGATATGATTTAATCGACTCTATACTATTTTCTTGAAGTTGGTTGTCTAAACTTGCTACAATATTATTCTTCAGTTTATCGTTAAACACTTCTGCTTCCCCACCTTCTTTTAGCAATCTGTATAGATAAGTATAGGCTTCGTTTTCTGAGTATGTGCCCATTTTAAAGCCATCAGCAACATCAAAATTGGAATTGTTGTATTTCACATTTGCTTTAAAATTCACAATGATATGATACGTATAATATGGAGGAGCGTACCAACCACGAAAACCTTCCTCACTCATTCTTTGAGTAAATTCCTCTACACTTTCTGGATTTTCGATAACATCAAAACTATATGTACCAACACATTTTAATTCTACCTTTGGATTTATTTCATCAGAAAAACTAGAAGAAGTATCTGAATCGATGGTTTCTTTATCGCTTTTAAATAATCGTTTGAATATTTTCATATTTATCCCTCCCATTAAAATGCGTCTTTTATTGTGTGATGAAATTTCGGTCTATTTTTGAATACTGGGTCGTTTCAAGGTGTCATGTGATAGTCCTAATTAACTTTACATGCAATAGGTTGTAAAATTATAAAACGTCTGTATCGGCTTGTGTGTGACGATACGAGAAAATAGGATGATTTTACCTTAAATTGGAACGAGTGTTTCTATATTGTGACTTGATTAAGCTTCTTATATAAATAAATATAATATTATTTATCTTTATGTCTATTAATAGAATAACATGGTTATTAGATTATGTCAATGGATAAATAATATTATATTTAAAATGTTTTTTGTATGTGATTATTTTACTTCTGTAGTTTCTTCGGTTGTTTCATATTTAATTGCTTCGATTGCCTCTCCGGTCTCTTGATCGTAGACCGTGCCAGCCTGTATAACAAATTTAGGTTTTAAGTCTTTCCAATTTATTTTCTTTGTTTCTACCTTTTCAACAAATTCAGGGTATAGTTTTTCAATTGCTTCAATATCTTTAGTGGTTGGTTTCACTAGTTTGTCTTGTGGCTGTTTAATAACTATGTCACCCGCAAGCGAAGTGTATTTACTCTGTGTTTTTGCTTTCTGCATTTTTTGTGTTTTTGCATATGTATTCAATGTAGTCAGCAAAAAGTGATTCGTCTTCAGTAATTTTTCCTCTTTAGTTTTAAAATGAAAATCTAATTCAGCTTTACGTTTTTCTAATATCTCTTCGTATTTTTTAATTGTTTCGTTATTTTCTTTGACAAGTTCAATGTATTTATCCACTTTCCAACTTTCTAGTTGTGCAAAGTCAATATTTTCAATTTCTTCTTCTGTTACTTCTAGTTCCCAACTATCTTGTATCATTTTAACATTCTCCTTATGTATAATATTATTTTCGTTTATTGGTGATTACTAATTAATATCCTCTCAACTTGGCTTGCAGTTCATCAATTCGTTCATCTATAACTTCACGTTGCTTGTGTAATGTTTCCAGTTCACCGTTAGCTTCGATTTCTGTCTGAATGGAATCCAACAATGCTTTTCCTGCTGCATCTGTTCGTACCGTAAGCTCAAACAACAATGGATCAGAATGGTGTACTTTATCGATTTGGTTAATATGGAATGTGTTGATCTGAGTTGTATTGATTTCATCATCTGCTTTAGTTGGTTCTTCATCTGGAATGTGATAAATAATAGCCCCAGATTGAATTGCGCATTTTGCTTCATTGGTTAACTCATCATTGTATGCATGTAGCCAAGTATATCCTTTATCATCTTTGTGAACCACTTCTCCGCCATTGCTTAATTCGCATAGATCGTAAACTTTATGTAACCTTGTATCCTCATTAAATCCTACGCCAGTAATAAGTGTAAATGATGTAGCTTTTTGAACATCTTCCGATGAATACATATTATCTCTCCTTTTAATTATATAATATTAATCCTCTTTTAATTCTTTCCACAATCTCAACTTACGTTTATCTTCTATTTCCTCTTTGAAGTAAGTTTGCACTGGTTCGGTTTGACTGATTGCTAAATATAAATCACCAGTAGCTTCGTTTATAACGCTAGACTGTGCATCATTTGCGCTATCATTTTTCCCATGCCAATGTAAATGCAATTCTTCTTGCGATCCATCATCATAATTAATAACAAAATATGTGATATCGCTATGTGAGACGATTCGCTCAAATGGTTTGAGACTATAATCATCCTCTACATAACTGTCCATTGTATTAGCTTCAGATGAGATTTGCATAAACACTTCTAAAACAATAAAATTTTCACTTACGTCTTTGAGAGTTTTTCTGCGTAAATTTCTTGTGATATTATTTAATTCAAAATATCCAACATGCTGCCTATGTATAATAATTGTCTCTAAATTTTCTAAGTTGATTTCAATTGTTTGTATTTGCTTCACTAAGTAACATCCTTTCTATGGAAATTGATTGTTGTTTAAAGTTAATACATAATTATGCTAATTTGACTCATAATTATCACAGATATTGCCAACCATAAACCAAACAATAAAGTTGCTGGATTTGTGTTTTTGTGATCTAGAGAATGTATAACTCTAATAATCAACCACAAGATCATAGTAATAATGGGATAAATCATATTCACACCTCCTCTTCTACTGTTTTAATCAAATTATCATACAATGTTTTAACATAACCAGTAATCTGAAACACTTTATCAATCTCATCTTGATCTTTGGAGATTTTCATAGTAACTAAATCTTTGGATAATGCAAATGCACCAAAGGATTCGTATCTGTTTTTGAGTGATAAACGATAATCTTCCATCTTTGAAGCCTCACCTATCATAATGAGTGTTCCAGTTTTCTTATCTATTACTACACCGGGATCTTTAACTTTGCTATGTACATGTCCGTCATGGTCTCTGATTAGAAACAATACATTTCCCTCCTTAGAATATTAATAGAAATAGTATGTAAGCAAAATATGCTATTTTTAGTATCTGTGCAATTGTTCCAAATACTGTGCGATTTTTCTTTTTATTATATTCTTTTAGTTCTGGATGCTTTTTATGTTTCTTTACAGTTGTTACGCCTCTCACCCAACCGATGATCGCTAAAACTAACATGCCCACTGTTGGGTATAGGAACATGTCAATACTTAATGCGTTGATTAAAAAGAGCGCCTCGATTATTAATATGGAAAATACTCCGATAACAAAAACGCCCATTTTAATGATAAGCTTAATTTGCTCCTCTGTAGACATGGATTCTGTTTCTTTATCAGTACCATCTAATTTAATATTACCTACTGTGAGTAGACATAGATATGTGATTAATAATACCAATCCAAAAAATATCATCATAATTTATAGTCCTTCCTTTTCCATGATTTCTAATAGTATCTTGCCGCTTAGAATATCTGCTACATTTGTGCTAAGATTTAGAAAATCGACGGTTGAGATAAACGTTTTGCTTATTTCAACCTCATCGATTATCTTCCAATACATTAGAATGAGTTGTTTGTCATTAGTAATATGTTCTCCATAATTATCCAATATGTACTTTACGTTTGTTAATATATTATTATTCATCTGATAAATGTTCTTCAGGCTCTTGTATGACTTTAATGATATCTTCCACAATTTCATCACTGGATAACTTGGATGTATCATATGTTAATACTGCCACACTGTTGGAGATTGCATCTGTCATTACAGTTTTGTATAATCCTAGAATAGATGAAACTTTGTCAGTGGTGACATAATCATCTCCACGTTCTTCTAGTCTGTTGATGATTGTTTCTTCTGGTGCGGTTAAATAGATGACCACTGTATTGTCTTTAAATTTATCTTCGATTGTTGTACGTTGTTCATGTGATAAGATTGCGTAATCTTGGTATAGAGTTGCATACGTGCGATTAGAGTAGATTCCCCTCTGAATTATTGCATTGTCTAGGTTGGCAACCTTTGTGAAGTGTTTGTATAATTCTTCGTTGGTGCAGTCAGCCAATTCAAAGGAAGATCCTCTTACTTCTAACATATTTAGCTTATCGCTTAATTTATGTGCTACAGTGCTCTTGCCTGAAGCATCTACTCCATCTATCAAAATATTCATGTGAGACCCTCCTTTTAATTTAAGATGTTAACTTTCAATTGCTGCCTTCCGAACTGTAATGCATTCGATTTAGAACTGAATAGTAAATCTAAACGATTTCCTTTTATGGCGCTGCCAATGTCGTCTGCGATGTAGGTTTCACCATTAACTTCAATCAATGTACCCAATGGAACAACATTCGGATCAACTGCTACGATTCTATATCCACTGGGGTGATACTTTGTATTTTGAACATTAGTTCCTTTATAAGTAATCCCCGAGCAGCCTTTGCAAGATGCGGTATAAGCAGTAACTTCCATTGTCTTGGTCGTACTTGTGGTTTTAGCTGACTTAGACTTATTCCTCGAAGTGTTTGATAATTGGACTAAACCATCTAACTTTTCATCTTTCTTTTGTATAGTATTGTTTAGTTTTTTATTATCTTTTTTGAGTTGTTCCTTATCTGTTTTCAATTCTTTAAGTTTTTCTTGTTGTTTTGTGATAGTATTATTATATTCTTTTATATCTGTATTAAGTTCAGATATATCACTGGATAAGTCATTGACCTCTGCGTCCAATTCAGACACATTATTCCCTAATCCTTCATTTGCTTCTTCCAATTCTTCTTTCTTCTGTGTAACTTGATAATTGATTAACCCTGTTGTTAAGATGATAGTTGCGCAGATAAAAGTAAAAACTGTTGTTCTTGTGTTGTTGATTGTATTGATGTTGTTCATATTATTGTGTAGCATGAAACCGTCCTTTCAGTTGGTGGAGCTTATTGATGATAACTGTGTTAATCTTGGTGAAGATGTTCACCTCCTCTTGATATGTATTTGATGTTGTATATACATTATATAATATTGTTTAGTTATAGTCAACTGTTATTTGGAAGATTTGTTTTTAATCCATATTAACACGCTCAGTTGTAAGTGATAAGTCACCATTCTCATCTATATCATCAATCAAAGCAATAGTGTGTTGATAAATCGTATTACGATACTTACGTAAGACGAATTGATTGCCACGTCTGAATCCCACAAAAAGTGCTTTGTTGCCACGATTGAACCAACTCTTGTCAATAACAGTTTTCTTACCATTTGCTCCACGTTCCGATATCTGTCTTGAGTAGTGACTGTACGCACCTGCGTACATTTTGACAACAACTACCCCATCAGTTGTTAGGATGGTTACTGTATGTCTGTTTTTGTCTTTGTCTAAGATAGTCCCTGCCAGCCTAGAAATTTGATATTCATGTCTTGTCTGTCCTTTATATTGGAAATCACGTACCGGTATCGGTTCTTCTGAAAGCTCAGAGAAGTTGGATATATCATATTTCTCTGTGTCTAGGTGTTCTAACTCATGCCCTGTGTAATAATAAGATAGGCTTGACATTTCTCCAGCTTCCATGCTCTCATTCTTAGTTGTATTATCCCATTCCTCTTGATACAATTTATCATTAACCAATTGTAAAGTTGATTCTTGAGTCAACCATTCTTTTACAACTTCCATCTTCTTATCATATTCTTTTTCAAAGAGCCACTCAGCTACTATTGGTAAACTTGTATTCTCATCGTAGTCTACTATACAGGACTCTGAGAAATGCTCATATAGAAACTCAGTTGAGATGTTGTCTAATAAGAATAGCCGATTCTTAGTTTTACGATCAGGTGACTTGCCTATTGAGTGCTTGTATATGTGCTGTCTGTAACGATAATAGCGTACATTGATAGATAACTCGTCTGGTAGTATATCGTTGCCTAGCTGTAATATTGTGTTAAAGGATGCTAATGTTAAGTTCTTTCTAGGTGCAAATGTGTGATTTACATATTGTTTCATTATGTTGATACGTGAATCAAATTCGTCGAAACATCCTGCTTTGATTAGTTGTACAACGTGACCATTCTTAAGTAGTTTGGTGGTGTGTAGTCTAGTTAGGAAATCTGAGAATGATGTGTATGGACGATTTTGGATTATTGTGTGTACTGCGTCATCCCCTACGCCCACGAGACCCTTTAATCCGAATATGATTGCATTATTTTCAATATCTGGCGTAAAGCCAAAACCTGCTTTATTGATGTTGGGCAAGGACACTTTTACGTTACGTTCCTGCATTTCTCCTATACTCGCTGCGACTTTCCCATAATTTGAGGATTGTTTTTTAATAGCCTCTTCTTCATCATCCATGCCACCGCTGTTAACAGTTAAGCAAGCCGTCTGCCAATAAATAGGATTGTAATGTAAATTAAGGTTGATTTCCTGCAAAGCTACTAACGTATATGGAATTACGTGTAATGTGGAAAAACTGTATAATAATTGTCGGAACACCTGCACGTTCCACACATAATTTAAAATTTCTTGCCTGTTCCCTAATTTTAATCCACTGTCCATAAAATACTGCTTCATATCCGCAACTGCATCTCGATTACTCTTTGCGATAATTTTTCTAAGGCGGTTCGCATCTTTGACTGAGAAGCCTGCAACTCGTTTATCCATTGTAATAGTCATAATATTTTCCTGACTTTCGGAAATTCCATTTAAAATCAGTAAATGTTCTTCCATTACCTCAATCTCTGATTCATTCAAGCCGTAATCTTTCATCTCTTGATACCATAAGCTTATATCGTTTTTGAATCGAACAAAGGTATCAATTGGTTGCTCCCCAGTATCTGACATTAGCCTCATAAGTGAATTTACAGATGCTGTCTCAATTAAGTTACTAGGTTTAACCTTGGTAATCGCGTCTCGTGCCAAATCTGTACTGAACTGAAAAATATCTGCTGTAGTATCATTTCCCAAAATTTTATAAACCTCTTTACTTTCTTTGTCTATTGCGTCTGGGTGTAAATATTTGTTAAATGTATCTTTCAATGTTTCTTGTTTTTCTATTTCTCCGTTTTCAACAAGCAAGTCTAATGTAACACGTATTTTATCTAATGCTTCAATTGTAAGTAACCTCTCTACCGTCTCTTTCGAGATACTTTAACACTGATTGATTCAGTCGGAGTAGACTATATCTTCAACCCTTGGGGCTGGCTGGCACTTCGGCTATAGGAATTTCACCCATAACCTACTTCCTCTCGGAATAGTCGTTGCACCTTCCTTTGTACACAAAGGCTTGGCACAGGATTACCATATCATATTTTTTAATTATGACTTAGGCTTCCCCTGTTAGCATCTTATCTAAGACACACCCTGCATTTACAGGTTCACCAGCTCATAATCCATAATGTTACCATCATGGACGACTATATTATATTGCTCAAGCAACTCACAGTATTTTTTATATTTTCTTTTCATACAAAACTTTTTAGAGTATTTATCATACAACTTAGAGCCATATTTGATTAATTGAATATTACCCTGAAACAAGATTGTATAATTGTTTGAATCATTTTCACGTCTTTTAGTTTCTTTTACAGTACTACCAAAAAAATTTCTAATATAGATAATTGTTTCCATAGTGCCTGTAAAACTCATTCCAAAAACATATAATCCTTTAACATGTCCGTTTACAGCTTTGTTGGGTCTATTTATTTTTGTCATTGAACCGTCTGAATCAAAAAGACCTAACACAAAATATTTTTTTAGATGAGATGGGATTTTGTCAGGAGGTGTATAAGTATCTGTTTTATTTTTAGTTATATCATATTTTTCCATTATGTCTTTTACCAACCGCCTGCTATTTATTGTTATTGTAATTTTAGTGCGATCTTTATCTATGTATAAATCTCCTGAAAAATCAACAAATTCCTTAAACTTTTCTAAGTGTGACTTATCTTTATACGAGAGTCCAATGGTTAACACATGTGCATAATCTGCATCTCTATCTGTTCGACGATTGAACACACAGCCATCACCAGCAATAAACCCTGCCAATACACGCTTTCGGGAGTGTATTCTGAAAAAGCTTTCTCGTTAACTGAATTTGTTGTCACGTAATAAGATTGAGGTCTGATTGGAATATTCATGCCTTTTAATAATCTAATAACAGACCTGTCAGAAATACCTGCTTTTTCAGCAACTTCAACCGCAGAAAGGTTATCGTCAACATAATATTTTTTAACTTTAATAACCATCTTATCATAGTCATTTCGTAATTTTAAATAGCTTGGCTGATATAATTTATTCTCCTCCAAAACCTTTCTTACATCTAATCGATTAATATTAAGTATTTCTGCTATAGTGGACATGTTATTTCCTTTTCTAAATAACTCTAAGATTTGATTGTAATATTTTTCTCTGTGAATTTTTGCCATTTTCTCGCCCCTCTCATTATTGTGTGAGTTGCGAGCAATATAATGTTAATCAAATTTAATATTCGACATAGCCTGAACATCATCTAACGAATAGGCTGTAATAGGAGTTCCATTGGGTGCTCGCATTAATGAGCTAGTTTTGTAGTATATATCAGGAAATAATACGACTCCTCCCGCGTGTACTCCCCTCTTGGAAATTAGACCATTCAATCCCAATGCAGTTTCTTTTAACTTAGGATAGCGTTCAATCTCATTAATAAACTCTTTAACTGGTTTTCTATCTTTCTCTTCATTGCCATACAAACAATCGCTTATACTCCAATTTTTACCACGCTCAAAAGGAATCATGCTACCTAAGTGTAAGGCAATATCTGAATCATATCCTAATCCTCTACACGCTGTTGTTATAGCTGCTTTAGATGTTTCTGTTCCAAATGTAGCTACTTGTAAGATTCTATCTTCTCCAAAATGGTCTTTTAGAGCTTGAATAATTCTAGGACGTTTATTTGCTTCTGTATCAATGTCAATGTCCAATGCTCCAATATCGGGACGACTTTTATGTAAATGTCTCCAGTGTGGCATTTCAATTCCATATTCTAATGGGTTAATTTGAGTAATATCAAGTAAATAATTTAAAATAAATCCTGAACTTGATCCTCTACCCGGAGCAACGAGACTGTCACCTCCACATTCATCATCCCATATTATTCTGATTATTTCAGAAACCGTAATATAATAACTGCCCATAGCTTGATTGATTTCCTGTCCTATTTCCCATAGTTCACTTAGTTCTATATCAATTCTTGCTAAAATTTGGTGAAACTTTTCTTGTGTTAGTTCAGGAGTCTTTAGTTTTTCCTCGAACCCATCTTCGATTAGCTTTACTAAATATCTGTTCTGTTCTTCATCAGAATTTGCCATTTTTTCAATATATTCATATTTGCTATAAGCTGGTTTAAATATATGTCTAACTTCAAACTTTGGTAAATCAATTTTAGGTATTACTGTATCTTTCTCTAATGTATAATCTTCTACCATATCTCCAATTAATTGTGTATTGGAGATGGCGTCGTCAAGAATCTCTGTATCTATATAACTCATTCTTTCATAAATTTCATCCACATTGGCTAAAAAACACGCTTCGTAAAAACTAGCAACTTCCCTCTCTGCTTCCTTAGCGTTTAAAAATGCTTCATGAATAGCACGATCTTCTGGACGGGGATAATGTGCATCTGTTGTTATAATTCGTTTCAACTTATAGAAATCTGCAATTTTGATTAATTCTTTATTACAATATATTTGTTCTTCACTTAAAGCTGGTTGCAATTCAATAAAGAAGTAATCTTGACCGAATACATCAATACACCATAGTATAAATTCATTTAATTTATTTCTATGTAATTGTGCAGCTTGTTCATCACTATTCTCATTAGCTTCTTTAATAGCAAGTAATCTTATATTGATTTCGCTCCCGAGACAGGCAGAGCTTGCAATAATATGACCTTGATTTGGCTTTACAATTTCTTCAATATCTGACTTGAGTGTTACCGTTCTTTCCATAAGCCCAGTTCTGAAACTTCGTGACCATGCACGACTACTGAGTATACGCATTTGCTCATGACCGACTTCCGATCTACTAAGAATTAAGAAGTGTGGAAATTTAGTTACTCCAGATTGATAGTTATCTCTCACTTCTTCTAACGAATCTATAAGGTACAATTCATTTCCAAGAATAATACGGAACGATTCTGACATAGTACCGTTCTCTTTCATTTTTCTCGCTGTTTTAATAGCTTTAAGATGATTTGACAATGCCTCATGATCCGTTAGTGCCAGCCCCTGATAATTCATCTTTACTGCCGTCTCTAGTAAAGCTTGAATTGAATTTGTAGAATCCAAAAGCCGAATATTTGACACATCCGAGTGGCAATGGAGGTTTATGAATTTTGGTTTGTTTTGCAACAATTGAACATCTCCTTTCTTTATGTATAGATTATATAACATTATTTATCTATAGTCAACTGTTATTTACTAACCTTCCTTAAAATCCTCTCAACTTCCCTATCCACATCATCCATACTCCTAAATCCCTGCCCAGTTCCAAACGACTTCCCTGTATCCAACCTATGCTTCCTCGCCAATCTCATCTCTTTAATCTCATCCAATATTTCACCCAACGCTGCATCACCCATTTCTTTCTGTATGAGATTCAACAACCATTTAACTGACCCTAAAATAACACTCAAACTTCCATATACTAGCACACCACGTTTTGTGAAGAAATTCATCTTATGTATTCTATATTTCTTACTCTCACCTTCATTGATTTCTTCTACATATACATACAAACCTGCAAGCTTATCTTTAATCGTCTTATGTAGCTTCCATTTTCCACTGTCTAACAACTCTTTTGCTGTTGGATATTCTTTATTGCTCATTATGACATCACACTCCTATTATATGTATTATATTATTTATTATCCATAGACCATTGTCAACCTTTACTTCGCTTGCATATCAGCCCAATGCAATATCATCAAATCCTCATATAAATCATTGCCCAACATTTCTTGAATCTCATTCATCTTCTTATCTCCTGCACTCATAAGATACATATGAAACTGACACAAAGCAGACACCCTTGTAGCAAATTCAGTATCATATCCTAATTCCAATAAAGCGTATAAAGCAATCTGTGCAGAAATATTTTCATGCCCCAAAAAGCTCGCATATCTAGTCTTCTCACCTTTATAATTGATAAACGACTTAGTATATCCCTTTCCAACATCATGAAACAGTGCAGCCCACAGCAGTCTTAAATCATCTGTACGATCTCTTATATAATCAAACACATGATAAGTATGCCTACTAACCGAAAATGAATGATATTTAGAATCGTGTGGAAGTTCATGAATTTTCTTGAAGTCGTTCATATAATGAGAAAGCGTACTCATTACTGTCTCATAATTTTTGTTCTGAGTTATAATATTCTCTAAGGTTTTTCTTTCCTCGTGAGCTTCATTCATCTCAGGATTAATTATGACAACCTCATCCCAACCTTCGTTTTTCACAGGGATCTGCATCGATTTATACATCTTCATAATCACTTCTTTACCTACAGATCTATCTCTATTTAAGTCGCTCTCTACACAATCGTCTACATGGGTATTCATGTAATATACGATCTTCTCATCTGCCATTTTCAACTCATGATTGATTAGATGTTTGCGGCGTTTGCGATTAATATTCGTTGCGTCTAGTATGACATTATTGCCTTTTTGGAGTAACTGTTTAGCACGTTTATTCATTACTTCAAACACCTTAGAGTTATTATCTTGATTATTGACATCATTTAGCAACTCTTCTCGAATATCATCAGAGGATAGTATTGTCGCATTGTGTTCTTTAGCTAATTGTTTGGCATAGGTAGACTTAAAAGAAGCTGGTAAGCCCACCATTACTATTAATTTAGTCATATTGTACTCCTTTCGATTCTTCGATTATTCTACTTTTAATAATCTCCTGAGACAATTTTAGAAAATCACCCTTTACTGAATAATCAACCTTATTCTCATCAATATTATTTAAAACTTCATCTTTAAATTCCTTTGCCAGTTTCATTACATCGTTAACATCTTCTAAAGCTGTTTCAAAAGGCAATTTATTTAACTTATGATCGATGAGCAACTCTGTTAATTTTGCATCTGGATACATACATTCTTTCATGTTTTTTCCATGATTATAGTAATCTTCCATCATTAGCCACAATCTCAAAATGTGGTGTGTCTGCTTGCCATCAAATTTATACTTCTCAATCTTGTGTGCAATTGTAGGATATGGATGACACATGGCTTTCTCTTTCTCTTTCATCATGCCATACATAGCACGTATCATTTGAGCTTTCAGTGTTTCAACTAAATTATCCCTAAGATTAAAAATCTGTTCAAATTCGTTGTCAAACTTACTATCAACTACATAGTAATCAGTGTATAATGTTTCAATATATGCGGGATTAGCTTTCAATAAAGTTTTAAAATATAGTCTTATATCTTTGATGTCACATTGACCCCATTCTGTGTCAACTACTGTAGAAACTGGTTTACTATCTTGGATTAGATCGTCTAATGTTGGAACGATGATTGCTTTCATATCAATATCAGATTGATAATCATCTGTGTGGATATCAAGGTTGTAATTTTGGCTGCCATAAATACAAATATATGCTACTGAGTAGCCTTGCGATTCTAAGATTTCTTTTTGTTCGCTGAGATTGTTGATTAATTTACTCATTGATTTCATCTCCTTTGTAATATTATTTACATATTAAACCTCTAATGAATTTTCCTCTTCCATGTCTAACACATCATCTTGTTTAACAATGCCCTCCAAAACCTTGAAACTGAAGTTCTTTTGTTTATATGCCGTAAACCTCTCATGATTCTCTACTCTAACAACTACTCCTTCACGGATATGAGTCTTACCAATTGGATCAATACCATCTTCATATTCTCCAACTCGTTCCATCATATCTTCTACAGTAGTAAAGAAGAATTTATCTAACTCAGGAGTATATTTTACACCCATTTTCTCACAGTATAGCTTCACTGTTTCCCAAGGGATTTCAACAACCTCGCCATCCTCATTGGTCATAGTCATTCTATAAACATAAATATCGCTTTGCCCTTCTTCTAGCCCATATGTATATTTTGTAGTCTTACCATATTTCTTAATGAACTCTTTATCTTTCGTTTTCTTATTGTTTACTTCTGGCATAATCAATTGACCAGTGCCTGTGTATCCTACGACTTCATAATATACGGAGACTCCTTTGGGAAGTTTATCAACAAAGAAATCATGCCATTGCTTTCTGAAAGCATTTCCGCCATAATATCCACCGTTATAATCTTTAAGCATTACTCTACGTGTGCCTGTTACATACTCCCAATCTTTCTTGTGTTTCTTAACACCAAATAGCCTCAAGAATTTATGTAGTGGGTTGACTTCTTTCTTGATGGCGTGGCTTGTTCTTTGTGATGTCCCATGAAGTTTCAGAGTAATGTAGCATAAATCTCCCTCTTTGAATGAATTAGTGTTATATGCCAGTTGTTGAGTATCTACATGTTGCTCAAAGAACGGGTAAGATTCCTTTTCTTTCTTCTTAGTTTGCTTACCAGTAGGATTGCTGTTCTTAACCTCTCCTCTGGGCACATATTTTTCACAGACCTGTTTTCCGTTAATTGTGTCAATCTTATCACCTTCATTCAGTTTTGATACATCGCAGAAATTATTTAAACTGCTAATCGGCATATATAATCCATCAGACTTTTCACCACGTAAGCGAATACTAGATACATGTCGTTTATCTGGATCAAGATAACCACCAACTTGATTGCCCTCTGCATCTTGTTCTCGTAATAGATTATTCTTCTTAGCAAAATCATAATTCAACTTTCCATCCGTCGGAAAGTAAATTCCAACGTCACCCACTTCTACATTCAATCCCACAATAACATCGTTTCCGAATACTGTAAGAACTTGCAATCTATCGGCGTTAGAATGTTTTCTTAATTCTTTAACCTTAACAACGTATCCACTATAGCTCATTTGTCTATCTCCTTTTATTGTATAATATTTATTATCTATTGTCAATCTAAAATAACAACTTATCTTCAGCTTCTTCTACTTCAAAGTCTTCAATCATAATTTGTGGGGTCTTTTGTCCCCTGAAGGTATTCATAGATGCTTTTCCTATAACATTAATAGAAACTTGGCGTGATTTCTTTTCTTCAACATCAACAATACTCTTATACTCTTCCTCACTGCTCCCAAACTTGATAAATTCTATTCCATTTACTGCAAATTTGAGTACATTTTTCGATTTACCCTGCAATAAAACGGCAGTTTTATTTACATTGATTGAGTGAATCATAAGCAACGGAGATTCAACACCTTTGCCCCAAAGATCACTGTAGTCATTTAGAGTGGTTATAAAACCTTTTGTAAGATGTTTCATGTCAATCTCAAAATCAACATCGTATGAGCCTGTATCTAACTCGATATTTTTCAAATCTTTGTTTATCATATTGTTTACTTCTATGAGATTGTTTGGAATGATTTTTACGCCATGCGCATTAGGATGTCCACGAAGATAAATAAACTGATTCATAGAATCTAAATATCCTTTAAGGTCTTTAATATAACCATTCTCATATCCTCTTGCGCTGCCACTTAATGTTGCATTGTCATCATCCCACCTAACAAGCAATGTTGGACGCTTATAACTCTGCGCAAGCCTATTGGCTACCAACCCACTTAAATTGGGATCTAAAACATTTGTAACCTCTACAGTCAATATTTTATTGTTCAACAGATTCTTTTCTGCAATTTTCTCTTCGATTGCTTCTACACCTTTGTCTCTTAGTTTGTTTTGTCTTACACGTACACGCTTCATCATACGCACTGTATTTGTTGTTAAAGGTTCATATTTCTTCCCGCGTTCATAGTATACTTCCTCAGTACCATCTCCTAGCAATGCTTCAAATACCTGATTCTTTTCCTCTTTGCTTCCTGATCTGACAACTGCGTTAAACAGTGGGTTAATAAAAAATGAGATGCTGGTTATATCTACCACTCCACCAGTTGAATATTCTTGCGATTTTAATATCTCTTTTACTAAAGGGTTTTTTATTCTTTTTAATCCTTTTGTAATGTAGTATCTATTTTCTTTTTCTGAAACTAGCATACTGTCGCCAATTATTCCTAAAGCTAATAAATCTAAATATGTATTGGCATAGTCTACTTCTAACCTGTCATCTAATGCTTCCAGAAACTTGAATGTGACACCTGCACCACTGAAGCTATTATTATCAAATTTAGGTGACAATTGATTGTTTACTACAATTGCATGTTTCGATTCTTGATTGTTTTCTACTTCATGGTGATCAAGTACAATGATATCAATGCCACGTTCGCGTAGTTTCTTGTGTTCTGCAAAATCTGCACTCCCAGAGTCAGGAAGCAACACTAAATCTACACCAGAAGGAACATGATTAGCATTAATACCATGTTCCTTTCCGTCTTGTTGTCTATATTGTATGTTGATGCTTGGTTTGATTTTATGTAAGTAATTAATTAACATTGCGGAAGATGTATATCCGTCAACTAAACATCCGGGTCTACTTGCACCCAGATGTTGTTATCACCTCCAATATGCTTTAGTAGACAATCTACTGCTTTATCAATGTTATCCAATTTAGAATAATGATTTGTTACGCTATGGTCACTTCCTGCTTTCAGGAATCCATCTACATCTGTGACTCCTCGATTATGTAATATTTGTTCTAAAGGAGACAATATGTTATTATTTCCTTTTAAATTATACTTCAAGTTACCATTCCTTCCTTAGTAGTAATTTCATTTTTATTCATCATAAGAAGTTCTAGTGCGCCTTTTGACTGATCCAGTGGTGAATCCTTGGGATTGAGCACCCCATAATCATCATATAAAATGTACACTCTCACGAATGCAGTAAACATATGCGCTAACCTCACCAATTTCTTCTGATACTCTAGCAATGCTTTTTCATACTTTTCATCCGATTCCATATCTTTCTGCCCTCTAAACTTGTCAAATGCTATAAATACTTCTTCAACATTTAAAGAAAGTACTAAATCTCGTTGAACTGTGCTTATGTTGCTGCCACATACTGCAACTGTGAAATTATCTTCTCCATAGAATTCTGTTCCTTTTAATACACTTTTCTCGCCTTCCACCAACATACATTTACGACTAGATTTTACGGCTTCTTGTGTAAGATGAATTCCATAAAGCGAATGAGATAATACATGATTATATTGAGTATTCTCCACAATCGTAGGAATATATTTTGCTCCTGAATCTGCACGTTCATCTGTATTTCTGGAACGAATGCCGATTAATCTACTATTGATATCATAGTGTGGAAGAATTATTTGTTCTTCCTTGAAGTAGTAGCGCACATTGAATAGATTTGCAGTTTTCGGTGTAATTCCTTCGCCGATCCAATTGTTGAGATAAGGTAAGAATACATCCAGTACATTCTCGTTGAATGATGGTAGTTGAGTTGTCATTTTTTTCTTAGGTTTGAAGCGATTAAGCCAATTCCAGTCTGAAATTTTATCTGATTGTTTGCCTTTACTGCTATCGTTCATTGTAAAACTTTTATGAGTTAATTCTGTTACGTATTTGATAGACTCGTAGAAGCTAAAGGTGTATCCTTGTTGTTCTTTAGCTTGAATAATTACCTCATATATGTCCATGCTTGCACAATTGGAATAGCAATGAAAATTATACGAAGAAGGATAATAATATAATTTATGTTTATGATCACTGCTATTTCCATGATGACACACCGTACTGTATATTGGATTGCCTTGGCTATCTTGTCTAGGAGAAGAAGAACCTAAGTCAGATAGGATTAAGTTTATGTCGGATAATGTGAGCGATTCTTTTATTTTGTCTTTGTCTAGTCTACTCATACAGGATTAATCACCACTATTCTTTATGTAATTCTGTATGGTATTTATTATCTTTTCTTTGGTGATACTCTTTTGCATCTTTTATAACGTCTTCGATTATCTTTTGCATGTCGGTAAAATATTCGTTGAACTGTTCCTCTGTATTATAAAAATAACCGTATTGGGTGTGAAAATCATCATGACAAGTAGAACATAAGGTCACTGAATTGGATAGGTCTGCTCTTCGATCTACGTTCCAATGAAAACCATCTTTGTGATGTACAACTAGTTCTTCTGTGTGCCCACAAATTTGACAAGAGTAAGCATCTCGCTTCAAAGAGTCTGTTCGCCATCTTGCATATCCATCAACATACATTTCTCTAGTGTGTCTATTCTCTCTTTCTTCGTCCGTGATAAATGGCTTCCAATTTGGGTTACCTTCCCCATAATGAGCTTCAGAGATACAGTCTTGACAACCCGTGTTATATGAATACACTGTGCTAAAGTTGTTGGTGAACTCATTGTGAATGTCACAGATAAACTTGTATTTTCCTCTGTACTCTGTATATTCTTGCCCCTTAACCATTTCGTACTTAGAGTTTAGGTGTGTCCATAGCTCCATATTATGTATTGAAGTCTCCGGGTAGCTTGGATGAAATAAAACTAACGTTCTTAGGACTTCTGAGTGTACTTGAGCATATGTTGTTTGTGACTTATATCCCAACTTATGTGTAAAATTTAAATATGGGCTCTTGGCTGTACGATATTTAAACTCCTCGCCTTCATCTAGAAGCCAATCGGGATACGATTCTTCAAGCCTTTTGTCTATGTCTCTTTTAACCTGATCAGGTTTTCTTCTTTTTCCGTCTGCCGACCTTTGCCGCCCCAAATCTGGATGTCTATTCCCGTCAGATTTAAAATCAGTCCAAGTCGTTCGAAATGGTTCTAGATCAGGTCTCGATATCATCCTCCAAGTATATTTTTCATCAGTTCCACAATATTCTGTAGAGAGTAACTCATAATCTGGATCATTTAGTATCAACCAAAGCTTAATATTGTCTATAGTATATGGATTGCTTTTATCAAATTTGCGATAACCTTTTGAATTTTTTGCTGAATTCACTGTCATGAAAACTTTGTAACCATCTTTATCAATTGCAGTAAATTTGGTTTTAGTATTTTTATAATTATTTAAATCGTCAACTATTGTCAACCCTAGCACAGAAAAGTATCCTTCTATCACTTCAAAAGATAATCTTAAAACTGCATGTCTGTCATGCGTCATTCTGTATCAACTTCTTGTACTTCTTTATTTTTAATCTCTAGCAAGTCCATAGGAATTAATGTGTTCTCTATATCGCAAGCAAACAAATCCACAATTCTCATCGTGCCCATATTTATGTATGAAAATATCTTTAATTTTGTATGTTTGTTTCCACGATTCTTAAATATGTGAGTGACAAAGTTTGGTTTTTTCTTATAAAAGCCTTGTGAAAGTATTTCTTCGATTTCTTTTTCTTCCTTATTGCTCAAAGGTAACATTATTGCAGCGAGATCAACTTTGTCGATCAAACCCTTACTTGATCTGATGAAAGATTGGTCAATCTCTTGCCCTTTTCGCCAAGCCTCTTTCCACTCACCATTCAATTGTGTAGCACTCATTAGGAAAATTGAATATTTGTTGCAGATTTGCTTCAATTTATCTGCCATAAGAAGCAATATTTGGTCTTCTCTTAAATTAATTCCACTATCCTTGGCAAAGCTCGAAAGTATAGAAATGCTGGAGTGAATATAGTCGAAAAATACATATTCCACGCCATTTTTGATTATATTTTTCTCTACGGTTCTTTCAATATCTGTAACATCAAAGTTTGGTAAAAATTCAAAGAAAATATTTGATGATTTAAGAATATTAGCTGCATATCTTACTCTTTCTTCTTCTTCTTCGGTCATTGTATCTAGTAATATTTTATCTTCTTCTACATCTGCAATGTAAGCAATAGCAGGAGTTTGTAGTTCTTCAAACAACATTTCAGTAGAAATAACAACACTGTTTACATCAAATTGATTTTGCACCCATTCACCTAACTTGGAATCATACCAACCTTTGGCTGACATTTTGCAAGCATCTCCGATTAAATTACGACTCTTTCCATGACCAGTCGGAGCACTCCTAATATAGAATTTTTTTAATCTTGCACCAGATGCCGCTGCTGTAAGCATTGGGCTGTTCAGCGGCAAACCAACGTTGGGAGAACCTTTTAATCTATCAAGTAATTCATCTACACCGTCACCTGCCTGTATTCCACGAGCCTCAGAATCACTTTCAAACTTGTCCTTAATCTCAACCATTTTATTTTCATATATTCCAAGAATATCCTCAATACTCATCTTATCAAATTTCTTCTGTAATTCTTCAGCTTCTCTAGGATTCATTATTGTTTCATCATAGACTTCGCTAATGTCAAACCCTAATCCATCCATCTCTCGAATAAGTGAAAATTTTTTCAATCTACCATAATAATAATCAAAATTTTCAACTTCAGCCATTTCCTGTATTGTTTCTAAGTATTCCAATCCTTTATTCTGATTAAATATCTCATACTGAACATCATATTGACTCAAGAACCCATCAATCACCACTGAGTCAATTACCTCTACATCTCCTGAGTTGTATAAATTATGTATTGCTGCAAATATTATTCTATGAAACTTCTCTGGAAAATCGTTTACTTCAATCTTATATTCATTCGTTTCCGATAATAAATCAGGTTGTTTTATTAAGCTCCCAAGTACCTGAATCGTGCTGCTCTTCTCTTGAATCGCCATTCTCCCACTCCCTACAATCTATCTATGTCGATTAACTTGTTGTTTTTCTTTGGTTGTCCTTTAGGAGATATATAAACCACTCTCTCCTCATTCTTGTAGTTATCCTCATTCTGTGCAGCTTCATTGATCTTCATTTGCTGAACATACTGTCTTGTCGCGTCCTCATAAATATATGGAATAATCCCTATTCCACCATTCTCCTGTACTTCATTTCCTAATATCTCATGGAAGTATCTAAGTGATAATTCCATCCCCTTATATGTATACCCAAATTCATCTTGAAACCTTTTAATCTGCATCAGTATCATGCCTGTGGGTTTCTTTAAGTCTAGAAGTGTCATTATAAATTCAATCAACTGTGTACGATCATCAGCCTGACCTCTCCACTCCTTATAACAATCCTCATGATAATATCTACTACTATGCTTTATCCCTTCACCTTTTGGTATCTTCTCACTACATCTTCCACACTTAGCTTCCTTCTTGTTCGTCTGTGGTTTTTCTTCCATCTCCAAACCACCTTTCTTATTAAATATAATACTATTTATTTTTATACTTACCCAACCACTTTTCCAATTTGTTCAATACTTCATGTAATTTACTTCCAATCCAACTCTGTTCTAACTCACTAGCAATCCTATCAGTATTCATCCAATACATCTCTCTAGTCACTTTAACTACAGCGTTATATTGCTTTATTAACCTTACATCTCTTTCCTCATCATACGTATAACTGTGATGGAATTTCACATCATCTATGGTTTCTAATGTAGCTCCAGTTACATACAAATAGCTATAACTATGGTATTTATCCTCACATTTATAGCTTTCTTCCAGTAAGATGTTATCATATAATCTTCATGTTCCGGTTGCAGTTTCTTATCACAGATAGGACATTGCATATTTATCCACCTTCCACAATCTCAAAGAAGTCTTTTTGTTTTGCATGGTCATAATCAATCATTTCATTTCTAACAAAATTAACAAACTTGGGATCAACATCTCCAAATTCCAACAACTTAAATGTATACTCGTTTTCATTGCTATCTTCCAATGTGATTCGCTTATCAGTGCTTGCTCTTAATTGTTTGACAATTGAGCTCACATCAAAATGTTCTTTAAAATCCATTGCTGCGCACTCATCGCCATAAACGTATAAAAATTCCATTATCATTCTCCTCTCATATACATTATATAATATTTATCATCTATAGTCAACTACATATGAGATTTCAACTCATTGTATTCATCCGTTTCCTTCACTAAATCCTCCAAGTCTTCCTTTGTGATCATCTCATAGTCACTCAAATCTACAAACAGCTCAACTACGTCATTGTACAATGGTTTTTCAACTTTAAAGTCAGTCATTTCTTCATCATCATTAAACTTGGCTTTAATCTCAACATTTGCTCCCATGTCGTATTCCAACAACTCGGTGACCAATTCTTTTACTGTCATAGTTTATTTACCCTCCCTCTATACGATCATATATCCAACTATTTGTACATCTGTGTTATGTTTCAATCTAAATTCTTCATCATATTTATCTGTATAATATAAAGCCTTAGTTACAGTATCTTCTGTATTTGTAATCGTCTCAATAGCTCCACTAGGCAATTTTACTGCAACTGTAATCAATTTGGGTATACTTGCTACTTTCATCTCTTCGATAAACTTTTCTTTTAATGTTTTATTTTCCATTTGTATTCCTCCTATTATGTATCTATCTGTTAATCAATTTTCACTTTTACTTTAATATCGTTTAATTTGTCAACTTTATCGAGGATGCCCTGTTTCTTAACATTTGCGGCTACATGCCTTGCCTCATACTTAAAGTATTCTTTAATCATAGTTTCTGCCCTTTCCTCAATAATTTCTTTATCACTAACAACATGATTCATTTCATCTAGAAATTCGTCATATGTCATACTAATGTCTGAAAATATACTGTCTCTTGTTGTAACTAAGGTTTCACCTAATTTAGTCTTAAACAACTTCCCTTTTTCTTTAAACTTAACAATTATTTCTAATCTTTCGGGTGCAGTCGATATAGCTTCTCCGTCCCAATATCTAAGTGATGCCGTTGCTAAAACTTTCATATGTAATTCTCCTTTCTATTCATCCATATACCAATTCCTACCGTATTTATCTCTACCAAAATTCATTAACTCTTGCAATCTTTTCCTGTCTCCTCTTGCTTCCTCTCGCGCATTTCTTAGCTGTCTCTCTAAGCTTTCAACCACATTCGGATTGCCACTCCTATATTGCTTCTGAAACTCTCTTGCAAGAGATCGAATCATTGAATCCTTCAGTATTTGCTCATCTACAGCCAACTCTTGTTTCTTTGCACGTTTTACACTTTGCTCTCCTACATATACACCTATATGGTTTGGTATATCATCTTTTACTAGTTTATATAATTCGTTTGTCAGAACATAATAATTATAATGACCTACAAATGTCTTTGCTGCTTTACTGTAGAAATCTGACTTGGAAACTTTAATTTCATAACATTTCCATACGCCTTTTGTATCATATGTAATATAATCGACACGCTCCTTGCCACTGCCAAATCCGATAGTCACTTCAAAACAACCAAACGTTCCCATCTTATTTGTTGCATTCCATACACTTCTTTCAAGTTTAAGAGTTGTATCTGTTTTTGCGATTGTAATTCACCTCATTTGTTTCTGTCATACTGTCCTCCTCTTCGACTAGTTAAAACCCTACTGAAACTGCCATATAGATTAGCCAAACCTGTATTAAACCACTAATCAATACCACCCAAAAATTGTGTACCTCTCGTTTTTGTTCACCATGTTTAGCCAATGTTATCCCTAAGCTTAATAAAAATAATCCGATCAAAACTAAAAACCAAATATTCATTTGTGTATTCTCCTTTTAATTTCCAATAAAATTTAACTTTTATTGTAATTTATTCTTTAGATTCTTTATGTAAATCATCAATATTATTCTTGAGATATTCTGATAACTTAACATAACCATTGCTATTCGTATCTTCATCAAACCCTCTAAACTTAACTCTAGCTGGATAAACTCTTTTAATCTCATCTTCTTCTATTTCTGCAACTAAAGCCCAACCGAACAAATGTAATGTTTGATTGATAAACCACAGTAACCCTGAATCTCTAAAGTCTTTCCATGTTTTTTCGTTTACCAAATTATTCACACTCCTTATTTGACATGTTTTCCTTCAACTCCACGCTGCTCTCTACCCATTGTTCTCTTCCGCAACCATAGCAACGCTTCTTCCAATTTGGTAATCGCCATTGAGTTTTCTCTACAGCGAAAATCAGATTGATTAAAATGTTCTAATCGTGTAATAATCACAGCAATCAAATCTTCATTCATAACACCATTTACACCGTGTTCTTTGATTACACCTTCTTGGAAGTTAATTCCTGCCAGTAGATTGGTCTCATCTTCGCTTGATACAACATCAAAGTGATGCGGCGCATTAAATTGAAAATCTTCTTCATGGTAAACTTTCGTGTACTTACTGGTTAACAAATCATGTTTTAATTCTTTCATTTGAAATCCTCCTGTTTAAACTATAATTTATTGATTGATCTCCAAGAACAACTCATCTACAGTAACCGTTTCACTCCGTTGATTCATAATTACATATCCTTTGCCGCTATCATAAATAGGATTATTTACAACCTTGATTACATCTACCTCATCACCCTTTTTAAACTCATAAATGTCTTGAGAATCTACTTCATCGAGACTATCAGGTAATCCAGATGGCAAATGATTGCCACCATAGATAAATATTGCTGAAAAACTATGTTTTAATATTGCTTTCACTTAACTTCCTCCTTTCAATCTATTTTCTTCAACAAGTAAATCTTATCTTCTTGACCTATAACCTTATATCCACTCTCATAGACTTCGTTAAAATCATCCACTGTAGCTTTGTATGTAACTTCTGCACCACGATCTATGTGCATGACTACACCAAATACTATTATTGCTGTTAAACACAATGCGAATGTTACTCCAAAGATGCCTAAAGGAGTAAATTTTCTTTTTGATATCATCTCAACTAGTGTGCCTATTCCTAAGAATAGAAGAAATAGAATAGAGAGTATTGATAATAATATGATGAAATAAAATTGAAATGTGTGTTCTGTTTGTGTTAGTATTTCCATTTTGTGTGCCTCCTTTAATTTATAGTATTATACAATCATCGTGGTTTGCTTACATGTTTTTCAATACGATCATTTATTAGCACTTCATAATCATAACTATTGTCATTCACTATGTATTGTCTATTTGAATCGATTGCTGCAATAGCTGTCGTTCCACTTCCTGCACAACAATCTATTACAATATCATTTTCATCTGTGTATGTACGAATTAAAAATTCAAATAGTCCAGCAGGTTTCTGAGTTGGATGTAAACCTCTCTCTAAGCTTACCTTTTGAACACTTCTAGGATGTCGTTTACCTTCATACTTGCCACTAGTTCGCTCATATCCTTTTCCTGTAGCTAAGTTTTCTGTCATCCCTTTACGTTTAACTTCATAAGGTTTTCCTTCAGTGAATTGTGGATTATATTTCATATTGTTTCCCTTTTTAGTATATGTAGTAGCACTTTTACCAAAGATCAATACTTGCTCATGTACTTTCATTGGTTGATATTTCGTGTGCATAAAGTTACTACCATTGTCTTTCTCCCATATCCATTCATACTTGAACATGTCTAAGTGATTTGATATTAAATAGCTGGCAAATGGATTAGTGGCAGTCAAAGCGATAACTCCATCATCAGCCAACATCTTAGTTGCAATCTCAAAGAACTCTTTATCATCAACAGGCAAATCCCATTTGTTTGCTGTTACTCTATTTTTACCTTTAAATGTATATGGAAAATCAACTAAGAACATTTGAACAGAATTGTCTCCGAGTTCTTCGTATGTCATTCTCATGAAATCAATTGCATCATAGCAGTTTACACTGTTTTCTTTAATCAACTAATTCACTCCTTTATTACAATATTATTTGACTATAATGCTCAATTAAAATATGTGTTTTATTTAATTCATTCTTTGTTCGGAATGCGACATTAATTAATAATTGAATATTTACCATTCACAACGTCACTTACAAGGAGTTTTAAATTAGCCATTAAGTTCCAACGTAATTCGTTAAGAGTAGTATCAGGGCTTATTTCTGCAACTTTATCTTTCCAATGAAATTGCACTCTTTTTCCTTTTTTTAAAGCTTTTAATGCTTCTTCTCTTGTTATAAAATCATTTTCTTTCAATTCTTCCACTCCTTCGCATTTTGTGTCAAAGTTGCATACCGGAATTTCCAATATTTTTGACTACTTGCTTGAATATCTGATATATTACTATTATTTTATATGATATTATTCATCCTTTTTGTTATGCTCCTCTTCCATTCTGTCGTATAATATTTGTTTACTATCCTCTATGTGAAGATACAGTTTAGCTGCTAGGCTACTTCCCAGTTTAGATGTTGGGAAGAATAGGAATAACAGGTAGAGAATGATAAGTGGTGTGTAGATTAATATGTATGGTAAAGCTTGTTGTATGTTGATTGTGTGTCGCCTCCTTTTACTGGTGCAGATGTGTTAGTGTAGATGATAATGAAAATAGGAGAGTGATCGTGTGGGATACTCTCCTATTTTGTTTGTTGTGTATGTATTGCTTGTTGAATACATTATATAATATTATTTAGTTATTGTCAATGGTAACTATTCAGCTTCTTCAAGCAACTCTTTCATTTCATCTAAGATGACAGACATTACTTCCTCTTGACCTTTTTTACATTCTGTCACTCTATTTCCAATACCTAATTGTTTCTCTGCGATATTATTCATTTCGTCCAACTTGTCAATTTCAACCAATTGTCCTCCAACCTGTTTGATTTCAGACATTAGTTCGTCGTAGTTTAATTTAGTTTCTTTGTACACGTTTCGCTTCTCATCTTCGCTTACTAAACTAAACCCTTGAACCTTACTTTCCTTCTCGATTCCCTCAACAATGGCAGCTTCTAGATTCTCTGCGGTGAATTCTTCTATAAATGGTGGTGTTTGAGTAAAACGACTTCTAGCAAAAAATTCGTCAGTTTGCACAGTATAAGCTGATGAAAGAATAACATTATTGTCTTCGTCCACATTATTTCCTTTTAGGTAGATCACATAGTCACAATTGTCTTGAATTAAAGGCATTAATCGCTTGTCACCTTTAGGAACTTTTCTATCACTGTCTTTACTCTCTACCATTTCATGAGCGATAAAAACAACTGTAAAATCAAGTGAAATCAATTCATCAATTGCAAAGAATAACTCCGTTTCCAGTTCCTTCCATAAACCGAACCCCTCATTTCCGTCCTTAATTCGGTTAACACCGTAAGCGTTACTAACATACTTCTCGCAATACTTAGCCATGATGTCTGTTCCGTCAATGATAATGGTTTGATAAAGCTCTTTTGCTTTCTCAGAGTTTCTGGCGAACTGTTTTAGCACCTTTGTGAAATCCGACCACTTTTTAATATTGGCAAATGGAACACCGTCTATTGCCGACAAGCCTTTTTCAAAACTGAGAAAATATGGTTTTTCCATCCGTGAAGTCTGATAAGTTTTGCCTAAATCATTAAAACCATATACCATAATTTTCTTCCCAAATAACCCCTTACTAACTACACTTTTACTAGGCGCAAATATATCTAATGACATTTAACATTTCTCCTTCTTATCCTTTTTTATTTTTTAGCAATGTATTGAAATTATTTTTAGTCAGTGTGACCAAGATCGTCATTCTCAACAAACTCAAATTCTTCTTCAACCCACTGCCTTATATTATCTTGGTGTGCTTTTGTACTTTGAGATTTTGAAGTCATGGAAGTTGATGAAAACTCCTGCAATAATTTTACAAACTCTTCTCTTGAATAACTTTCATACCATCCCAGTATTTCTTTAAGCATTAGATGTGTTTGAATTTTGTCTAATATATCTCCACAATATATTCCTAAATGTTGTGCGTCATTCTCGTCAATAACTTTTATATTAAGCTCTGCTCTAATCTGTAGGTTGCCATTCCTATCTTCATAATCGGTATTTTCTTCTTTAAACACTATTCCGTCTGATAGTAGAGCATCATTATAATAGTAAATTGACTCATACATGTCCGAATATTTATGTTTTAATCCTAAAATTTTAGCCAATCAAAAATCCCCTGTTATATTATTGTTTATTCATATGTATTACTTAATTAAGTCAAAAAACTCGGTGTACTTATCTATCATATCAAACCGATAGTCATACACATCATACTTACTATTTCTGCCAATACAAAGTGTAACGATTTGCAGCCTGTGACTTGGTATAATCAACACTTTCTCTATTTCTTCTTTTTCATCCAAAGCTACCATTATGTATAAATCACAAGAACCAAATCTTTTGTTCGTTGCAAAAGTGTGAACCCTGTCTTTCCCTTTTAACATATGTGGATTAGCAACTTTAGTATCAACTTTTATAGATTTGTTAACTAGTAGGTCGAAAGGGTGATTAGTTGTCATTTTGTCAACCTCGTACCCTTTATCTCTTAACATATCAACGACTATACGCTCATAATCATTGCCAAGTTGAGTTTCTGATTCTTTTAACTTTAGGCTCAACTTCTTTGCCCATTCTCTATAGCCGTATGTTCTAACAATGCTGTTATGTAGTTTTCCACCAAACTCAGACTGGTGAACTTCAGAAGAAGAAGGCATTCTGTCTATGCTAAGAGAGCTTAGGATGATCTTGATCGCACTAACGATTTCACTATCATTCATTCTTTTGGTGGGACTTCCTTGTTTCCTCTCAAGGTTCAGTTCTTTTGCCCAGTATAGGAAACCTTTGTTTTTCGTAATGAGTGAATTTAACCGACCAAACCTGCCACTTCTCAACTCTAAAGATGTGGGCATTCTTTCAATCATTAGTTCTTTTTGTGCCTCTTTAATTCCTTCTTTAATCTGAAGCTCTTGTTTTTCTTTTGGTTCAGAATAGCCCTCTCGGGTTTTCATGTCAACCCCTAGACGTTTTGCCCAACCTGAATAGCCATATGTTCTATCAATTCTAGAATTAAGAGAGTTGTTTCCACTAGCTTCTCTAATTTCTTTTTTGGTCATCATTCTGTTAAAATTACCTTTTTTCATTACATCTCGTATCTCTTGTTCAATTTCTTCGTCAGTTGCTCCTGTTTTTCTATAATCTTTTAATGGGAGTTCTAGCTCTTTTGACCACCTTTTAAATCCACCGTTAGTCCCAATCAAGCTTCTTAACCATTCATAGTTATTATTGCTTAATTCAGTAGCGCTCGGCATCCTGTCTTCACATTGGATTAGTTTTTGCGCATCTTTTATTCCTTGTATAATTCTTTTCTCTCTTTCTTCTTGTTTGTTGGTGATCGAAACCACCTCCTTCCGTTATATAATATATCATTATTTGGTTATTAATACCCCATTACATTCATCCACCATGGATCAACTTCTAAATAACTAAACATATCATATGTATTATTTACCTCATTATTGCTATCAAAAAGGTAGTGAATCCTGGTCTATACTGGCAGCCCCAGATTTCTTCTTAGTCTTACTCTTTGTATCAAATCCGCCTTTCTTCTTCTCTCCACCTTTTTTCTTTTTTTCTTTCAATCCTTCTAAGTAAACTTCTCGCTCAGCTAACGCTTTCTTAATAGCATCTACATTATATGTATTAACATTATCTTCTTCGTATGGTTCGACACCACCACTCACAGTCCAAGATCTGGTCGTTTTGTAATTTACTTCCTGTTTATCTGCGCCAAACGCCGACTCAATAGTCTTCACAGTCTTCTCTTTAAAGTTGATAATATCTCCATAAACGAAAACAGTGTCACCATTTTCATAATTATCCAGTACGTAAGGTGATCCATCTTCATTGACTACAAATTCAAATGGAATTACTTTTCCACCATATAATGGAATATATCCACCTAATTTAACTCTACCAGTCTCTTCTTCATCTTGGTTAATTTCCTCAACTACCTTGGATACAACTAGTTCCGTTTCAAAGCCTGCATGGTAATTCGGTTCCTCGCCTGCGTCTAAACGATTTACAAATGTTGCACTAATTTGAGGAAACGATTTTAATTGTCCATCTCCACCCACATAGTCGTTCAGGGCAATTTTACCAGTTGTAGTTCGCACATAATCAGCCTGATCTCCGTGCTGTGCTACCGATTTATACTCATCAACAACAGTCTTTAAGCTACTGTAGATACCATTCACATTTCCGTCTGCCTTCAATTTCATTGAAAACAATTCGATGACATGTTGTTCTGTTTTTTCTTCATTTGTTGCTACAGTTAATTTAGCCGAAAGGAAATCCTTGCCCGCAGCCGAAGTTCCTTCTCGACTTTCCATTTCAAGTAACAAACCTTCCACGGTCACAATATTCTTTGCCTCACGGATCGTTGTATTACCATTGTTTTCTGTTGTCATATGTATTCAATCTCCCTTTTTCTTCTAATTTTATTTTTGCTCTATATACTACAAAACAATTATATATTATTAATTTACCATTAAAACTCCTATCAATCAGTGCGCATCACTTTTCAATGCCACTTGCCCAGCAAGAGAATCTAAATCAGCTTCCACATTACTGATTCTTTCACTCAAACCTGAACTAAGCTGCTTAACAACGCTGTGTAACGAATCAACCTCTGATTCCAATTTACTTAATCTATCTTCCATTTACCTCACCCTCTCTCCGAACGTATTATATATAATATTGTTCATTTATTGATACTTCTTCATACTGATCTCAATCCCATCAAATGATACGTCAACTTGTGTATGTCCATGTTCATTCTTCTGAGTATAAGTTGTACTCCCATCCTCTCTAGTAACAATCTCTGAAGAATTTAAAGCACCATATACTGTAGCACCTTTAATAATGTTAATGGCATTCTCTGCGTTATTTGTCATTTATCTCACCACCTTAAAATTAATAGAACCAACTACTCTATATACATTATATAATATTATTTACCTATAGTCAACCAGATTTAAAATTTCTTTTAATTATTTTTATGCTTTGTAATAAGTTTTTCCATTCCCCAATGGATTTCTTAAAGCCAATCCATTGACTATATCAGTATGTAACACTCCTATAATCAGTTCGCCTTCGATATATCTTTCTAAATATTCTACATCTTCTCCAATCGCACGTTTGACACAAATCAATTTCCCAATAACATCTTCAAACTTATCTCCATGTCTCACTGCACTCTTAGTCAGTTTCAATTCTCCACTTTTAGTCAATCCACTAAACGTAACCTCGCCTTTGCCCTCATTCACATCAAATTTAAACTGAACAAATTGTTTCAAACAGAATCCTAAATCCTTGTTCAACTTTGCTAAATCCTTTTGTCTATCCTCGTATCGCTGCACAATCTCCCACGCTTCCTCATACTTTTCTTTCGTAGGTGTAATTTTACTCATATTCACTCTCTCCTCTGTATTTTTATTTATATTTGGCAAACTCCATTTTGTTTCTTTCAGTGCATATGTAACTGCATCTATTAAGTCTATGATTGACTATCACCTTCCATGTGTAAATTGAAATTCATTCAGTCTTCAACAGTCCAATTTCCTGTTAATAGCTGTTCAAATGTATATCCACTGACATAACTATTTTCAATCCACTCATCATAAACTACGTGTGCTTTCCATTCTCCATCATGAAAGAAAACTTTTTCTTTACCTTCTTTCAATGCTTTCATCGCCTCTTCAAAAGTCACATACACTGGAGTGATTTTCCACTTAATATCTAATGCCACACTATTCATAAATAAAGGCTCACCATCACCAAAAACTATTCCTCGATTTGTTTTTGTGACATTATAACCTGTAAACTTTTTAACAGAATCTGCTCTCTCACCAACCTTTAACTTATCAATCATTTGCCCAGTAGTTAGCCAATCTCCCATATTTATTCTCCTTTCTACTGTTTGTTTAACATCGCATACCTGAAACCCTAACTGCTCCGATATAAACTCAGCTATCTTCTGTCTCTTATCTTCATCCAACAAATCATCTTCTCTAAGCTTAATCACAATCTCACCATTCATCTTCCATTCTACATCCATCTATAATCATCTCCATTTGTTACCCAAATCCATTAGAAACAGTTTCTAATATAATACCACTTGCATTATCATAATCATCTTTAGAATATTTTAATCTATACTCATCAGTATACACACGCTTACCATGCCACCAATCATCAAAAATAGCAACAACATTTTCATTGCGTGATTTAGCTACTTTCATACATCTATCATATTCACTACTATACATTTGAGATGCCCAATTATTTAGATGTTCCATCACATTATCATGTTCTTTCTTATTTTTGGTTTCAAATATTTTTAACACTGCGTATTCACCACCTTACTTATGTCGAGACTTCGGAATAAAAGTATATGGATACATCCCTTTTTGAGATGGAAACAATTTATAACCCAGTTTATACATCTTAGATACATCTTTCTCATCCACATTTATCATTCCTTCATTGATCCCATGACCACAACAAGAGCCATATGTTGTAACACCTTGATCCCACAAATCCTGAATCTCACCAGCAATACAGTAATCAACATCACATCCAAATACGGTTTCATAGAATCCATCGTATTCTTTCAACATGTGTTTAGGGAACTCAAGGTATATACAGCCTTTGTATGTTCCAATTTCGTTAGGGCATCGGTTCATGATTTATCTCTACACAATTGAGAACAATATGAAAGAGAGAAAAACGATTCAGGTATTTTCTTTTCACAGTTTTCACAAAACAAACTACTTCGATAACTTTTCCAATATTTCTCCCATGCTCTTTGTTCTCTTGCAATTTCCAATTCTGCACTACTCATTGTTATCATCCTCTCTGATTAATTCATATAAAAGCCATCTTTTATTTGAACCGCAATATATTACTTCTCATATTTGGAAATAAACTCAGATAAACTCATTCCATTATCACTTGCTAAACTCTTTGCGAATATAACGAGATTCGTATCTGTGGATAGATTCATCGCTTCATTAAACCATTGAGAATAGGTTATAAATTCATTCCCGAATAACTCCATATCAGATCCATATCCCAGCATTTTTTCACCATTGACAATGTATTCAGTAGTTGCACGTCCTTCATAAATACATCTGCCATTACGCCACCATCCGAAATCTTCATGCCAATCTTCATCGGGAATAGCCGCTAACCTATCAAACTCTAATTCAGACATTTGCCAAACTTGCAATTTAGTTTCTTCTGTTTCAACCATCCTGTCTGCATTAACATCTAATTGTTCAAATGCATTATCTAAATTTTGCCCCATTATTTCTACCATTGTCTCCATCCCCTTTCCATTATATCGTATTTTCTATCAATCCTCTGATTCTCCCAACTCCATCTCAGCAATCTCACTAAGCAATTTTATCTTATCCTCTTTACTAATATCCATCTTCTTCACCATTTCAAATTTATCTCTATATCCATATCTTTCAGTGTAATCTTTAACATAATCCTTCTGTATCTCCACTGGATAATTTAAATAATAAAATGTAGAGAATTGATTATCACTAATCTTATTCAAGAATCTATTTACCAACTCAGGTTTAATTTTGAATATATCTACATTTTGATTAATAAATGCTCTATGACAATCCATTAACCTTTTCTCAGGTAGTAAATCCAACATTTGCGACACTTGATAACTGCTTAACTCTTGATACTTTTGTATGTAGAAAAAGTTAAATGAATTCATGTAACCCATGCTATTCTCTTTCAACTCATTTAGAATCTTATTGAAATATTCACCTGTAACTAACAATTTATTCTGCAATAACAAATTCCATGGAATATTAAAGTAATCAGATTTTGTCAACAACAGCTTCACATCACCATTGTTTCTCTTTAGTTTTTCATAAAAGAAACCTGTATTATGTTGAAAATCTGCACCATTAGTCACACTAGCATAGCTAATATTCCTAAAGAATAAATCCAATTCTTCTTCATTGTAATCATATGGTAACTTGAAATTTGCAGCCCAGTTAGGATAGTCAATATTAAACAAATTCATTAAACTAATAACCAATTCTTTATGATCATAATATTTCACCACTGCTTGAAACCATACAGGAATCTTTCCACTATCCATTCCATCTATTACAATTCCTGTACCTTCTAAATTTAAACTATCCAGAAAATCCTCAAAGTTGTCTTTGTTTACCAAAGGTGTAAATTTAGCGATGAGATCCTCTGCTTTGCTCAATGATCTTACTTTCTGATTTAATTCATAGTTATCATTGTCTAAATAACGAGTTTTCTCTTCTACATCGCATAAATGTTTTCTCGCTTCGTCTAATTCTGCTATTTTATCGCCAATAACTCTTCCAACTTCTTCGTTCACCATCTCATTAATCTTCTCTGAGATCACCTTATTGCCTCCTCCATCTTACATGTAATCAATCCCTCGACTTCTTTCCAAATACATATCACTCTCATTTCCCGCAATCGAATTCAACTCATCTTCATTATTGGTTACCACCTTAATTCCTCTTCCAGTATAAATTCCAATTGTCATTGCTGATGTATTTAACACTTTTACCAACTCCTCAGTTGTTACAAAAGCTCCTTCGCCAAATACATCATGCCGATCCTTCTCCACAATATAAATACCACCTGTCAACACCTTGAAGAATATTTCGACTTTCTCTTTGATAGATTGCTCATACGATTTTGGACGTGTAGTGTATTCCATTTAAGCACCTCCTTTTCTCATCTGACTTAATTATATAACATTATTATTTTATTGTCAGCTACTAATTTACTAATTTCACAATCAATTACTCTCCAACAATCTCTCTAGCTTCTTCCACAGCATCTTCCGACCTACCACTCAATCCATCAACTTTCTCATTTGCTCTAGTCAACTCTGTTTCCAAATGTTCTACATACTCATTTAAAGCTTCATTCTCATCTACTAACACTTGTTTCTCATCTTTCAACACTTCAATCTGTTCTTCTAGTTCTTTAATCTGCTCAACTAATCCCGGAGGATTCATATCCTCTAATTCCTCCAAAGCTTCCTCAGCAGACAATTTATCCTCATTCACCTGACGTAGAATATCCATAATCTCATCAATATTACTTTCTGTGTTACTTACCTTCTCATCACCCTCAAACGATAGCCATGTTGCACTTGCGTATGCTCCTACTGCAAATACACCCGATAGTAGTAAAATTGTTGCTAATGTGATTATGATTCTTTTAATTGTTTTATCCATTTAATTTATTCCTCCTTTTATATTATTTGTAAATCAATTCCGTATATTAATACAGTATATAATATTATTTAGTTATAGTCAAGCATTGGATAAATTATTCCTTAATGTAAATATTAACATCTGTATGATGGGTTGAAATAGCATACTCACCTCTTAATACAATCATAGTACTCAAGTCTTTAAAGATTTTAATCTGAGACACATTTAACTCTTTAAAAGGTAGAATCCCATCATGAAGATTCTCGTCTTTGTAAACTGTCATATTCTCTGTGTCGTACACATTCATCTTGAAAAATAAAGCGTCAATGTATCCACTGAGTCCACCATCAGGATCATAAGTATCTTTGATCGGATACATATGCATAATTGGATTCTTTATTTGTTCGCTTATTTGATATATCTCTGTATACATTGCGAACGTTTCTTCTATATGATCAACGCTATTCTGGTGTAGTTCTATTTCATTTTTAATAAACATCTGTACTCACCCTCCTTTAATTAAAATTGACCTTTTATTATAGTATTGTTTATATTTTAATCTTCAATAATTATTTCCCAACCAAGCCATTACATAGCATAAGATAAAAATAACGATCAATGACACTATCACAAATAGAACCATACTTTCTAATGCCGCTAACGCTAAGATTCCCATAACTAATGCAATTAAACCAACGAAAACTCCGAAATATATGAATGCTTCTTTGAGAATCCTTTTGTTCTTTTTATTCATTTGTTCACCTTCTCTCATAATTTGACCAACCACTTCTAGTAAGAAAGATTTTCAAAAACATTCCACTTCTTTCCCTAAATGTAAAACCTTTAGAGGTATAGATGGAATGATTTCTCTATCCATAAAACAATATCTCTCCTAGCTACCTAACAGGTAGCGTAGAGAAAAGATCGGCAAACGCTTTTCTTTGCTGATCTGTGTATGCTAATAAATGGATTATCCTTATTAATAGCTTATTCCTATTTTTGACATACGAGATTATATGTCAATATCGCCTATCACCTGCCAGTATCTTAAAGATTTGACTTTCCCTTCTACTCTTTCGCTAGTTCTTTTACTCACAATTTCATACCTTAACTTATTTTCTTTAAAATAAGCATTAATTGTGCTTATCCCTTTCTGAAGTCTACCTCTTGAATCTTTAAGTAGAATCTTGTTGATTAACTCTTTCTGTTCGTCTTTAAATAATCTCTTGTCAACTATGCTATCCAAGTAAAACTCCAAGTTTTCTTTGTAACTTTCGTCAGTCTCAATGAAAACCTTACTCATATCGAACCACTCCTTGATAAACTCTGTATAACCATATTTACCTTTAGTAAGCATCAAATTAATGTCCTCTATGTCAATAAGACACTTAAAGTATGCTAATTCGTTTACTTTCTTAATTACTTTTCTGTTGGCTGATTTTTCATCTGTCTCATCGTAAATTATATTAGTCTTATCAACCTGACGATAATATTTCTTATTGTAATCTTCTACACCATATTCTCTAAGATAATTCGCTTTCTCTATCATCTTCCTAATATTCCCTTTGCTGCCGCCTAATTGCTTATTGTTCAAATTACTTAACACTAAATGTAAATGATCGTTATCATCTACAAGCCTTTTCCTGCCGATACATTGCGTTAATACTCGAACATCCCTAAAGTTATGACAGACTATATTAGTTACTTCCGAGTCTTTTATGCTTACTCCTGTGTCTAGAACACTAGTCGTAAAAAGAATTAAATCCTCAAAGCGTTCATTTTTCAGCATACTGTTGACTTTATCTTCATCAACATGTTTATAGGAACTATTGTGTGGCGAACAATTAAACATAGAATGCTTCTTATACTTTTTATGTAATTCAACAGCAAGTTTTGTGTTATTGATAAAGAAAATTGATTTATATTTTCCTTTTATTGCCTCTTCAACAAAACTTTCTAGATCATCTGCTTTGTTATATAATGTTAAAGTTTTAATGAAATCATATTCAGTTTGCAATTCATATTTATGACGTATGTTCAACTTCCTGTAATTCTCTAAGTATCTCTCCACATAATCTCCTGTTGCACTCATAAAAATCCTAATACTATTACTGGCATCGAGGATTGATTCAAGTGATAGGTCTGTTGTTCGACTGAATGATGCGTCGCTAAAGAAGTAATGAAATTCATCGCAAACTATATAATCATATGTGCTAGGATCAATGTTTTCTTTGTTACTTCTTTTGATTTTTCTATGTTCAATAGCTTGATATGTAGTCAATGTTATTACATCTGTCTTGTTATCTTCTTCAATCTCCATTTGAAATTGTTTCAAACAGTTTAACCTATGCACTAAAAACAGTATCTTTTTACCGTTTGCTTTGGCATGTTCGTATAGCCTATGTTTTACAAAATAACTTTTTCCTTTGCCTGTTCCGGCTGATATTGTAATTAAGTCTCCTTGTTGCCAATCTTTGTAATCCGTTACTTTGTCTGTTACTCTCATATTAGAATCTCCTTTAATTTAATTTTATCCTTGGTAGCTATCTAGTGCTTCCTGTAACTCCTTATTCTTGTAGTATAAAGTGAATATCCTTTTTTCCTTTGGGCTAATTCCTTTCGTTATGTACCTTATTCCCAAATTACTTAAATGCTTTGAGAGTTTTGGGTTATAACAAAACAGAAATTCGCTGCTTGATGGTTGTTGATCCATTTTTAATTCTCCTTTTAGAATATAATTTTAACCTATTTACTATCTATATACATTATATAATATTTATTACTTATAGTCAACCTAATCCACAAACTATTTTAATTATTATTCACCTTTCTGTCCCACTACAAAACATCCCCCATGCAACTTATACATTGAGCAAATACACAATCACAAGTATAATTACTATTGCAATTGTATTCATAATAACTACAAAAAGTATATCAATATGAATATTGGAATATTTTCTTTCTTCGCTTGTTACAATCACACATACCGATATCACATTAACAACCAAGAGGATTAGAACAATAGTTAAGTCTGTCATTCTAATCATCAGCCTCAATAACAAACTCAACATTCTTATTCGTATCAATCATCTCTACAACGAATGCCTTAACATTACTCTTTCTATAGAATGTATGTATACACAATCCATCCATAATTAATCTCCATCCGCCATCATGATCCCGTACTATAGAAACATAATATTGTTTACTCATTGTTATCTCCTTCTAGTGCTCCGTTGAGCTAATTACGAATGGTTCACTATCATCATATAGATCATTTTCTAATACCCATTGGAACGTCATATATGCCCAAGCTGTTCCATATTTAAACTCTAAGTTGTTTACTCTAATGAATACATCATCTGGTAAATCTTTCACATCTACTAACATTTTAGTTTGCAGATCAACTTCACCTTCAAAATCCTCTTGCACTTCATCATATGTGTATCCGCAAAGCTCGGCATAGAATTGCTTGGCTTCCTCTGCTGAGTTAGCTGCAACGTTTTCTATATTGTTCATTTTGTATACTTTCATTGTCATTTTGGTTTCCTCCTTTTGGCTATTTATTATTTGTCTTAATTTAAATTGGTGAATATTGATACAGCTAGAATTATAGCAACTACATCATCTATAATTCTTGATGTGATTTTACCGTAAATTAACCTCTCCGCACCTTGCCATGAGAATGCGATAAGTAAATATAAGATAATTATGGTAATTAGATTTAACATTAATGTTCCTATTGACATTCATTTTCACTCCTTATCAATCTTTTTAAAATGTTTCTGAAAATATCCCAATGGAAAAATATCTTCTTTTCCATCATCACTTCGGATTGCTATAATATCCCACATTTCAACATCTGTCACTTTAACCTTTAATTTTCCACCTATTAGTTGATAGTCGTATTTCAATATTGTTACGTCCTGTCTCGTCAAATCAAAAACCTCTTTCTACATTGCCTGCTTTTTCTGCTAACTTCAAGAATAACTTCTCAGCTTCACGGGGTGACATTTCAAGATAAAAATTAAAATCGTCATACTCTCCTACTCGAACATGCAAATAGTTTCTATAAGCATCGTAAGTACTGAAATGCATATGCCTAAATTCCATTTGTAATTTCGAAATATTCTTCTCCTCAGTCTCAGTATAATATTGTTCACGTTTAATAATTATTTCTTGATTCAATGTTATAAACCCCTTTGTCAGTTTTATGCCACTCTTTCACATCTTCTTCTGTGATGCATCCAGTCTTTAAGTGCATTTGCCAAACATCATTATGTACACCATCTGCATAATAATATGGATAGGGCTGATATCCCATTTCTTTAGCTAATACAACACTCTCAGCTCTTATTAATGCATGAGGTGGATCGTAATAACCTTTCCACTTCCCGAAGCCATTCTCCCATTCAATAAGTTGTCCAGCCCTACCATGTCCACAACAACAGCCTAATGTTATAATTCCTGCGTCATTAAGTTCTCTGATCTCTTCGGCTATACAAGCATCAACAGGAACACTACTTCTGTTTTGCCCTTTATTGATTATATTTACGTATGTATGTGTACCATGTTTACAAATATTGATCGCTCCTTTCTTGTCTACTTTAAGTCGGAATACAACGTTACAGATTTTCTCTAATTTCATCCCGCATACCTTGCATACTATCAATAAAATTGTCATATTCTTTTAAGTTATTGAAATGTAGAATAACTCCATTTCCAAGGTGTAATAAGATTCCTTCCTCATAAGTGTCTCCATCTGAATCATGCATATCAATTGAAAAAGCTAATTTGTATTTACTCATAATTCCATCCTTTCTATGTCGCATTTTTGTCAAATATACACAATAACATTTCTTATAAACATTCCTAGACAAAACAATGCAACTACTACATGTGCGATTTTCCAATATTTGTTGTCCTGACCGTCAGCTAAGATTAAGTTCACAAAAGACAATAATGCATAAAATAACGTTATGGGTATCCATGTGCTCATAACTTCACTCCTTGATAATCGCATTCGTGTTTAATTGTACTGGTGGTATAATCTCTCTTCCCTGATACCAACACTCATTTCTAAAATATGTTTCAGGATTGGACTCAATCACACTTCTCTCAAATCTAACTCGTCTATTCGCTCTTTCTTCATCTGAGTAAACGTCTAACACATCTACTATCCCATCTTTGTGGTGTTCATAAAGCACTATGTAAACATCCATTGTATAACTTCCTTCCAGTATAATATTTTTTATCTAATAAAATCGTAGCTTTATTAGATGAGTTTATTAGTCTCGATTATGTAAATTACATTATAGTCGTCAAACCTTTCAAACTGTGCTAACACTTCATTTTCATATCTACCTATTGTTTCTATGCTGCAAACTAGTCCATCTGGTCTTTGATAATATACAGTGTACAAATTAATAATCCTCTTTCACCTCTTGGTAAAGTTATTTGAAATGTACCTTATGCGCATCAAACTCTGTGATTGTTTTTAATACAATACTGTCTTTGGTGTAGTCGACAATTCTGCCACTTGTTTCTGCACCTGTGTCGTTATCGACTACTGTTACATAGTCACACTTCTGAGGCGTGTCAGAGTTGTCTGTATCTTTGTTTGTTAATACGTCTCGAAGTAGTTCAGTGAAGTCTTGTTTGTGATTTTTGTTGTTAGAACTCCAAATTTTCATATGTTCACCTCTTTTCTGTTGTGTGCTGTGGATTGGTTTTATTTATCTGTATATATTATATAATATTTATTAGCTATTGTCAACTTACTTTCTAAACAACTTCTTCTTCACTTTAACAAAATTCTTCTTCAAGATTTTATCATCTTTAGAAATAACACCTACTCCGCCTTCACCATTTACCTCATAAGCCGATACACCATTCGTTTTCACTGCTTCAAAATCATAAACCTTCTCTTTAACAAACACCGTCCTACCTTGTACAACAACGTCTTTAGTACATTTCATTTGTTTCATATTAAATTGCCTCCTCATATATTGGTTTATATTTTAATTCAAACTTTTTTGCAAAATAACTTAGTACACGACTCTGTTCTTCTGTTACATCTTGATTCATTTTCCCTCTTGCTTGGGTAATCATTCCATCACGCAATTCAACTGTCACCAGTGATTTGTCTACTTCTTCCTTATTACGTAAGAATAAAATTGTAGAACTCCCATTGGTAACATTTCTTATATAACTCCCAATGCAATGTGATAAAGCGTTACCTTCTTTTACTAAGTCTTCCGGTTCTTGTGGAGGAAATAGCTTATACCCTTTGTAATTATATTCATACTTTTTATGTTCTTTAACTTTTTTCTCCCAATTCTTTTTCTGAATTTCATCCAAATTGATCTTATAGTTCATTGCTGCAATATCGTGCATTGTTCTTAAGTATCTAGGATAACGTTCAAAATTAATATTGTCCATTTCTACATTCATACGAACATAGTCGTGGTATGTATCTACAGAATGTCTTTCGCTTAATCCTTGAGTTGTCTCACACTCAAAATATACATATTCAATAACCCTTTTCTCACTGAGATTGTAATCTTCACTTGTTTTTATACATGATTCATATCGATACATATTTCTCCCATAAGTATAGTCGGATTCATTATCGAAAAATGTCTGTGATTTATCAACCCCATATTTTTCTCCCAACTTGGCAACATAGCTCAACAGGTTAATCATTCTCTGATCTGCTTTATCGTTTATACCCAAGTTTCTAAGGTCTCTTGGGTAGATACCATATCGAGAAATCATCTTCCATCTTGTTTTAGATACACCTAGAATACCTCGTGGTGAAGTCTCATCTGGATTGATAACATCAGAGTAATAATATCGGTTGCTATTTAAATTAAGTCCAGCCTTATATAAAATTTCAAAGTAGCTGTGTCGTGTTATTAATCTATAGAAAAATCTGCTGATACGATTTGAATATTCCTCTCCCATAGCACCAAGGTATCTGTATGCGTTAGTATACAATCCTTGATTGTGCTTGGTGGATAGTTTAGTGAATATCTCTTCTCTATCTTTATAGGAATTGGGAAAGATTGTATCAATATTCCTTTCGCTAAATTTTACATCCTTTAGATTGCGCTTAATCCAATATTCTTTGTGTCTTAAGTCATAGTATAATTCTGTTAGTATCCCATTCTTACCTGCTAAGGGGTGTCCTGAATCTGGATTATAAATAAAATAGATATGGAATCCATAATCCATCTTTTCTTTGATGTACATTGTTCCTAACTCAATATCCTCAACAGAATCATTTTTTGAATTGATGGGGATACTTTCGTATCCTGCGTTTCTGATCCTTGTCTTCTCTTGTTCGATTTTCTGAGACATGGTTAACTTTTTCATTTTGGTGTATTTCCTCCTTATTGATATAATATAGTATTAATTATCTATTGTCAATGCTTTTTGAAACTTTCTTTTATTCTTATTTATGTTATAGTAGAGGAAGCCGAATCTAGGAGAATAGATTTTTAAAGCGCAACCTCTACTATTCTTATCTTACCACATATATCCGCAAAGTCAATTCATTTATCTGAATATAATATTTTTAGCTCTTTGGTATTACTAAATTACATTACTTGTTTGCTTAAACTTTCTTCAATTTTAGCACCAAGCCCACTTGCTGTACGTTTAACACCAGTCTCCTTTTTATCATATTTAGCTTCTAGCGCATCTGATTCCATTTTCTTCAGAATATAACGTTCCATTATTTCAGCCTCAATACCCGTGCTCCCATAGAGGTGAAAAATTTTGTTGTCCTCGATACTATTTATACGTAAACCTCTTTTAGATGATTGTTTAACTGTATTAACTTTGTAACTAGGCGTATAGAACACATAGTTGGTACACCATTGCAAGTTTACACCGACTGAAATTAGCTGTGGGTGGGAAAGAAAAACATCGTACTTTCCACTCTTTTGGGCTTTATTAATTACTTCGGCTCTCTTAATCGTTGGCACATTTGACTTTAGTACATAGACGCTTAATCCATAGTTTTCTAAAATAGTTTTCAAGCGATCCTGCATATTAATTCCTGTTGTATATTTTCCATTAGTAACGAACTCAGTATACACCCAAGTTTTACGCCCATTCTCTTTCTCTTGTTTACAAATCTCAACCAATTTCTTTTCCTTTGGCAATATTTGTTTTTCAAGGTTGGTCGGCTGTACAAACGTATCCATCTTTTCAGAGCCTTCTTTAAAGATGAAAGGTATCTCTTTCCAATTGAATGGATTATTAACATAGTGTTTAACTACACTATCCTTATAAAAACTCGCATTAAATGCGCTTGCCCCTTCTATATCATCCATCAATCGTTTTTCGCTAATTTGCAATTCCTTAGGAACATCTATGGCAACATACTCCTCTTTTAATTCAGGTAATCGTTTTCCGGCTACATCTTTCAATTCCGTAAAGATATACGATGAAGCTAAGTATCGAGAGTATAAAATTGGATTAATTCCTTCTATCTCCTGAAGAGAACTGTCTTTAACCTCAATTCTACTTGATTTATAAAAATCACTGTCTTTAATTTTAGTCTTCCCTAATAAAGTCCCATAAGCTTTAACAAATTTGTCCTGATCAAACACATTATCTTTTTTTAATTGGTTGGGAATCAACGCAGACAAAACATTATATACACTGCTTGCATATCCATTAGATACTGTACCAGATAATAAAATAACTTTTTTGGCACGTTTCATAACGTCACGGGAGGAAACGCCAATGAGACTCTGTGCGTTTCCTGCGTCATGAATCTCGTCTATTGTCACGCTGTCCAGTCTAATATTCTTTTTCTTCATGTAGTTGATGATACTTGTCTTCTTTGTTTTGTCATATACGGCTTGAAATAATACGCCACCACACTCAGAACATTTGTAATTGCTTTTCTTAGGTGTATTAAAATCTTTCTCGGTGAAAAATACTGTGTCTTTTCGTAAAGGATTTTGCAATGGTTTTCCACAGTCAGAACATAAACATACTTCAATCTCTTTATCCACATCTCTTGTCCATCCGTATTCTGTTTTTTCTTGTATAGTCATTGTACGTTTAACAGGAATAACACCATGTCTTACTTTATATGACAATTTGAATGTCTCTTTACCTACCAATAGATATGTAGGCTTATCTACATTCATTTTTGTTTGAGTGTGAAAACGAATAAATTCGTTGGTGTTCTTAATAATCTTTACATCAATATCTTCAGCAATTGCTGTTCTCAGTTCATCTTCCCATTGTGTAAGAGTAATAGCTGGTGCGACAATAAGTGAAATATAATTACTTTTGCCTTTTTCGTGGTGATATAGATGATTAATCTTTGAAGCAATGAAAGATTTTCCAACTCCCATTTCTGCTGCCAAATAAACAAATCTACTATCCTTCTGCTGTAAAACTTGCACGCCTGATTGAATCAACGGAATCTGACCGTCATAGGGCTTCTTTTCACCCTCGAACATCTTCTCATCAATCTTATTCTCATCATATAATACGCGAATATTCTTATTCAGCTTCTCCTTAATCGGGTCAACAAACGTAACTAAGTAATCTGAAATATCCTCAATCTCATCCCAATTAAAACTCTCATCTACTTCCATATCTACTTGTTCTAATGATTGCTTAAACGCCGTTGAATTAACATACCATACACCTACATTACTCAATCCCTCTTGTGTACTATAGATATCACATTCTTCAACTATTGAGTAGTATTCAGTTTGTTTCGCTAATACTTTCTCAACTATATCTTCAGTAACAGGTAGATATTGTTTGTTACTCATATATTTTGTTAGTGATTTAACTAATCCTTCACCATTCCAATCAAACACGTAATTTTCTTGTTTGACATTATGAATGACTCCATGAGTATTTTTACTGTCATGTTTATTTAATTTGTATTTAAATTTTTCATCGAAAGTGCGAATATTATTTTCAAAGAAGATATTAGAACGATCTCTTAATGTAATACTTGATTTACCTTGGATAAGATCGGCAAATGCCTTCTTTATTTTTCCAGATATATCTACAAAAGAACCGAGTATTAAACTTGAGTTATGCAGTACTAAAAAATCTGCACTAACCTCAGCTACATTTTGATTTCTCTCAGCAACAACATACGGTATCATTTTCTTACTCATTCTAAATCTCCTCCAGTTCCGCCAGATAACTCTTTAACTTTAGCTTTTCCATTCTTACTAACCAATACATTCAAATATGGCTCTGAGTATAGCATTTTCTTTTTTATAACTTGTTCTTCACCGTTTGCTAACTCTTCAGTTGTTTCTTCCTCATGTATTTTTTGTTTCATACCTCCGGCAACTATATGCTTACCTTTTCCGTTGATTTCCATATCTCCATTAATCATCCCTGAAGCGATTATGTTAGCCAGCTCACCGGATTTTATTTTTGTAGGCTTCATAATCACGCTTTCTCCCATATCCTTAACCTCAGTCATTTCCTTAATCCAATTCCAATTATCATTATTCAAATTAGAGTTATGATAATTAGCTTCCAATACAACCTTATGATTACGTTTCATTTCACTATATGGTACTTCTGGAATATAGAATCTTCTCATGTCATACATCTTAACATTAAACTCTGGATTACTATTTACAATATCACTAATTTCTTTTACTTCTTGTTGCAACACCATAGCTTGAGTTACATTACCTTTGTTTAGTGGATTCTTTCTTAATTCTGCATATACGACAAACTGCTTATACTTTGCATATTCTTCTTTGTTTACTTTATATAGATGTTCTTTTTCTACATGAAAGTGTTCAACTATCAATGGCAAACTATCCAATACATCATCTTTACGAATGACCATTACAATTTTACCATTATCATTTGTATGGTTGCTACCTTTACTATTGAATAGTAACTTCTCGTCTACAATCATCTGTAGATAGTGCTTAACGTTGCGTTGTTGGTTCGTATCTCCGTATGGAGGATTATACAACATCAATGAGATTGATCCTTGTGGTAGCTGATTAAACTCCTCAAACGTACCATTGTATGACTCATCTATTAGTTCATTATCCTTTATCTTATTATAACGATTAGTCTCTAATTCATTTGCTATGAGATGTAAGTTAGCTGCACCCAACTCTTCATGTGGAATTGCTGACTTGAATAGTTCTAGCCATTTACCTTCACCTGCAAATAAATCTGCAATTGTGATTGTTTGCTTAGACGAATAGCCAAAAGCTACATTGAAACATTTGTGTATGGTTTCAAGATCACCTTGGTTGAGTAGATAGTCATACATTATAGTCATTGGATTAGTTACACCAGTGTCCATGGCTTTGAGGATTTGTTGCTGATATGTAGTTTTACCTAGATATTCTTGAAGATATGTTCTTGATTCTGCGCTTACTGAAAGTCTACCTAGTACACCAATCATGCGATAGATGATTTTTTCGTCAGTAGGGTAAAACATCATTTTTGAGGCTGATTCAAGTACCATAAATAAAAACTCCCTTGTAATATAGTATTGTCTGCTTTTCTTATCTAAGTTCATTATAGCACAACAGATATTATATTACAAGGGATATAGTATTATTTATTTATTAAATTTAAATATTCTTCTTCTGAGATGATTGGCACACCTAGTTTCTTAGCTGCTACATTCTTAGAGCTACTTGATTCTTTGTCGTTGTTGATCAAATAATCTGTATTTTTACTGATACTTCCTTTTACAGTTGCTCTATTTTGTTCAATATCTGCACTCAACTCTTTTCGATTTTTGAAACGATTTACTTTTCCTGTGACTACAAATGTCAATCCAGCAATTGAACTTTCTTCTGATTCAGTTGTCTCTTCAAATGTGATTCCTTTACTCAATAACTCATTATACAGATCAATATTTTTCTGATTAGTGATCCAGTTATATATATGACTTGCTAGAACATTTCCAATTCCATCAAGTCTAAGAATATCTTCTTTTGTTGCAGATAAGAATGTTTCGCTATTGTAAACTTCTGCCAGTATCTTTGATGCTGTTCTACCTGTGTTCGGTATTCCCAATCCATATATGAAATTAGCAAAATTAACATGTTTAGTAGATTCAATTGAATTAAACAATCTGTCGTATGACTTCTTACCAAATCCTTCTAGCTGTGTGATTCCATCTTTAAACTTGTCTATATCATATAAGTCACTAACACTCTTGATATATCCCTGTTCAATGAATCTCTTTACTGTTGCTTCAGATAGTCCGACAATGTTCATAGCATCTCTACTTGCATAATGAACGACTCTTTGCATTAGTTGTGCTTTACAATTGCTATTAGGGCAATGTAGAAATCTTGCTTCTTTTTGTGTTCTAACTTCTACCTGTGAACCACATTCATTACAAGTCTGTGGTATCTTAAAAGTGTTGCTTCTTGTTAGATTGTCCATAATCTGAGGAATAACCATATTAGCACGTCTTACAGTGATTGTGTCACCTATGCCTAGTTGCAATGATTCAAATATATCTACGTTGTGTAATGAAGCTTTACTGACCATAGCTCCATCGATATTCACAGGATCAAACAAACCTACCAATGAAACAATTCCTGTTCTTGTTGTGTTCAATTCCAATCCTCTGAAAGTCGTCTCATGTACCTCATCATCATGCTTTAAAGCAATTGAATGCCTTGGAAACTTTGATGTACTTCCTAATGAATTGCTAAACTGAATATTATCGTATGTGCATACCAAACCATCTGTTGGATATCCTAATTCTTTAGCAATGGATTGTAATTCTACAACTGCTTCTCTAAAGTTTTCACTGCTGACATATTTATATGGAACAACATCAAATCCTTGTCTACTTAGGCTCTCCAACTCGCTCTTTTTGAAATTAAAATCACTGCTTTGAATCCCATAAGCAATAAATTTCACATGTCTATCTTTACAAATTTCACTATTCAACTGTCGAACAGATCCACTTACAAGATTACGCGAATTACTATACTTATCTTCCTCATTGAATTGTTCATTTATAATATTAAAGTCATTGTCAGTTATAATTGATTCGCCTACAACAGTAACATCCACATCGCTATTCAGTGGTACATTCTTAAACACTTTAACATTATGTGAAATATCTTCCCCTATTGTTCCAGAACCTCTCGTTGAACCTTGCCGCAACTGTCCATTTTGATAAGATATTTTAGTAGCTAAACCATCTAATTTTATACTTAAAATACACTCTTTATCACCAATAAACTCTTCTAACTCATCCAATGATTTTGTTTTGTCAAGTGACAATAACGGAATTTCATGTTTGACTTTTGTTAGTTCTGATTTAACTTCATAGCCTACATTTTGACTAGGTGAATTGGAATATAAAATATTGGATTCTTTTTCTAGTTGTAACAACTCGTCATACAACTTATCATACTCTTTATCTGAAAGAACAGGTTCATTCAAATTGTAATACTCATGATTGGCGTGATTCAATTGTTCAATCAATAACTGTAATTTGCTCCGCATATTCACATCTCCTTATTATATAGTATAGCACTATTTACCCATTGTAAAAAATTTAAAGTGTACCCTGTAGGATTCGAACCTACGACCTATCGGTTATGAGCCGATGGCTCTGACCAACTAAGCTAAGGGTACATTGTTGCTAACACTTGTACATATTACATCGTTTGATGATAAATGTCAATGATATAATTTGTGCTCATTCTCCAGTGTCACCAAACTCCACAACCACAATATCATCAACATGATCAAATCCTGTAACTGTTCCAGAGTGAAACTTTAGCTGATATGTATACATGATGCTTTCACTGATCTCAACTTTACCAATTAAATTGGATAAATGCCCTGCTTTCTTATATGCATATTGATTTATGATGTTATTCACTTTTAATCACCTCATTTTTTTATCTACTGGTTCGCAACATAATCGGAATGCGAATTACTTATTTTCAAATTTGTTCCCCGAAATAAATATTTCTGCATGTTTATTGAAGTATTCATGAGCGTTCCAGTTGCCGAACATAAAGCAACCATTTAAAAATGTTACCTCGTGCTCTATTTCTGCTTCGGTAATTCGATTAATACCGATTACATAGTCACCTTCGTAAATTTCAGTGTTATAGCGATCTTTCAAACCTGTGTATTGCATGACAACAATGTTTCTGGCAGTTTTATAGACCCAATCACTTTTTCTTTTTCTGTAACCCACTTCGAATAAAATTTGGTCTCCTTCTGCTTCGGGGAATCCGCAACGATCAAACTCTAAACTAGACAAATCAACCATTTTTTTATCTTTTTCTATCCAAGCTCTAAATTTAATCTCTCTCATTTAAAAAAATCACTCCTTCGCATTTTCTGTCAACTATAAAATAAAATAAAACGAGCCTTTTATCGTGTATGATCAGCATACCAAGAACAGTCCAACAACTCTCTCGCAATATCTGCCAACTTAGATATATCAGCGGAATACACTTGTTCGTTTATTATTTCTAAAATCTCCTCATAATTCTTACCAACTAACACTCTGTTATCATCTTCTTTGTCTATTAACATATCACCCATAAACTCCCTAAATTCTTCGCTGCTCATATTATTAAAGTGTTCTTTTGCCTTACGTCTAACTTCTAGTACTTCTATATCAAAGTCGCTCATGTTCATATAAGTCATTTTTCATCCTCCTGTTATTCGTTGTAAAGGCATCCACAATTATAAAGTAATTTAAAATAACTTCTTAACTACTGTCCACTCATTTTCATGAATCTTGATCCACTCTCTTTTGATTAGATCCTCGATTGTACTTTGAATCTTAGATTCTTCATGACTCAACCGCATTTTTAATTCCCTTAATGATGTGGATCGACCTCTTTTATTATGGTGTTGAATAATAGTTATTATTTTTCGTTCTAAGTTGGTCAGAACAGAAGCAGTCTCCATAAGTAACACCTCATTTGCTTAAATACCTTCATTGTCAATTATGAAATATGATTGTAAAAACTCATTCAATTCTTTTTCATAGTTGTTAAATTCTTCTTTTGTTCTAAAATCATTAAAATCGAATTTTTCACCATTAAGAATATACTTAATAAAGTACTCACTCATTGGCTTATCACTTTTGACCCACTCAATATTTTTACTCTGACTACCTCTGATTATGTTTTCTGATTCTAGTGTATTTATGAGACTGCCATTTTTAAATTTAATTTCCAATTAACATACCCCCCTTTTATATAAATTCGCTCTTTTATTTAAAGTGTTCAGAACTAACACCCAAACTTTCGAACGTTTCGGTTATTAATTTGTCATGAATAAAGCCTGTCAATTGTTCGAATGTTACCAACCCTCTTAAATACATCTTATACAGACCTTGAGATTCACTCATATCTTCCATCCTTTTAAAATGATTATTTTAATTGAATCTTTCCATAGTAAATATCATTTAGAATCCTACACAATCTCTCTGCTTCTTCATCGTCATACAGTGTAGCAATTAGCAAATCTTGTGAATCATGGTTGTAAAAAGTTCCATCGGTTTCATAGAGTTCTAATCTTCCATCTCTTCGATATTCTAAAAAATATGGTTCGTACATTTGTCATCACCTCACTATTTTGAACTAAACATTCAACTTATTAATATTTTTCCAAGTGATCTTTTGGAATTAGATAACCTAGCCCAGATGTTGTCTCACCCAAAATTAATCCGTTATCGTATTCGTAAATAACATGAAACTTATGATATTTTTCCAACTCATTATATTTCTTATTTAAATGAGTCCACTTATCTACAAACATGTCTCGATCAACATAGTTGCCAGTTTTAAGTACCTTGTCACTATAGTCGTACACCTTTTGTGTCAACTCTTCAGCTACATCCATATCAATTTTTAATTCGTCTATCAACTTAAAATAAATGTCATTTGCTAAACCATTATACCCTTGCACTATATTAAATAATTTTCTGTCCATTTTTTCATTCTCCTTTTAATAAGTCTGTTATTTCAATCGATTTTTAATTACAACGAATAGACCGTATAACCCTAGTGAGGTGTAGATGACTATATCAAACATTTTAGGTTTTTTGGGATATCCAGTCATTTTACCTAGACCAGATGACTCCCAATATTCTCTATGATCCTGTTCATCAAAGTCTTTAACTGAATATAGCCCCACAATAAACCCAATAATCAACCATACTAATATTGCTATTGATAATGACATTTCTCCATCTCCTTTTAGTGTGAGACTGCTTTAATTGTGTTACCAATCATGTGAATATTCAGGGTTGTTATTTTCAGTTATGACACCTTGTTCAACATCCTGATTTAACCGACCACATTTGTTGCTGATATATTTTTCATCACTGTTATCCTCAATGGGCTTATCCCTAAATCCATCAAATATTTCATACATATCTGTACTATTGTTGTGCTCAACATAAAATCTAGTCATTTAAGCTCCTCCTATTGTTCATTTAAAATGTGGATTTTATTTAGACTAATTCTCTAGTCAGCCAATTAATAAATTCCACTCGTCTTCGTCCGATAATTTCCTCAAAATCGTCATCGCCTACACGATAAATAATATTAGTCGTAAATTCTTTAAAAGAAAAATCCCTTGTACTAACTAATTGATAATGATATAAATTTTGATATTCAAAACTTATAATATCTTTTAGTGTATTGAATTTAAAAAATTAAATCTTCCATGCCACCGCCTGCTTCGTGACTGTCAAATGCAAATAGTAAATATTGATATTTAGTCTCATTCATTATTCTTCACTTCTCCTTTTCTCGTTATAATGCATGTTTTAAAGAAATTCTAAAGGCTCATTTCTTTCATGTGCCAGTCTACATCCTTCTATAAATCTCTTAGTAACTTCTACATATCCACCATTTCCTTTAATATGTCCATAAGACTCTTCTGTTTCTGCTAACTTCTCGATCTGTGGCATAATCTCTTCCAATTCATCAGCAACAATCTTACACATTTCTGGACTAATTTCTCCATCACAGTCTGAATGTTTTAAAAATTCCGTTAATCCTTTGTGTGTTTCTGGAGAGTACCCATCTCCGAAATACCAATAACCCTCATTTAGTTCTTTGTTTCCATGTGGTGGATAACTACCTCCAATTGATTTTAATACGAACCATCTAAAACGATTGAATGCAGAATATGCGCCATTAAAAGCATCGTGACTTACATCTAATCCCATTTAATTCATCTCCTAATATTTATTTAAAATCTCTATTTGATCTAAAATCACCGTGATATTTCCAAGTCGCTGTTAAATTACAATGAAAGTATTCTTTTATTCAATCTTCAACATTCTCTACTTCATCAAAATCCACTTCACCATCACCATAGATACTTTCATTGATGCCAGTAACACCTATCAGCTTATCTGCTCCTCCATTTCCAAGAAAGCTGTCAATGCCACCAAAGCTATCATAGGCTTTCTCAACAAACAGTTCATTAATTTCCTCTTGAGCTAAACCCTCTAACTCACTATCGTCTATTTCAATTTCCATAATTACAGTTGTATAAGCTTTTCCAGAAACCTCTTTTTTCATTTTAGCTCCTCCTTAATAAATTTAGATTTAATTGGATTTAATACCAAAGTCAGCCAGTACATGAGGATGTACTCATGCTTTGCCACCTTGTTCTTCTACGTGTTTAATTGCTGATTTAAGCATCATTCTATAATAAGGTGCTTTTAAGTCCTTTGGATTAATTGTTGTTAATTGTTCTAATGTTACTTCCATCACATGTCTCTCCTTTTAAGTAAGTATTGGAATTTATTTCAAACTGTTTACAAATTTAAGGTTTTCCATATCAACGATGGCTGCATGTGAATCATCTATTCTTGCTCTTACATCTTCAATATTTTTAAAATGATATGGACACTCCCAATATGGATAATAATTTCCTTCTTTCATATAAATTGCATTATCCTTATAATACTCAACAAAGCGCTTGCTCTGTAATTTTTCTGTATCAACCATTGCACACCGTCTACAATATATTCCGAAACGCTCACAATCAACATCTATAACTCTACCTGCATATTGAAAATACATACCCATATGATTGCCACATATCTTGCAGTTTGTCATAATATCACTCCCATATATAGTTTAGATTTGTTAAATGTCTCCTCTTACACACTTTCTATAAGTTTCAAATTCAATGCTATTATCACTATTATTTTTCAGATATCTATTTTCTCCTTCTAATTCTTCAATCCGTTTAACTAAAGAAACAACTTGATCTTTAATGTTCTCAGGATAGCCACCTTCCAATATATCCTGTTCGATTAATTTATGGTTTATCATTTTTCACCTCAGCATATTATAATATTTAATCTATATATTCCACAAAATCAACAAACGTCCAATCACCATCGTGTACTTTGTTTCTGCCAACTTTATCTGCTATGAAGTCAATATTTATTCCTAGTTCTACAGTTAGTTTCATTTTGGCTTTCAATATAACATCTGATTCCGAAGCATCATTTAGATGTATTACTTCTGTGTTGATTTCTGTACCATTTTTAATCAGAAAATATACGCATGATTTCTCTTTTCTTATCATTTGTTCATCTCCTTAAATTATAGTTTTCATTTAGAATTTTCTTCTCTAATGTTTTTAATTTTACCAACAAATTCTCCATTTTTGTCATACACATGAATTTCGTTATTTGGAACTTCTTTATCAATCTCAACTTCCATAGATGTTTTTAGTTTTAATTCGCTCATCATCTTTCAGCTCCTTCTCTCAATAAAATAATTGTTTTAACTGATATCATATAGTTTTCCATTGACGGCTTTCACCTTATTATGTTTAAGGCTTTCTGGTAAGTCGTGTACATCAAACGGAACACTGCCCATATATTCAAAGTAATACGACATAGCACAGTCTGGATTGCAAAAGTATTCTGTGACCCAACGACTATATTCTATCTCCATCTTGTCTGACAATTCAGTATCGCATTTTGCACACTTTAATAACTCCATTCCCCTACCTCCTATCTGAATAAATCAATAGTTTTAATTAGCCTTTTGTAAGTCGTAAATAAATGATTGTATTTTAGGCTTATTGAACTGGTATAAAGTATCAGTCGACCAATATGGTGCTCTTATTTTGATGCCATAGTCTCCGATAGTTAAATACCCATTATCATCATATCTACGGTCATAGTATTCATCATAATCAGTTCCCATGCTATTTGCTTCTTTAGGTGTTATATTAGCCCATGATTCATTGGCAGCTTCTTTAATATACTCCATAAACCTTTTAAAATCTTCATCTGAAAAGTGATAAGAAAAATGTTCTTCTTTTTCTTTTTTGCCATTTGCATTTTCAAATATAATTGCAGATTTACGATGCTTAACAACTAATCCATTGTCAAATGTTTTTATCTTCATCTTCACTTCTCCTTCAAGTAACAGCTTTATTTTACATTGCTATTTGGTACTTGTTTTAGAATTCTGTTAATGTATTCTTTGATTAATTCAGCCGATTGCGAATCGACACAATCTCTGTCTAACATCTTAAAAACGTCTCGCCTACTTATTTTCATTTTAATTCCTCCCAATAAATTAATAATTTATACCGTATCATAATTAGAATGTATCTGTTTTTCCTTCGACATTAATGAAGTATTTTCCTTGTAGATAGTCTACAATCTCTTTAAATGCCTGTTCTTGACCATTGAAAAACAACTGGTCTGCCTTATGTGTTTCCTTGCTAAATTTAAGATTGTTAGACTGTTCTATGCGTTGCTCAAGATAATTAATCAATTCAATATTCATTTTAGCACACTCCTTTTATTATTTTAGATTGCTCCACAATTTTTATATCACAGTCAACGTAATCAATCTTCTGATCCAATAAAGCATTATATACCTTTTGTTCATCTGCCACTAATTGATACGGAAAACTTAATCTGTATCTGCTCTTCCATTCTTTATCTATATATTCGTTATATCCACCTTGATGTGCAGCAAGTCTAAACAACTCATCATCCTCTAATATATCCAATTTCATATCCATATTCCTTTCACTCGTCTTCTTCATTTTCCTCAACTGTATTATCTGTTTGTCTCTCCATATGTAAATATCCATCTTTACGTATTTTAGTTATGTCTGGATGCTCTAAATCATTATTCATTACTATCCTTCCTCCTCAAATTCATTCTCAATTATCTCTACCACTTACTGTACTCCCATAAGTAACTGTGTGACACACCTAATTATTCTCTTAACTTACATATCATTATATAATATTTATTATCCGTTAATTAAATTATATAACTTTATATCCTAAAAGTCAATCTTTCCCTAAAAGTATTGTCATCAAAGTGATCTGCGTTTTTATTACGTCCGATGCAAAGTACATTTTACTGTGAGTTATGTATACTTTGATGACATTAATTATATAACATATTAATTCATTCTCTACCTTTGTACTATATCAGAATGATTCCCACTTTGTAGAATATATTTCCAAAACCTCTGAAACACTCTTCGTACCATCTAACAACTGCAAAACCAATTCTGCTCTAAGCCCATCCTCATCAAATGCGTTTTGAAATTCTTCAAGTTCCAGTTTTGACTTTGCTACAACACCTAAAACCAATTCCCCATAATATCGATTTTTAGTCCCCATGATGTAATAATCTCCTCTACTTTTTTATTGGTACGAACAAATTATAGAACAAATGTTTGTAGAAATAGTATACTATTTTTTGGTAACTTTGGCAATACCTTTTGTGACAATTAATACAGCTATATTACAAAGTTAGCACTTTTTGTCACATTGATTAAGCCACACCAATATATAACATGCTTTCACTTTATATACTCGTATTCCTCAATCAATATATTATTTTTTGTTTTTTATGTATCCCAAAAAAATAATTTGGGATTAAAACTCTACATCTAAATTATACATCTCTTTTAAATTTTCACTATCAATATAATTTTTCATTTTTGCTGTATCGTAATAAGAGTAACCATTTACAGTCATTTTATTAATGTTAAATCTGTCTCCTATTTCAGTAAACTCTTGTTTGCCAAGTTTTCCTCGTTCTCTATATAAATCGGCAGCCATTTTAATTCTTCCAGATTCACTGATTGTATTTACAGTTAAAGAATCCATTTCATATTTATCTTTTATTATATACAATCTTTTCGCTAAGTTTCCTCTGCTAACCTTATGATTTCTTGTGTTTTTCCATACCGTGTTTTTAAAAACTGACCCTTCAAATTCAGCTAATTGCTTTTCATTTTCTGTATCTTCTGCGGTAAATACCTGTTGTCTATATGCATTCTCAATAAATTTTATACATCTATTACTTACTTTGACTGTTCTGAAGTTATTGGTTTTAACATCTTTAACAGTGACTTCATTGTCATTCCAATTAATTCTGTGATAGTTCATAGAGATTAATTCTGACATTGCTTGTCCAGATATTCCTTCAAATATACATTGAATCAAGGCTTGATCTTGAGCATTTAATAACATTTCTGTAAGATCAAACATGTCTGTTTCTGATAAATATCTTTGTGAAACATTATCTATAAATTTTCTTTCCCATTCTTTAGTCGTTCCTGCTAATGGATTAATGTTGTTCTCTCTTCTTCCATTGTTAATTGCCCATATTAGATAAGTGTTAATTCTACTCTTAGTGTTAGAGACGCTGTTTAATGTTGCAGGATTGATGTTTCTTATTACTTCTTCAATTTGACCCAAGCTAAATGAATGTAAATCTTTGTCATAAAGAATCTCTGTATTCTTAGATTTCTCAAAAACCGATCTTAGTAATGTTTGTACGTCTGGGCTGGCTAGTGTGTCTAAATACTCCATCTTAGTGCTTTGATTGTACAATTCCATTATCTTACACTCCTTTTGGTTACAATTCCAATTGTTTAAAGTAGTTTTCTATAGCATTTCTCGCTGACATAGTTTTATTTAAATTTTTATCTTCATTTAAGAATCCTATATCTTGCCACAACTCGTTATTTTTATCAAAATCAATACTATCTATATAATCAATAACGTTTACTGCATCTATTCCTAGTTCATACATTCTTCTTGCTAAAACAATATAGCCTATAAACATGTTATTCTCAACCATGACCGATTTCTTTTTCCACTCAATAGGGTTCTCTATGAATTGTTCTGCATATTCACCTAACAGGATATTAAAATAAGTTTTTAGATAATTAGTTACTTTATGAACATCAATCATTCTATCCAATTTAAATTGTTCATCAATGGTATCAGATAAGACATCGTAAGTTACTAATTCTTTATTACGTGCACTTGGAACACGGGCAACAGCCACTTTGTCCTTTAGTTCGGATTGTGTCATTAGTTCTCTTACAATAGCATCAGAATGTCTTTTAGATGACAGTTGTTTCTTCTTTGGTTTAGACATTGGTGTTGCTTCTGCTAACTGCCCTTGATAATTGGCAGCTCGGTCATCTGTATAGTTTAATATAATTAATGAAAATTTAAAATTGATATCTGGATTTTCGTTTAGAGCTAACTCACTTCCTTTGCACCTGTGATATCCATCTACAATGTCAATAATTGTGCCCTTGTTAATCTGTAGTTGTTTAGTTTCTGGATTGTAAGTTAATTCATCTCCATCGTCTGCTGTACCTATTGCTGCATTAAATACAATATTTGTTGATTCTAATGAATCTTGTTTTAAATGACTTTTAATTTCTAATACGTTTTTCAAAACTAAAGTAGCTTCTTTGATTGTCTCATTGTTCCTTGTTATTTTGGTCGCTTCTCTTTGTATGTCAAAATTATAATTTAACAATGTTGAACTCATTTGAGCTAGTAGTTTTGCGCTAATATGAGTTAAATACGTTCCATATCTTAATTCTGTAACGTCATTGAATACCATAGGAAGTGATACATCTTCCATTATTGTTAAGTTTCCGGTATACTGTTGTGCCTTCTTAGCTTCTACCTCTGTGTAAAAATGATCCGGGTTAATATTAGATTGATTAATTTTAGAATGGATTTGTTTGGCAAATAAGTATAGTATTCTCCAATCTAACAATGGTAATTCAGTTTCTGGATCATTGATCCAAGATTGTGTATTTCCACCAATTATTTTGTGATTATTGAATAAGCTATCTTTAATCTCTTGTACAATCTTTCGTTTTCTTTTCACTGATAAAGTCGGTTGTATCAAATTTTCTTCTAATTCTTGACGAGTTTTATCTTGTTTCACAATTTAACACTCCTCTAATTTTATAATATACTGTTATCTAATTAATGTAAAGGTAAGTTTTACCAATTTTATTTTTGTTTGTTTAATTGTAAATTAATATACATCTGTTGGTCTTTTCCTAATCCTCTAATTGCTTTCAATAATTCTTCATGACTAGCTCCCTCAAACAATTCTTCATCAACACTTGATCCAGATGAAATAGCACCCATGATACCGTAATTCTCTTCTCTATTGATATAAATATCTGTTGTTTTGATACTGCTGTGATTGGCTGCTTTCCTAGCTTGATTAATGTCACCAGTCTTTTTCCAAATAAACTGTACACCAGTCTTCTTAAATGAATGGAATACAATATTTCTTTCTTTTGGGATATTCATGTCTCTTCTTAAATCATCCATCATTCTATTAACTGTATTAACATGTATATTGAAAACAAACTCACTCTCAGATTGTTTAAGAGTCAACAACTCATTATAAAATTCTTTACTAATTGAAGGTTTAAAGTCTTTGTTACCTTTTCCAATCATGTGAATACCTACATCATGTTCATTCACTGTAAAGTTAGACCATTTGATTGTAAGACAATCATTCCGCCTTGCGCAAGTATCTAATGCAAAGAGTATCATCAGCTGCTTAATTCTTCCTATGTTCCCTCTGCCTTGTTTAGAAGCTAATTCTGCCATCTTCTCAACTTCATTGAGTGTTAGTATACCGTATCTGTCAGTCGTTCCCGAGTGCTTCTTAATGTCTAAAAAGGATATATCATTAATCAGCCTTCTTCTTCTTAAGTGTTTTATACATTCACTTATAGCTCCAATATATCTGTTCGCTGTAACAATAGAGACTTTACGTTCATCGATAAGATAAGCATAGTAATCCTCAAACTCTTCTATTGTATATTCTAAATCATTTTTGATTAAATGTTCAATTTGTTTGTCTCTAGTTTTAAGAAAGAAGTTTCTAATATCTCTTTCATATGCAGATCCAGTATTCTCACTTGATCTTGAGAAGTCTCTGATGAATCTCATAATCTGATCATATACTTCTGTATTGAATCCTCTTTTACTACCATCATCATTTTCATTTTTAATTGGTACAACCTTTTCAGCCAACATTTATACCACATCCTTAATTAGTTTTTTGTCCATGATTCGTAAAATTTGTTCTAAATCATGTTTAGACTTCTTAATCTGCTGATCCGACATTTTATTTACATTCCTTTTGTAATAGCCTAGTAAATCTGTTAACATGTTCTCACTTCCTTTTATAATATTGGTTATGTATGTCTCATTAAGTAAACAATACCATACAATACAAGTATAGTCAAGAAGTATTTGCAATATACATGATTTTTTTATAATATTTATTATGTATAACTATAACAGATAAATATAATTGATTTATCTGTTATTATTTATCTTTATTTGCCTGCGATAATTCAGATTGTGTAAATACCACATCTTTAAACTTATACATATATGGATATTTGTCTATATGCTTTCTTAGCAACTTACTAATACCACTAACACCTTTTGGTGTAACATATGTCTTCGGTCTTGTCATCCCATTTTTGGTTCTCATTATAACTGTGAACCAGCCACGATCAATGTAACTTTGATAAGGCGTAACTCTGCCCTTCATCATAACCTTAACATCATCCTCTCGTAGAAAGCGAAACAGATATGTTCTACCAACTTTTAAAGACTTTGAGACTGATCCCATTTCCTGCAATCCTCTACTCGCTATAAAGTGTTCATGCTCCTTAACTTTAGGTTCTTGAATCAAAATAGTCTGCTCTAACTCTTCGTTCTTTTCAACTTCTGCCAGTAAAGCCTTTAAAGACTCTTTGTAATTCTGTGGTACAATTTGAGTCACATTATGAACAAAAGCATTAGCAAGAACTTCTTTTGCCTTAATCTGATATTCGATTAATTTATCAACCATTTTAGGTAATTCTTTTTTCATCTTTGGCGTAATAGAAATCTTAGCTAACCACAATGGAAGAAAATCTAACTCTACTCCCACAACGTGTCTGGACTGTCCGTCAAATTTGACGGAGAGGTTTTTAACCCCTTGTGACAGAACAATATCACTTTGTATATTTTTAACTTGCCTATCCTTTTGGTTTTCATTTAAACCTATTCCTTCACAAACTCCTGCAACTGTAATATACACCTTTTCACTTTGTTTGTCTTGTGCCGCTAACAACACATCACCATTAAACTCCACTTCTTTAACTGCTAATCCATTCATCTTAATCTCTCCCTTTATATTATTGTTTGATCATTTGTAAATAAAGCCAGCGATATTTCAATCAATGTAAAAATACAACTATTTCATATCACAACCTCTCCTAACTTGTCTTATTATCAATACCATAAGTTAGCACTCTCATGTAGCTTAATTGCATCTTTTTAGCCGCATCACGTCTGTTCTCTTTATCTTTATACTGTATGTCCTTAGATAAGTCCAAACGTGTAGAATAGAATGCTATGTACTGTTGCTCAATTCTGTATTCCTGTAGATCAATAACTTTTCCCATCTTTTACATCCTCCTTTTATCATCATGTGACTGTTCTTAATAACGTACATTAAGTGTATCACATAATATGAAGGATGTCAATATATTATTAATTATCTTTTACTTTATACTCATAAGATACAATATCATCATCAAATCGAATCTTTGCACCTTTATAACTGTTCTCTAACATCTTTATAATATTAACCCTCTCTTTAAATCCATCGTAAGGAATAGCTCCTACTGTTGTTAACATATTAAGACTTCCTTTCTTTTGCTTGTTTTTCAAATATTAAACTCATATCTCTAACATTCAATGCATCCATTATAGAATATAGATATTTTAAATTTATACTCTTGTGTTTCTTGTGGATCATATTATATAACGTTGCGTATCTAATTCCAGTCACCTCATGTAGCCACTGTATACTAATTTTCTTTTCCTTTAGATATTCCTTTAGTTTTAAATTGATCATATTGTTAGTCTCCTTTTATGATTTCCTTATTTACAGTACATATAATATTTTTAAGTTTATCAGAAGAAGGATTGTAGTCCTTCTTAAACATTCTGCTTAGTTTTGTGCTGCTATACTTACTTATAAAATAACGATTTAATTGCCCGTATTCATATGCGTTGATTACACTAAGCTGAAATAGTCGTTCAGTCTTTTCCATTGCTAAATTGAGTTTGTAGCTATTGTTATTCTCCATACAACCCTCCGTGTGCCAGTGATATTATGAGCAACGTAAATATAAGATGCACATTACTCATAGCCATCTAATCGTTTTATTTAATATCAATAAATGTAATCTCATGTTCTCCTAAAACATTTTTCTCAACAGTTAATTCAGCTTTCTTGTAAATCTTCTGTCCCAATCCGTTAGCAATAGTCACATCATACAGGAAGCTATACCGATCTTTGAATTCTCCTTCCTCCCATAACTCTAAAGACATATCTGATTCCCTTATGATTTCATGATCTGAAAACAAGTCTTTATAATGTTTTTTAAATTCATCGTATGAATCAAAATCATTTTTTTCGCCATACTCTTGCAATATTTCATAATCCTCATAATTTAATGACATTATAACCTTCTCCTGCTCCATTTCAACTTCTTTTAAATAATCATAATCAAATACATCAATAAAGCCTTCTTCGCTACGACTTATGAAGTCTGATGTGTCTTCTCCATTCTTTACAGCATCCATATAGTCCTCGGCAAAGTTTTTTGCTACTCCTTTACTGCTAATGTTCATAAAAAGAAATGCTCCAATAGCTACTAATACAGTTCCCACAATACCCAATTTAAACCATTTTGATTTGACAATTTGTTTCAACTTTTCGTTTGACATGATATTCTCCCCTTTTCTTATTATGAATAATATTATACTACATTTGTGATCTTACAAACAATTGAAATTTTTGATGATTAGTTCCAATTGTTTGTTTATATATTATTAATATAATACTTTTAATTTATTAAATCATTTCAATTTATATCCCGGAACATGGTACATACTAGTTGGACTATTCTTTAACAATTCAAAACTTTTGCCAACACTTGTGTTTCCAATTGCATATCTTCCAATTTGAGGCTGCCACTTTTTGTAAACCTCAACTCCTGCATGGATGAATGGTTTATACTCTGGTAAGTACTTATCCTTAATTGCTCCACTAAAACGTTCTGTACCAAATTGAGAAGGTTTAAAATAGAAACGTGCATCCTTTACTATCCCTTTGTCATACAGGTTTTGTAAAGCTAATCCTGACACTTTGTGGTCATTGTGATCATCCAAATAACTCATAGCTTTAAATTTTGCGTTAGGATATTCTTTTTGAATTGCTAAAATTGTGCTCTCAACATCTGCTACTTGTAAACCACCATCTGGATAATTTTTTACATGAATATTTTCATCTGGCACACCTAAAATCATCATACTGTGCTTAAATTCTTTTAATCTTGCTTCACTGAATTCTTGCCTAGTTAATGGATTATCTAATTTTTTGTTTAATAATTCATACACTCTACTTGCAGCCCCATCTGTCATTAATACCACATGAACATTATCTCCATGCCATGTATGGTTTAATATGGCAACTCCATATGTTAACATCTCATCGTCTTGGTGTGGTACTATAAAAAATGTTGTTGGTTGTTCCTTTACCTCTGCGTCTGCTTTTACAATATCCGTTGCTCCAAAAAGTCCTATAAATACACTAGTTAAAAATACAATTGTTTTCATCAATAACATCACCCTTCATTTTTAAATATATCTCCTGTATTCTTTAATTTCTTTATGAGTGCTAGAAAAAGATTCTTTTAGCATGGATAGTGTGAGTTCTAAAACCTCGCTCATTACTATATCTGAATATAATATTGTTTCACCATCAACAGCCATAACTATATATTGATCCTGTCTATGTTGCCAGTGAATATAAATTTTTATCAATTGTTACAACTCCTTTTGCAACCTTAAATGACCTTTTTATACCTATACAACCCTTTTGTAATTTAAAAGTCATATTCGATAATCTGTATGGAATGAATATCTGAATAACCATGTTCATTATCTTTTAACGCTGCATGTAAAATTTTCTCTTTGTCTCTTATTACATCTTTATAAGTTAATACATGTGTAAGACCATTTTCATAGGTAAAGATAACTTTAAATGTTCCCATATTATAATTCACTCCTGTTATAGTTTTATCTTAATTGGCAGCCGTATTTCAGACTGCCAATTAATACTATTTTCTATTTTAATTCATTGATATTTTTTATATGAGTATTCATTTGTTCTAAGTTCGATAATGCTTTATATAAACGCCACTCATTGCCTTGCAACCCATCATCTGCTATAATACTACCATCAACAACCCTCTGCTCTACCTTATCTAAAATCCCTCTTAAAATACCTATTTCCTGCAATGCTTGACGTTTAGCATAATCTCTTTCGATTTTTAATGTCATAAGTAAATCCTTTTTATCCATTCAATATACTCTCCTTTTGTTTGCAATTCTATCATAAGTCATACTATAAAATTCCTGTTTCATACAGCTATTTCTTCGATTTCCTTAATTTCATCAATACTCTTCTCTACGCTACTGTCATCAAATAGATCAAACCCTAAGCAACCATTGATATTTTCAAATAGCGTTCCCTCATATTTTGTTCCGTCTGTGTCTGTAAATTCATAATCGCTGCCAACATTTAATTTAATCATTTTTACTACCTCCTATTTAATATTAATTGCTATTAACCTCTAAATAAGCTGCATGTGAATCAATTCCATTGATCTGATTGTAGTTATCCAATAACTCATCAATAAACGTTAAACATGGTTCTGGACTATATTCATGACTATTCATTTTGCCATTGTGTACTGATATATTGAAAAACTTAACAGCTTTCTCTGGATCATCAAACTTAGTATATATTGTATATATACGTGATGTTTCATATTCCAGTTTGATTGATAACTCACCAATTTTCTCACTGTCAATTATATAAGTGATCATTCTAGTATGAGGATTCTCGACCCTGCTCGCACCGTAAAATTCTAATATCTCAATGACTTCATTGTTAAAATCCTGCAATTGCTTTTTAGTTTGCTTTCTCATTGTATAACCTCCATATATTATGATATGTTATTTTCAATCCATGGTACTAATAATTCAAATCATCTTCTACAGCTTCCCAGTTTTTAAATTTAACTTCACGCTTATTAAGCATCTTTTCAAGTCGTTTAATATGCTTTAACATTTCCTTTTTATCCTGTTGGTGATCTGCAATTTCCTCTTTATACTCTTCTATATATTCTTCTTTGTCTGTTAGACTGTTTAAAACCTCTTCTAAGGCTTCTTTGAAGTCTCCTACTGAACGTGAGTCATCATAACAATGTGTCACCTCTAAACTACTATGATCCCCTAATATGTTTTCTACTATCTCAATATCTCTATCTAATATTGTTAGCATATCATTACCTCCTCATTGATTTCTTACTGTAAATTTATTGTATCATATCTATTGTACTATCGAAAGTATAATATTATTTATTTATTGTCATTATAGATCATCTCCTTGTATTGTTGTTTATTTATACCTATTATAAGGATACATGGTGAATATGCTCATATACCTTTATAGCAGGTATAAACCCTGCTCTATTCTAATTCATTAATATAATTCAACAATTCTTCTTCAAGTCCTGTTACTGCGTTATCAATATGCTTAACATGTTCTTTTCTGCGATTATCTGCATCACTTGCTACTTTTTCATCTATTTTTGATTTCATTCTATCCATCAAAGATTCTCTCTCCATTGTTGCGTAATGCACCATATCCCGATGTTGTAATTCTCCTCTTTCTTTAAAATTCTGATTATAGTATTCGCTTATTTCATTCATCATTTGATCCTCTTGATTGAGTATTAAATCTGCATAATAATTTGTTGCTGCATAAGTGACTGTACCTCCCAATAATAATCCTACCATTAATAAACCGACAACTTTCTTTTTCATTTTTAAACCTCTCCCTATCCCTTATATTATTTTAAATTGTATCATAAATTTTCAGATAAAACTGTGATTTTATTCGTACTCCACTGTACCAACTTTATTACCATTCAGATCCATTAATGTTTTAGGAAAATTGTAAGCATCTTCCAATTGATCTGCCATATCTTTTAATATTCTAGCTAATTCATTACCTACTCCAACTTCTTCAAACGCTGCATTTTCAGTTTTGATTTTAATTATTACTTTTTCCATTTGTAAAACCTCCATTTATTTATTGAATTATACTACTAACAATTCTTCTTTCAATTCTTCAATGTCCTCTTTATTGACGACAAAATCTTTTAATACACTTAGAAAGTTATCCATTCTTTTGTTATCTAATTCTGTGTATTGAATATCCACGCTATCTGTTATAATATGAAAAACAATCTTGTTTGCTTGATCTTCAATATCACATTTGAATAACATGTTACACTCATTGAGTGCTGTGCCGATTTCTTTTGCAGACTGTTTTCTACATTGATTGACTTTAAAAGTATCTACCATTTTGTAAAACCTCCATTTAATTTTAACTTAGCTACATTATACCATTTATAGGATAACATTGCAATAGTTATCCTATAATATATTATTAATTATTTATTACAATTAGATTGCTTGTTCTGTCATTGCCACGTTGATTAATTTTTCAACATAATTGAACACCACTTTAGAAGGATTGCCACCGTATGAATATTGATCTTTGCCTATTTCGTTCAAACTCTTTAAAGCCCATCCTCTAGTACGTAAAGGTAATTTGATACTGTATTTGTCACATAAATCAACAAAATCATAATTATCGATTTTATTTCCTGCTAACAACTCATTTAAAGATGTTTCTAACTCTCTATCACGTTCTTTCTGATGTTGCTTTTCTTTTTCTTCTCGTATTTGTTTTTGTTCTAATTTGTATCGTTCATTTTCTTTTCTTTTATTTTCTTTTACTTGATTAAATTCATCTTCTTTATTTAAATATTGTGCCATTCCCCAATTGATAGCTTTATTACCCGATAACTCTTTATTGAAATTGCTGATAAGCATTTCTAATATTTGGTTGCCATCATACTGTTTTATCATTTCAATTTGATCTAAATGACATACAGTGAATAGATGTTTGTCTACTTCCACCAATAATAATAAATGTCTTTTATACTGCTCCTGTTCTTCTTTATCATAATTATTTTCTAAATCGTTTAACTGATCCTTTAGCAAATATGTTTGAAAATCGTTGATTTTTTCATGTTCTATAACCTGTTTGTTTTTAATTCCACTGCTTGTTAACACTACCTTCTTAATCATAATAACTCACTCCTAATTTATTATTTATCTTTGTGTCTTTTAACTCTTAATTACATTGTACCATACAAAGTATATAAATGTCAATATAATATTAATTATTTATTAGATAATCAATATTATTCACTGGATCACTTTATCCGCTAATTTTAACTTTGTTTCTTTCTCGAATGTCGATAATACAATATCATTTGTTACATCCTCAATTGTTTTTATCTTTTTATGTCTGAACAATGAAATTTTGTAAAATATGAAAATGTATTCTCCAATGAGATTATATTTTCCACGTTTTGAAATAGTTAAAAAATTAGTATGCTTGCAACCGTGAAAAGAGAATGCCAGTAATACCCATTGTTGAGTAAATATTTTACCCCCCATAAAATTATTAGCTTTGATTTTTTGCTCCAGTAGTTCTTTTCCACCTAATAAACCTAATGTCTTTTGATCATACACTGTGTTGTACACTCTCCTATCTGTCTGACATTATACAATATAATCAAGTATGTTGCAATTTATTTTGCTGTACTGTTAACTCTGGTGTATGATCATTCATAATTAATTGTAGACTATATAATACTATATCCTCATGTATGACCTTATAAGCCATATGTCTATAGTATTCATTATCTTTTATACTGTTGCTATTAGTGTATTCCTTAAGCCATTCTAAACGCTCTGACTGTAATTGGTGGAACTGATTGTATATATTGGATAATTGAAAATGATTCTCTAAAAAATCGTTTAATGTGCAGCTTGTTTCATCTCTGTTGTTTATTGTATTCTGTAGACTTGTGTATAATGAAGTGTGTTTGATGTTCTTTAAATTGGTTTGTAGTAAAACATATTGTTCGTGGATGTCCTGTTTCCATTTGTTTAAATCCAATATGACAACCTCCTTTCTATGGTCTAATTCAAAATGGTAAATTATATGCTTTTACAAAATCGTCGTGATCATAATCTTTTAGTGAGTAACAATTGATGTTTAATTGTTCTATCTGCCCCAATGTGAGTTTTGTAAAATTGTTGCCCATGACTAAATAAATAAATCCGTTCCTAGCTTGATAAATATCAAAATAACCAACGACCCATCCATTATCTGTTTCATACTCAAATCTATTCATTGCGATTCTCCTTATATAATATTGTTTACTTAATGGTTAAGCTACTTAATAATAAATTTCCAATCTCCGTTTATAGTTTCCGGAAATTCTATAATATCATCTGTTCTACTTTCGATAATGTATTCTAAAAATCCATCACTATCGTTTTGCAGCTTTAAAAATTCACCAACTTCACCTTCAAATATTAATTCGTTGTCATTGTATGCTTGTATGTGTTCCATTTTTACACACTCCTTTATGGTATTGTTTAATTATACTCTTCCATGTACTTTGCATCTAACATATCTTTATGAGTATTTTCTAGTTCTTTGTCGTTCATACTAAGGTAAATACTCATATTGTTTAAACTGCCTTCTAAGTCCATTTCTAACTCTTTAAAGTCATCTAACATTTCTTCTCTTGTGAACTTCATTTTGTATTACCCCTTTTCAATGATTAAATTTAATTAGTATCTGACACCCAATTATCTTTGCACCAATTAGAACAAAAATGCTGCCCGTTTTCACTTTTAATTGGTATTGCATTTTCTTGTAATTTTCCCCCCACAATCTAAACATCTTTCCATGGTATTCATAAATTTAACCATCTTTGCTCACTCCCAATAATATATTTGTTTTATCTTAATTAAGCTTCTATTGACCTTCTATATATTTCAGTATTATTACCATCCTGTGTTACGTGACCACTGTCATATAGAACAAACTCAATAGTATTAATGTTGTACTCCTTTTTAAATTGTTCTATTAGCTTGTAAGCGTCTGGAAGTTCATTGTCCTGTTCTATTTCTAAAAAGTCATTCTCCTTATCATCTGCAACATAAATATTTACATAATCATCATTTGTAAACTGATCTACAATAATATATCTCATTTTCATCTTCTCCTTTTAATGTGAAATAATGGTTTTATCTATACTGCTAAAAGCCTATATTTTGAATTTTTATACCCTGTGAATCCATATTCGTCATTGCTAATTTCTTTTACTTTGAAGTCCTTTATTTGTTTATAAAGAATTTTAGCTGTTATCTTATCGCTACATTTGACTGAATGCCTACCATCTTTATCAATCCAATTTACATACATTATATTTTCTCCTCTCATAAAGCATTAATTTTATTATATTACAAGTATACTTCTGGTGTCACGTATCCTTCTGTAGCTTTTAGATATTCATATTTTGATATTTCCTTACATGAGATAAGATAATTTCTATCCATTAATTGAAAATGTCCATCCATAACATTAAAACCCTCCACCCACTTCTTGCCCTCCAATTGGTCTCTTTGACTATAATTGTAGCTATTCTCATATGCTACAAAATATAATAACTTTTCATTTTCTGGATTAAAAACCACTTCACTTTCTTTAAAATAACCCAATACTTTTATATGTTCCATACTACATTCTCCTTCATGAATTATTGATTTTATCGTGAATTATTAAAGTTTACCAAATTACACTTTTCTTAATTCAAAAATATAATTAGGATTATGCTTATTCATATAGTCAACGTCTTCCTGTAATTCGTCTTTTTGACTCTCATGGAATAGTGTCACAAAAATTTTTCTTTCTACAAAACAATCTTCTTTCAAATTATACATTCTGAAACGTTTTTCATTTTTTAACTTTCCATAAATAGCCAACATACATAGTCAACCCTTTCAAATTTTAATAAAATGTTGTTTTTACTGCACTGCAAAGTATTCCATTCTTTTTATATAGTTGTCTGTTTCTTTTATAGTATTAATTAAATAATGTCTATGCTTAATAGAAGTAACATTGTACAGATTATTTTTAATCTCTTTTATGGTTTCTTTATACCCGTTTACAATTTCCTTATTTTGTTTATTTTGTTCGATCTTATTCATTTTACATTCTCCCTTTCAAGATAAATTTATAGTTTTAATTAATCGTTTTCTTACAAGAAACACACTCAATATGCCCATATCCTTTAGTATTTCCATTATCTTTCAAGTCCGATATGTCTATTGCGCACTCGTTTACTTCTACATAGTCTAAAAAATCATCCTCATTACCGTTGAAAGTGTCGTTTATAAATCCCTTTACACACTCTAAACACTCTATATTACCCTCTAAGTTATACCCTATGATCATTTTAATTCCTCCTATTTGATCTTTTGCTTGCTTCTTAACTCTTAAATTAATTATACCATATACAGGATAGTATTACAAGTATAATATTATTTATTTATTGTTTTATTTATTCAACTCATCATACAAGTCTGATATCATTTGTTCACAAGCTTCCATATCCTCCAGTAAATCCTTCATATGATATGGCGCTCCATTTGTTCCATGCCCTGTATTGTCTAACCATAGGTAAGTCTCTTCTGATGTGTCAAAGTCATTATAAACTTGATAAATGCTTTCGATTAACTCTTCGACCTCTTCACCTTCTACTACTATACTAAAGTCTTGCCCTGCTGGACTGTACTTGCTCAATCTGTATTCGTTATCCCCTTCTTTGTCCACTGTCCACTCTAAACTTTCAACTTTGCTAATCAATTCTTTAATTTCTTTATTCATTTTAATATCTCCTTTTGTTATAGACTTTTTATAAATCTTCTTCATCATTCCATTCTTCAAAACAATGTTCATTACAAAATAATAATTTTCCTAATCCAGTTTTCTTTTTGATGGGATTCTTTTCATGCACTTCATGAGAATAGTATCCACAATTTACACAATATTCCTTTTTAGTTTGAAACATTTTGCGATTCTCCTTAATTATATTTTTTACAGCGATACTTTTAATACTTTAATTGTTCCTAGTGTATCATTGTATGATTTTAAACTGTTGAATTGCTTATAAACATTGTCACTTACTTCATTCTGAATATGATCTGTTAATGTTTCAAAATCATCATAAGACATTCTAATTGTGCTACCTTGCAATAATTTAAGAATGGTTTTATTGATTTCCATTTTTTACACTCTCCAATAAATTCAATTTTCGTTAAACATTAAATTCAAAATCAAAGTTGATCATATAACGCTCTGCTTTTTCTGTAATAAATTCATCATAATCCATATTCATTAATGCAGCTTCCTCTTGTAATTCCTCTTTGTCTTGCTCATCCTCTAAATCAATAATTGCATCCTGTACGATCCTTTCTTGTACTTCCTCATTCAAATCATTAAAGTTTAAGTAGTATTTCTCTTTCATTTTAAATCCTCCTAATTTATTTCTTGTATTACCTAACTCTTAAATCTATTGCACCATATATAGTTAGGTAATACAAGAATGATATTGTTTATTTATTAAAAGTTTATGCTGCGTTTAAATTGTTCATGAATGACTTTGTAAAATTTTCTGCTAGTTTTTCATCGAAAAATCGTACACCATCAATAAAGTAGTAAACTCGATTCTCAAAATACTTGGCTTTGTCTGGATTGTTTGTTTCAATAGCCCACTCCCAGAAACCTATATAACGTTTAAACTCTTTTTCAATTTCTTGATCTGATAAAATTTGTTCTCTTTCAAAATCTAATACTTTTGAGTCTGTTTCATAATTTTTAACTCCAAACGCTTTGCGGATAATGGCAATTTGTACCATCACACGTTCGCTTTGCTCCCTAGTATGTAAAGTTTGCGTATCTAATTCAATAACCTTTTCCATTAATTTTTTGTTGTTCATTTTAATTCCACCTTTTTATTTTTATAGTTTTGTTTGTTCTTCCTTAACTCTTAAATCAATTGTATCATGCATTGTATGTTAATGCAAGTATAATATTAATTATTTATTACTTTCTTTTAGTTACCATTTGAAGTTGCTTTTTCAACTTGTGTAAGCTTGCTTTTAACCTCTTTCATTCCTTGTATAGCTTCATTGTACTTATTAAGATTAAGCATGGATATAATTGTCTGTGCTTGTTCTGCTGCTTGTTTGCGTGTGTCTTGTTTCTCCTTGATCAATTGAAAACTACCATCTGCCGTATTCACAAGCCATTTATCACTCATTTTATAAACAAACAAATCTGTTTTGTAATTGTCTTTAGTGAGTACAGTAAAGATATAACCTTCTTTCACTTCTCTGTAGTATTCCTTTTTGTCAATGTATTTATGATCCAAATAGTGTGTTGTCTTTTTGAATTTCATTATAATAATCTCCTTTGATTATATTATTTTCTGCTATCAAATTACAATATAATATTATAACCTCATAGCAGGAAATAACCCTGCTTTGTTTCTTAACTCTTAATAATATTCTACCACATAAAGTATAATAATACAAGTATAATGTTATTTATTTATTAATTTATTTTACTGTTTTCTCCTGCCAAAATACTCTGGCCACTGGATCATTATGCACATCGAGAATATCTGCCCATGTATCATTTATTTCAGAATAATTACCTAGTTTGCCTATGCTCTCTTTATACTCTTGTATGATAGCTTTAAATGCTTCTGCTGCCTTCTCCTTATCTTTGAATAGGAATGATTCTACACCTTCCTCTGCATTGTCCTCAATGACTATATATAATTTATTGCTCATATTCAAACCTCCTAATTTTATTAATTTATTCTACGCTTTGCAAACACTCTTCTGTAGCTAATTTTAAACCTTGCTGCAATTTATCCGACTGTTTTACTTCTTCATATGTTAAACTTAATGCTCTTAATGTATCATTTATTTCATAAGTGTAGCCATATTCATGGTTGCCTAACTCATATTTAAACATATCTTTAATAAACCCTGTGCCTGTTGTATCGTTTTCTATAGCTTGATCATGTTCCCGTTCCATTCGTGCAAATAACTCTCTATATGCTTCTATATCAATTTTACGGATGAAACCTCCTGCACCAATACTAATCACTTTATCAGTATCATCTTTGGTTAATCCTAATTCTTGCATACTTTGATTAAATTGATCATCACTAAAAGCAAATTTCATGGGAAAACTGTTTACCTCTTTTTCGTGTGCTTGTTTTAATTGACTGTATAAATTCATTTTGTGAAACCTCCTGTTAATATTATTGTTGATTGATTATTGAATTGCAGCAGGCTAACATGTTCATTTGCTAACCTGCTATGTAACTATATTCAGTTTATCAGATCCGTTTTAAAGCGTTGAAATTCAGTCTCATTATTTATTACGCAAAACATATCCAAGTTCATAACTGTCATCATAAGATAGTCGTTAAATTGCTTTCTGGCCTTTCCTTTTACATCTTTGGGTAAATCTCTAATATCATTCATTACCCATCTCATCAAGTCCTCATATTCTTTCGTGCTTGTATTCATTATTTTCCCTCCTTAACTTCTATATACATTGTACCATTTAGAGTATATAGAAGTCAAGTATGTTATTGTTTATTTATTGATTTAAATACTCATTTAATTTGATTACATTTCCTTTTTGAGTGTTTACCAATTTAATGTTTAGTTTAGCTTCAATTAGCTTACAAAGTTTGGGATTACGTTTCTTATCGAAATAGTGTTTATTATATTCGTTTATGTTGGGAATACTTTTATTAATCAATTTATTCAATAAAGGAACAGTGAATGTTTTTACAAAACTTTCATTATAAAATTCTCCGTCTTGTTCGTATAGTTCAATAACTTCATTTTCTAATTCTTCATAGCCACCTAATGCCTTAGCTTCTTTAATCTCTTTTTCTTTTGCTGCTTTTTCTCTTTGACGCTCTCTATCGAATTGTTCTTTCCTAGCTTGCTCCTGTTGCTTATTGTGTTCCCTTCTTCTTTCAATATGATCTCTTTCTAATTGCTCCCTATTTAAATAGTCATTAATATATTCATTGTGCTTTTTGTTATCCTTTTTAATTATTTCTACACTATGAATGTTTTCCTCACCCCTAATTGCATAACCCTTGTTTCTCTTTCCTTTAGGTAAAAAGAACAAAGACTGATTGTGTAAACTGTAAACAATTCTACCCTCTTCATTAATTCTGGTTGTTCCAAGCATTCCATTTACACTAATTTCAGCTTTTACCATATGTCCTAAGATTTCTTCAATGTTAATAGTTGCTACTGTCATTTTAAATTCCTCCATGTATTGTATTTTTAATCTAATTCAAAATTTGTGATCTGGCAATTGTTTAATTGAAGTAAAATTGTCATTATCAATTAATGCCTTTAGTTCCTCAGTGATTGCAAACAAATCTGAAAATGTTCTGCCTTCGTAACTTCCTTTTCGTGCTACAACATGCTTTTCATTATTGTGATAAATTCGGATTCCACCTATAATATCTGTTGCTTCAATTGTAAATTTGTAGCCTTTGTAGAATGATTCCATTTGTTAACCCTCCTATTGATATTATCATGATCTGTGATACTGTTATAGTTTATAAATTAAGTATGGATCATTTGCGATGTCTTGCATGAATTGATTGTACTGTTCTTTAATTTCCTTTGTGTTTATTTTAGTATGATTATAAAAATCGTTATATGTTTCATGTTTATAATCCTTATGAAGCATATCCATCAATGCTGCAATGTCATTGTCCATTAATGCGTCATGTAAATTTTGATTGAATAAAGACTTGAAAGCGATAAATTCATTTGTATCTTGCTTCTTATACATGTTACAACCTCCTAAAGATATTCTTGTGATTGGTAATTATTAGTTTCTTTACTGTAAGTTCATTATACCATATATGGGATATATAAAGCAAGTATAATATTAATTATTTATAGGTTTTTTGTTATAGCAGGAAACCTATAAACTGCTGCTATACAGTTAAAATACTGGCTTGTAGGTGTTTATGATTGGAATAATATCCTGTCGCTTATAATGGCTTAATATCTCATCATATTGCCTATTATCGACTGAATGGTATTTACTTTTTGTTATTCTCATATTGCCAGTATGTTCTACAGTGTGTAATACTTCTTCTGGTAGTTCGTGCCATCCTTTATATACTAATAGTGTGGAATGAAAATAGTTATAATGTAACTTTCTTTTTCGTTCTGGTGTAAATGTTAATTTAATAGCGTTGTCATACTGTGCGTATTTTGTTGGGATACAATTATCAAAAGTAATTCTACTTGTAACTATACTTCCCCAATCTGATATATAGAATAGTGTAAGCTTTTCGCCTTGTTTAATATTAGCTTCCATAAATTGATCCTGTATGCCGTCTACTTCGATTAACAGTTTATACATGTTAGTTTTGAGTGACTCTATTTCTAATTGTTGTATGATACCTTTAGTTAGTTTAAATTGATACTGTTTTAATTTATCTTTTATGGTGTCCTTGTATTCTGTCCAGTGTTCAGTTTGCCATGTGTCAATTATATTTAATTCTGTTATTGTATCAGTAGAAATGCTTTCCAGTTCGTCAGCTTTTAATTTTAATTCTTGAAGTTCTTCACCTTCTAGTACTTGATCAAAAGTAAAATCTATTTGTATTGTTGCGTTATCAGTTAATCCAACATAACGTGCATAGTCATGTCCTTGTGCATCTATAACAAATTGTAATTTATCATTGTAGAATACTGCTACACCCGTTAAATTCCATTGTACGGTGTTTCTTTCCATTTTATCCATGTTGTGAAAGTCTGTCATTGAATTAATACGGTTATCCTCTGTATAGCTTCCTCCTGTCTCTTGTAAAAATTCAAAATTGTTTAGTAACATATTGGAATAATTTGTTAATGCTTCTTGATTGTCAAAATGCAGCTCTTTTGTAACCTTTACATTTTCAAGTGAATAATCACCTTTTTGTACTTCTTCTATATATTGATCCAAAGTATTGTTTTTATTTAAGTTTGCGAATTCTGCACCAATAATATAGTATTGTTTATCATCTTCTAATGATTTTACGTTAATACTATTGTTAATATGTTCAACTTGCTTCTGTGTTTCTTCTTGTTGCTTTTTATATTCAATATTGCGTAACTCTTGTTGTTTCATGTATTCTTGATACTCTTCTTCTTTTCTTGCTTCTTCTGCTTGCTCATATAATGCCTGTTGTTGATCAAATAATTCCATATTCTTTTTAACTTCTTCCGTGACTTCTGTTTGGTTGTAATCATAGTTAACACTTGTATTGAAGAAATAGAAATTATAGCTTGCAGGAATGTCTGTATATGGATCGCCTGCATTGTAGCAATGTTTATACGCATTAACTAAGTTGTTACAATAGTTTCTAATAGCTTTTAAATACTGGCTATCTTCATTATATGGTGATTGTTTAATGGTTACATTGATATGGTTGTAATCGCTTGTAACGCTTATTTTACATTGTGGAAAACGTTTTTTAAGATGTTGTCTTATTTCCTTTGCCATTTGTTTTGTTTCTTGATTGTTATTAACTTCTATATCTATCCATTGTGTAGCTTCCCATAGAGATAGTGTATTTTTGTTGGTTGTTTTCTTAATTGCTGCATTTTGTGTATCTGTTGTTGTAATATTACTATTTGTTAATGCGTTAGCTATTTTAAAAGTATCTTCATTTTGTTTCGCATACCAACATTTTTTACGACTTGAGAAGCGAAATTTACTTGATTTTAAAGTATTTCTAACCTCTGGATTAGGTATAGAGTCAAAATATAATTCGATTCCTTTTAATTCGTCATTGATTTTTAATTCTACGTTTAACATGTGATTGCCACCTTTTATAATATTTGTTGTTGCTTAACTGTTAATTACATTCTACCATATAGAGTATATAAATGTCAATACAATATTTATTATTTATTAGAATGTTTTTGTTTCAAATTTATTAATGATCTCTTTTAATACTGGAATGCCTCCATTTTTAGCAATAGTTTTATTAATCTTATAAAAGTCTAATATTAACTTGTTTGTGCTGGCATCAAACTGTCCTAGATAGGATAATAGCCTTTCCCTGTTGTTGGTATTGATTAAATCGTTATTGGCTCTCATGTCGCTTAAAATTGCTTTTACAAGTGTTATAAATTCTGATTTATTTTGCATTTTTATGATCCTCCAATGATATTTTGTTTATCAAATTATGAAACATTTTCCAGTTGATCATCAGTGATTAAAGTTAAATTGTAATCATGTTGTAATGATTGAATAACCTCTTTTTCAATGATTGCAGGATAATTTGTTATTTGTCCGAATGCGTGTAATGTAAGAGTATTATCTTTTATGTATACATGGATATTGATTGGCTTATTATTTGCTTTATGTGTGCCTTTAAATTCATAATGCTTATACATTTGTTTGCTCCTTTAGTTTGTTATTATTGTGTAGTTTACATTGTTTATTCTTTCCCTAAAAGATTGAATTGCTGCAATTAGAATACGTGTTTCAATCCTTTGGGCAAAGAATAAATTATATTGCCTACTATAAAAAGAGTTCCTATCCCTCTCTTAAATGTTCAATGCGAATACAGTATAATAAATATTAAACATTTAAGACAAGGAACAAAGTTTTTAAGTGTTTCTTAACCTTGTAAATACAGTATAACATAAAATTTTAAAAGTGTAAAGTGTTTTGTTAAATATAATATTTTTTATTTATTATGAGTTTATCATGGTGAAACATAAGAATGATACTGATAATACGAATAGAATACACATATAAAAATCTGTTCGATTCTTTGGTAATACGTCTATCAATGCATCAATGATTAAGCGTTTAATCATGCTTGCAACCTCCTTTTAGACTTATGTTTGTTGGTTATTCTATTATGTAATTCATTTGTCCATGGATGGATACGATCTGTTTAGAATGGTGTTAATGATCATATCCATATTAGAAAAACGAATTTACTAATTTGCTGCAATGTGTGAGTATAGTTTTTCTGTGTTATAGATTAAATCTATTTCTTTTAAGAAAGTAGTATCGAATGAAGTATATATGGATTTTTTGATAATATGGTCATCCTTATATGTCGTTTTATGCTGTGATTCTGTGCTAATGTCATGCCAGTCATTAAGTATAATTATGTCTTTGCTATCCAACGACTTTTTATAATGCTTGCGTTTGTGTTTTGGTTTATGAATGAGATATACAAACCTTTGAGAATAATTTTCTTTGATCTCTATTGAATGAAATTTCGTTTGTGATACTTGAGGGAAGCCAAAATCATTAATACCTATGATTGTAATTTTATGATCTTCGTTGAGATTGTTTAATACATTGATTAAATCTGTTTCTTTTGATTGAATAGTATATGTCATTTGTATTCTCCTTTTAGATTGAATTTTATTTATTGCTTTAATGTAACAATCCAATATAATATTATTACATTAAAGCAGGAAACAAAACATCCTGCATGTGATTATCCATAGAATGAAACTACTTCACCAGTAATATTGTCATGATGTGAAATGAAGCAATAACCACACTCTTTTAATTCTTTTTCATAATTGGAAATAAGCCTTTCTTTTCTGCCTTCCATTCCTTGTGTATCTTTTAAGCGTGTAGGCTTGTAATACCTTTCTATAAATTCCCTTACAGATGATACGTTTGAAACTTGATATTTTTTAAACTTTTGGTATAGGTTTGTTTTCATTTTTTGGATCTCCTTTTGATTGATTGTATTTTAAATAAAAATTTCTTCATATTTTTCAACTGTGCTGATTTCATTTGTTGCTATTAATTCCAATTCACTTGTCCATGTATTGACAAAATTTTCTTTGATAATGAGATATTTTGATTGGCCAACCTCTGTAATTTTTATTCTCTCTGTGTCGTAAAATATAAAATTGTCAGTCAATGAACCTTCAAACATGTTGTAATCTATCCCTTGATTGTTAGCAATTTCTATCATTTGATTTATAAACTCGTTTGTTACTGTAAATTTATTCATTTTTATGGTCTCCTTTTTAAAGTATGTATTTAAAGACTGTTGCAAGTCTTTTTAATAGTTCTAATAGGCTTATGTATCATTAAAAAGACTTGTACGGTTTTTTATATTACTTTAAAAAGGTGTGACAGATGAAAACTTTTTCCATAAGCTTTTCAATATTTTTAATTCCTCTGATAGTTCTTTTTCGTTATGCTTATTCATATCATAATTAACCTCGTTGATCTCATTTACAATTAACATTCTTAGTGCTTTTGATTCCTCTTTTGTTAGGTTGTTCATGTGTATTCTCCTTTTATGGTTATTTTAGATATTGTATATTCCATCTTTAAAATTTAATTTCTTAAAAATTTGTGTCAATATATCCACATTATCCAAACCTTGATAATTGACTTCTAACAATAAAGAATATTGTTCTTTGGATATCTCTATAATGTTATTTTTTGAAACTGTTAAAGTGTGAAACTGTGGTTCATTTATAACAGTAATTTCATTTTCATTATTGGATAGATAATTCTCATAAAGATAAATAAATCCGTGATTGTCACCTTTTGAAATATCGATAAAATATTTGTCCATTTTATTTTCTCCTTTTGTATTTAGTTTATTTGTTATTCGTAAATTTCTAGTGTATTCTTTTTATTTAATTTTGCCCATTTACTTTTTGTTGTATGTTTAGCTAATGCAAGAATACACCACTTATAAAACCCTCTACCGTCATAAATTGCTTTGACTGTATATTTCCAGTTTCCTTTTTCATCTAATAACTTACATACTCTTTCATTTGTAAATTGATCTTTATTCATTTTATAATACTCCTTTTTGTAATTGTATTTTTCTAACTTTAAAAGCTGCAATTTGTTGTTTTAGTTTGCAACCTTTAAAGTGAGAAAAATCTCACTTTATTAAGTCAATTGGAAAGGCTTATTACCTTTAGAATGTAATTGTTCCTGCCCATATTTTTCTATTTTCTGATTCCATGATAATTTGCCTTTTTTCTTTTTAGTGTCAAATTCTCCTAAGTACCATTTTTTTGATGATCTTTGAAACCTGAAACCTAGCTTTTTAATTTCATCTTTAATTGGGTATGTGTTTCCTTCTAACCATATCCATGTGCCTATTAGATTGATTGTAATACCCTCATGTTTGAGTAATTGGTTTATGATTGATCTGTAGTTATCATTGACTGTGTGCCCTTCTTTGTTATCCTTTGTAGTTTCTACTGTGGCAAATAGATATTCGTATTCTTTATTGATTTGTTTCATTTGTTCGGTTGTGTCGTGTTCGTTTAAGTCTGGATGGAATTGTTTAGCAAGTTTGCGGTAAGCTTGTTTTAGTTCCTTTATAGTTGATACTGATTGATTGAAAAATTTAATATTCATGTGATAACCTCCAGTGATATTTTATAAAAATGTGTGTTTATGTATTTGTGATTGATCTGATACTGTTTGACTTGATATATAATATTATATACCTATTATGGGATAATGTCAATAAGAATATTGAAATTTATTAATATAATATTATATAGTTATTGTGTATGGTTATATGCTTGAAAGTATCACAATAACCTATAAATCATTTTAAAGCGTAATATGCTGCTTTTGAGTGATACGTGATTTATAGGTTATAATCATATTTTAAAGCGTGTAGGATAGCTTAAAATGATTCGTTTTTTAGATATAAGCTTTTAATATAGTCTATCTCTGAAAATTTGCATCTTATCTTTTATGTTATCATTTAATGATTGTAAATTTTCATCATATTGTAAGAAGGTGGAAAATTCATTGTCATAATAATTTATAATGTTTCTTATTTGTGTACCGTTTAGGTGGTAAAATGCATAGTTGAAAACTTCCTCATGTGACATAGTTTCAATGGTTTTTAATAATGAAATTGGATTCATTTTGTAGTACCTCTTTTCATATTTTAGAATTATTTTATATCATTTTTACATTATTCATTCTATCTAAAAAATTACATCTATTAGCAAATTCTTTTTCTGTGATTGTTTCTTTTATTATCCAATTGCTTTTGTTCTTCTTTAATTCATTCAATTTTATATTTAAATATTCCTTTTTATGATACTGTTTAGCGTCTTTTTCTGTTAGGTATAATTTGTTAGGATTGAATAAGTTCAATCCTTTTTCTATAATGTAATAGCCTTTACTATCTTTATTTAAATTGCTTTTTACCTCATTTTTAGCATGAAACCATTTTCTAAGTAGAGTGTAAATATTTTTGTTATAGTCGTATAGTGTAATCATTTTTTCTGTATGGATATTATTTTTCTCTATAAAATAATCACTGTTGTAAAAAGATACATCTTCTAAAATTTCATCGTTTGTAAAGTCATTTCTGACAGTTTCTAAAATCAGATCCATTTCATCAGTGTTGTTAAAATATTTCACTTCTACAATATTAATTATACTCGCATCTGATTTGATTAATATATGATTTACATTTTCAGTTCTTCCATAGTAGATGTATTCTTTTTCTTCTGCATTGTTTTCAAACATTACAATTGCATATTTTTTATTTGTGTTTAACATTTTTAATATCTCCTTTTAGTTAAAATTTTAAATTGGTCAATTCCAGCACTTTGGATAATATTATGCTATCCATTGTTAGAAACAAACTAGAGTGTAAATAGATTGTTTCTAACTAGCATAAAATAATATTATTAATATGGTATTTATTAGTTATTCTTAGATTTGTTAGATAGAAATATTTCATATTGTTGTTTGTCTGTGTATGCAACAATATCTATAACTTGTGATTGTAAATCGTTTAAGTAGTTTACTACTTTATTATTACCATAGTAGAAAGCTTTATTATCTGATAAGTGACTATTGTAAACTTTAGCAAGTGATTCCAAATCATGATATGAAGCGATTGAAGCGTCAATGTTATTGTAAGTCATTAATTGTAAGGTTGAACGAGAAAGCCTGTTAAAACAGTTTAAAGCATCTTCCTGTTTAACATCTTTTGCCCACTCATAATTGCTTGAGTAAATTCCTTTTGATTTGTTGTTAATTTGTTTAGTGATTGTCATTTTAATGATCTCCTTTTGTGATACTATATTTTACTTTTGTAATACTTTTGAATATATCCTCCTCATTTCCCCATACGATTTGTATTTTGTCACCAACAGATACATTGAAAGATATTTCATGATCATATAAGAATATGCTTTTGTTGTCATGGCTTGCTTTATTGATTGGTATACCATGTATTGTGTTATTTGTTATGTTAGTTATTTCATATTGATATGGTTGTTTGTTGCCTACGTTTGTTTGATTTGTATTGATTGATTGAAAACCTCCGATTAGTTGACTAGACAATAATAAGGTGATTAGTATTGTTTTCATTTTGCTCTCCTTTGTATTGATTTATTTTGGAATTTTAAAATGTAAAAGTGCTGCACTTTGGCGTTTTAAAATTTTAGCTATTGGAATATGTTTCTTTGTAGTACAATTTTATAAAATGGTTGTCGTGTACTAGTTCATAACCGTATACGCTTATAATATTATGTGATTGTTTGAATTGATTTAATAAGCTTTGAACTTGTTCCCAGTCATCTAATATAGTGCTTGTTGCTTGTTCTTTGTCGTGTATGCTTTTAGTAATGTGATTAATGTTTAAAGTGTTCTCAATTTCCTTTATATCCATGCTATAAAAATTCATTATAGTATTTCCCCTTTTGTATTGAATTATTTTAGATATTGATTATTAATTATATCTATAAAGGATATAAACCGTTTAGCTTATATCCTTTAACATACAATTAATTTTACCATTCGAATGTTAAACCTTCCTTAATGTCTAACCATAGATAGATTGTATATGGTTGTTTGTTATTACCTATTTGTTTGTGATAGTGTTTGAAATAGTCATCATATGCTTCTTTGTAGTTTTGGTTGATTGTTTCACCTAACATAAATAACTCTTGCATGGTTGGTGTAACCTCTAATGCATCATAGTGATCTTTACGATTATTGAATAAGTTTATTAGTCTGTTCATTTTTTGTTGTCTCCTTTGTGGTTAATTTGTAGTTAAAATTTTAAAATGGTGAAAAGCAGCAAATTGGTTATGTATATTATAGGTACTTTTCAATGTCTATTGTATCTGACAAGTCGCATAGCCTGCTATCTAATGCAAGTTGAATATTTTCATTATCATCTTTGCCGAATACTTGTTTTAGTTCGGTTGTGATCTCCTTTTGAGTTTGTTCAGATAGTTGAAAAATATAGTTTGTTTTGTTCATTGTTTGTGATCTCCTTTATATTGATTTATTTTAGATATTTATTTGTAAATTCAATGTATTAAAAAAGTGAATTTCCCCATTCTTGTCTTTTTCAACGATTAAACCCGTTTGTCTAGCTATTTCGATTGTTTCGTTGAAAACGTTCTGAGCTTCATCATGCGTAATGATTCCATTCTCTACCTTTATAGGCAAACGTTCAGTCCATTCCTTGCATTTTGTTGAAAGCTTATATCTTAAACTGCGTTTTTTCTGTTCGTCGTTTTCTGATAATATTCTTGTAACATCTCTCTTTAAATAATCAAATAATTCATAAAAACTGTTCCTTTTTATTGCAAGTATTTCTTTTTTCATTTTAACATTCCCCTTTATAATGATTTATTTTAATATCATATCAAACTGTTATCTATTGTAAGATTGTATGATCATATAGATAAATGTATTTCATATCATATTAAAATGTATTGATCTTACAAGCTCGATACTGGAAAGTATGTCATGGCTTGTCTTGTCGATAGTCTAACACTATACGTGTGACAGTATAGTCTGTAGTCTGCATTTTTTTGTAAAGTAGTAAGCTTGTAACTACTGTATGGTGTTATTTAGTTTTCAAGGTGCTAAACCTTGCTATATCATTCCTTGCAGTTTATTGTTAGACATTCCTTTCTATGCAAGTTTTATATAGTTTGTTTTCAAGGTGTGAGGTTGATCTCACTTGTTTGTTGCTTTGTTGTTTCTCTACCTTATACTTATATTATACTATGTATCGTTTAGTATGTCAAGTACTTTCGTGAAGTTTTTAGTATAATATTTATTAATTATAAGATGTTTGTTGCCTGTGTTTGTTGTTTTTCTTATTTGCTATACTTATAGTATAACATTTATTAGTTATTGGTGCAAGTCTTTTGGTGGATTATTATGTGACAAATTTGTGAACATTTTGGGATATGTTTGTTGGTTATTGTGGGTTGTTGGTTGACATATTGTGTATAGTATGGATAAGATTAAATGGTGGAAGTCAGCATGTTATTTTGTGGATAGATTATAGTATACAGATTATATATAGTTAGGATGTTATGATATATTATGATACATTGATTTTCTATTTTTTGATATTTTGATATTTTATTATTTCAATTTATGGATATGGAAAATGTCTCACGTGAAACAATATAGTATTATTTATTTATCTATGTAGTTATGAAAACTATGTGATGAGGTGTGGAAAACTATAGGTTAGTTAGTTGACTAGTTAACCAGTGTACTATGTGAGTGATACAGTACTTCATTATATATAATTTTGTAATAATCGATATACTTTTTATACTTCGATTTTTCCCTGTTATCATGGGTGAAATTTTGATTATCCAAAATGCAGCAAATTCATGATTATATATTCCAATGGTGCTATAATGCATATTATACCACCATTGTAAAAGGCAGTAATGGGGGCATATTTACATCTATGGGATCACTTGTTCTCATTTTCTAAACCGGGAGCAGCTACATTCACGCACCAACTTAATTTTCCACTTTATCCCATATTTTCAATTTTTCTCTCAATTTTCACCTCTCCGTCATCGTAAATGTCATCGAACGCATCCGATATATTCTCCCTATTCATCCACATTTTCCACTATCCCATTTTCCCTCAATCTTCCAACATCTTATCCAATCCCTCATCACTCCTTCCCTACACCCTCAATTTTCCCCATCATTCCCACATTATCTCGATACACATCTCACATCCTCATTTACTCATCTCACAACAACTATCTCCTGTCCCTCAATTTTCCCTTACCACACCTACATAATCTCACCATCTTCTATCATTCAATTCACCCTCTATACGATAACCAATCATCAACACATCCCATCACCCACCGGGGGCTAATTTATCCAAAACAAAAAGGTAGATGCATATTAGCAACTACCTCGCATATCCACATATAATATTATTTGTCTCACCAATCATCTTTCCAACTATCTATCTCATTCCATCCTTCATCCCAATCATCAATATCACTCCACTCACCAACCTCATCTCTAATCCCATCCAACAACATATCAATTATCCATTCAATCATTGTACATACTCCACAAACTCTTTTCCTCTATCACTAAATTCCCCAACCATACTACACACTAATCCATATGACATACCAGAATGATTCTGCCTATCAATCTCTTTCTTGGCAACCTCCAACGTATCCACATCCCCCTTCTGTCCTCCACCCAATATCTCCACTATACTCAAACAGTTACCTAACTCCATACCTTGATATAGATCTCTCAGCCTAACAGGCACAATCTCGTCCCACAGTTTCCATTTATCCTCTGCTAACACCTCTTTACCTCTTTTCATCCAATACTGTTCCAACTCTGGAATCTTATCCTCATGCTCTCTATCTCGTCTCTCCACATCTTCTCTAGACTTCCTCTGACCTTCATCAAACTCAGTCTTAGTCTTACCTGTAATCGCCTTATAAGCTACATCCATATCAACTGTATCCGAATATAGATAATGTTGATTGAACTCTCCATAGACAAGTTTCCCTCTAATCTTATATTCTAACAATAAATTTACAACACCCTCTATTGTATTACCCCATCCGAATTCAACTTCTTCATACAGTTTCCCATTTTTAATTTTACTCATTGATATTCCTCCTATATATTATTGTGTTATTTTTGATCTCATATTCAACCCGTAGACACCTCTATGAGATGTTCTAAGACATTTGTATATATTTATTATGCTTTGTCTGTAAAACAGTCACAAGGGTGTCTGAAATTGATTCTAGCCATATCTTTTTAATATTAAACTATGTATGTTATTATTTATCTACACGACTAAAAGTTATTCTTAATCCATTCGTCAACATTACTAATGACATGTTGATCGCCATTTTGCTTACTTGAATTGCTTTCCATCCCATACTCAACAATAAATCTCGTATTCCTACCAATTTCACTTATGAACAAATTTTTCTTAGATCGTGTGCATGACACGTAAAAGAGCCTCGCTTCCTCTTCCAGACTGCTTAAGTGATGTGGAAATTTATCATTTTCCACACCTACAACGAATACGTTATCAAACTCTAAACCTTTACTTCTATGTATACTCATTAGCTTTACAGCGTCTTTTTTACTTTTCTTCTTGGTGAAACTACTGTATACGTATGTGATAAATTGTTCTAAATTGTTGCCTTTGACGAAACTTTTCAATACTTCAATACTATTCAAACGTTCATCTATTTCTTCTTTATTCCTGTATTTTTCTTTAATGGTTTCTTCTAGCTTTGTTGATTTTGTTATATGAGCAATAAGAGAAATCACATTTGCTCCGTCTTCGTTCATTTTTCTTAAGTTATTGATTATCTTTTTGAATACTGTGATATTCTTTTTTTGCCACATCTGACTGTATGGCATATCCGTTGCTGCATCCAGCATAGATGTATTGTGTTTAGTTGCGTAATTTTGCATATCATTGAATATCTTATTGCTCATGTATGTTAATGGGTAGTTTCTGGCTTTAAACGCACCTTCAAAAGCATTATCGTCTTGTGGATTATGGACTAATCTTAATATAGCAAGAATCCCAGCAACTTCTTTACGTTTAAAGAAACTGCTGTCATTAGCAATCTCATAATCAATTTTACGTCTTTTTAACTCAGCCTCAACGAAATCAGCATGAGCGTTCATTCTATATAGAACAGCTATTTCATTTAGTTTCTCTCCATCTTCAATGAGCTGTTCAATCTTATCGGCTACTTCTACACCTTCCACGTCTCTACTGAAGTGTGAGTTTACTTCTATGTGTCCATCTTCTTGGTTGTGGGCTTTTGCATCCACATAATGCTCGTAATCACTGTAGTATTGACGGATAAAGTGATTAGATTGTTCTACAATGTTCTTTGGTGATCGGTAATTTGTAAATACATTATGTATAGTTGCGTCTTTCCAATACTTATCGAAATTCATGGAGTATTCGGTAGTTCCCCCACGAAACTCAAAAATCGCCTGACGGTAGTCGCTTAGGGTGAATATGTTGCCAGTCTGACACCACTCTTTTAGTAAATGATTTTGTACTAAATTAGAATCTTGATGCTCATCTACAAGTATGTAATCATATGTATATTTATCGGGGTTGTTTTTGACCACCTCTAAACATAATAATAGATAATCATCAAAGTCGTATAATTTCTTTTGTTTCTTCAAGTCCTCATACGCTTTGTAGAATTTGCGTAGCTCTTTAATGGTGTAATCAGATTCTTTTTTTATGAATTCATCATCATATGATACCATGAAATTTTTTTGGAAGCTAATATAATTTGTGATCTCTTTAGTGTCAGCATTTTTATCAATATTTTTAAAACAATTGTCAACCTGCCATTCTTTAATCATGTTGTATCCAGTTATTTGTATCCCTTCTTGATATAGAATACGTCCACATATAGCATGAAATGTTCCTACGTTCACGAATTTATGATTCATTGCTTTTAATTTCGACTGTAATTCTGAAGCCGTATTCTTCGTGAAACTAATCGCAAGGATCGATTTTTCTGGTATGTTGTGCTCGCGTATCAATTTATCTATTCTGCCTAATAAAATCGTAGATTTTCCACTGCCCGCCGAGGAAATGACCCCCATTGCACCATCAAAATGATCGACAGCAACCTGCTGCTCGGGATTGAAATTTATTTTTGTCATAACTTTTAAAACTCCTCCTATTAATATACTATCTATATATATTATATAATATTTATTACTTATAGTCAACTGTTTTCAAAATATAATTACAATATTACGTTGTCTTGCGCCAACGTTTCTTTCACGCTGTCGCGTTCAAGGGGTGGTTGTTATTTGTTTGATTTTTATTTGTAACCAAAACATACCAAAACCTCTATATAGAGCTTTTTACATAATTTCTTCTACAAACAATCTTCGTTAAATGTTATTTTTCCTACAATCCAATAGGATTTTTCCTTCTTTACTTGGTTGTTTTTATCTCGGTATGACTTTCCATTCTTCGTGTTAATAATGTATGGTAGTTTTCTATCCTTGATATTTCCGTTGAGCGTATTTATTCCCAATGTTCTAGCACTAAGTCCATTCTTTTTAAATGTTTCTTTCATAACCTCTTTTTCCTCTCTATACAATTTTACTCCAGTAATAGAATCTAAATATAGACTTAAATTTCTATCATTGATATCTTCCTCAATCAATCTGTACTGGAATCCTTCGGTTGGATTATAAAAACCTAGTATATCTGCCACATGCTTAGAAAATCCGTATGTACCAAATCGCTTCATATCAGACATATCATCTTGGTCACACATTATCTTATAGAGCATTAACTCATTTATTTTTTTCGTTGCTTTATTCTCATCCTCCGTTATTTCATCATACACAATATTAAATTGATCGTTTTCACGATAGTATTCTTCAATAAAGTCTTTTGTACCAAAAGAACTCAGATACTGCGCCATTTCTGCCTTTTTCAACAGTTGAGTTTCCATTCCTCCTAACCTCTGATTTGATACAGATTTAACATAGAGATTAATTTTGTCATTTTTGTCTGTTATTCTTTTTCTTCCTATACATTGAATTAGCACACCTATGTCTTCAATATCACAAACTATGTGCTTTAACTTTTTATCTACGATGTTAACGCCAGTATCCATAGCCATAGTTGTGATTAAAGCTGTTTCATCAAAACTCTCATTTTTAAGCAAGTTGTTGATTTTTTCTTCGTCTACGAATTTATAGTAATTTTTGTTTGCTTCACTGCAATTAAACAACGAGTTTTTTTGATTCTTACTGTATAGCTCATAAGCCTTCTTAGCTGATTTTATGAAAAATATAGTTCTTTCTTTTCTTTGGATTGATTCTTGCATGAAATGGTTTAAGGTTTCATCTTTATTATAGAATGTTAGTGTCTTAACAAAAGAAAAATCCAAAGGTATTTCGTAATCTATGGTTTGTGTTATTTGATGTTCATTTATGTAATCCGTTACACTATCTCCTGTTGCACTCATGAGTATCTTAATTTGCTTCTTTTGCTTCATTAATTGATTAAACGATATATCAGTTTTCTTATTAAAGCTGGCATCACTAATGAAATAATGGAATTCATCACATACTATATAATCATATTTTCCGAAGTTGAATACTTTTTTCCGGCTATATAGGTGTTCTAGATGCTGATAGGTTTTTATATCTATAACATCGTATTTTTTATCTTTGTGAATCTCCTCTTCAAATTGATAAACACAATTTTTTCTATGTATTAACATTAAAATCTTTTTATTCTCATTTTTAGCTATGTTGTATAGGTTGTTTTTGATAAAATAACTTTTTCCTTTGCCCGTTCCTGCTTTTATCGTAATTACATCACCATTTTCCCAATTTTGTATGTCATCGTTTGTTATTAAGTTGCTTACCTTCACTTTATTTCCCCTTTCTTATAATAAGTATATAATATTGATTGTTTATTTTGTATTTATTTGAAACGCTTGGCAAAAACCATAATATGGACACGTATTACCCAATCTTGAATTAGTATTTTTACTTTGTTGAACATATATTACCCTCCTTTCTTTTAGAAATTTCCTATTTGTATTCATTATATAATATTATTTGTCCTTAGTCAACTAGCCCCTCTAATCCCATCCTCAACCAGCATATCGCCCAAAAATGTCCTTCGACTTCCACCAGCAGTCTGCTCAATTGCATAATGCAACGCATTATTCTCAGCTATCATTATACAACCTTCAGAGGCACGGGTGATTCCTGTATATACAAATTCTCTACTCAACAGAAGATATGCTGAGAAATCAAATGTGAATATAACTTGTTTAATCGAGCTACCTTGAGATTTATGAACTGTAATAGCATATGCCAATTCAACATTAATCATTTCACTCATATCATATATTATTATTTCATCAATGTCTTCAAATTGAAAATGAACGCTGTGATTCTGCCTTGTCTTATCGTCATCAAATTCAATCGCTACAATTCTACCCAGTGTTCCGTTATATATTTTTACTTTTCCGCTTTCTCCTGCTTCATAGTTGTTCCCATTATGTATAACCTTGTCACCTACACGATAATCATAGCCACCTCTGCTTATGAATGGTTTGTCTGTATCATTAAACACCTTTTGTAATTCAATGTTCAGATCTTTAACAGATAACTCTCCTCGTTCACGTAACCCAGTTAACACTTGAAACTCAAATAGATCAGCATTTTTATTACGTTCACATATAGAAAGTATCATATCAGTAATATCTGTTTCTTTATCAACAGGGATGGTTGTCATGTCACGCAATTCGCCTAATGTTTCCTGTTTGTAATTATATTTGTCAGTGATATGTCTACCTTCACGAATATCATTTGCTGCCAATATAATACCTGATTTAGCAGCTTGACGTTGAATCTTGGTCAACTCTTGTTGTGGTATTATGTCTCTTCCTTCGTTTAAAATTGAATCGTAGACTGCACCAGTCCCAATCGATGGAAGTTGTCCATTATCTCCAACGAATATCATCTTAGCACCCGGTTTAAGGGCTATAACTACACTATAGATGAGGAAGTTGTTAGCCATACTAGATTCATCCAATACCACAATGTCATACGGGAGGTTGAATTTATCATTGTGGATGAATTTGCCATACTTATCTATACCAAGCATTCTGTGTATAGTCATTGATTCCAATCCATGAGAAGCTAGGACACGAGTTGCTTTCCCACTGAGAGCTGTTGTCATGTAGGAATAGTCCTTCAATGCCTTTAAAACCCCTTTAATACTGAAGGTTTTACCAACGCCACCTTTCCCATTTATTGCCAGTACATTATTATCAATAGCTAATTGAATTGCATTTCTTTGTTCGTCGGTAAATTCAAATCCACCTTGTTCTTCTTGTTTAGCAATAACATCTGTACTGTTCACCTTGCTTGTGGGACAGGATTCATTCAACATACTCATCAATTTATCCTTAATAGTTTTCTCAAAGTAGTAATTCTTGTATAAAGCGACCTTATTATCCTTTATGTATAAATTGGTTTCCTTAACACCGGAATTTTCCAATTCCTCTATAGTATTCATTATGTATGATTCTTCAATCTTCAACATTTCTTCTAGTTGTTCAATTAATTCTCTTCTACTGATCCAAGAGTGTCCACTTGAAGCGTCTTGCTCCAATGTATATCTAATCGCTGATTCAATCCGGTGTGGACTAGTTGGGTCGTCTCCTCTATGCATTGCGTAGGAATCAACCTTTTTGAATCCAAAATTATCTGCGGCACATAGATTATATACATTATTTCTCACACTTTGTACTAATGCCGATGCTGAACCAAAGTGATTGATTAGTCTTTTAGTTGCTTCATATGTAATATCGAATTCTTTTAGTTCAACTAATGCTTCTTGGATTTCTAAGTTGTTTACTAATTTACCTTTAATCTTGTCATATGTAGATTCGCCAATCCCATGAATCTTTGTATAGTCAATCTCATCATTGTCAAACATATCAAGCAGTTTGTGATTTGGATACACTTTTATAATTGATTCATATTGCTTGTCTGTGATTAAAGCTTTCACATAATCTTGCTGCTCCTTGATTGTTTCAGGACGTTTAGCCTCTACAGAGAGAATGGTGAATCCTTTGCCATATTTAGGGTGATCATTCGGTTCAACTATTATATTATAGTCATTTCCTTCTAATAAATCAGCCGTATTACCACTGATTGCTATATTCCCAAATGAATTTAACTCAATTGTGCGGTTGTTGTTTGGAATGGCAGCAAAAACACCCCACATATTTTCAGTGCTATGATATAGCTTCCGTTTAATTGTTACATTAAGTTCCATGATTTCTTCTTGGCTCAAATTAAATCGCTCCTTTTATGTATTATATTTAATATATGTATTGATTATATAATATTAATTGTCTATTGTCAACTGCATATTAAAAATAAGATTAAAATGTTGGTTTGTTGAGATAAATTAATAACTAAATAACATTATATTTGTTTTAAGGTGTGTTGTGGATTGATTGAGTGATTTGGTAGGCTAGGTATTCAAATGTAAATAGAACGTCTCAGGAGGTCTGTAAATGACTCCTGTGATGGTTGTGTGGTGTCTGGGTGTGAGATGATCAGACGGAGTAATACAAGATGGAAACGTGTCTCTTCCTATATAATAGATGTAGATAATGCTGAGTATATTGTGGGATGGAGTAGGTTTTTAAACTTTTAAAAATAATTTGTGAAATAGGTTGACTATAATGAAATAATATTATATAATGTATATAGATAGAATGTTAGGAGCCAGTTAATTAAATTTGAGTGACCAATAGATATATAATAACATACTATACTACATAGAGGAAAAGGGGAAAAGGATATGGTGAGTACGACATGATTTGGGAAGATTCACAATTAGAGATTGATAAAAAATATGAAGAACATTTGAGACGTAGTGGTTTGTGTGAGGATGAGAGATTTGGATGGGATGATGAGGTTGGTGAAGATAAAAGTGAGAATGGTATAAGTAGTATTAGATGGGATAGCTATAATGAAGATTATGTGAGTGAGTTTGATTGGGAGTTGTATGGTTATCTAATAGATTAATAATACCATAAATAAGGAGGTAAAGTGTTGAGTTATGAAAATGTAAAACTATGGTTTGCTAGAGATGAAGCAAAAAATATAATAACGATAAATGAAGTTGATAAAAAGAACAAGCACAATACATATAACTGTCCAATATGTGGATCAGATTTGAAGCCAAAAGCAATTGAATCAAAGCGAATTACACCACATTTTGCACATGTGGATGCAAGTAAATGTAGTTCAGAGACAATGATTCACTGGTGGTTCAAGCATAGATTCTTAGAATCTGGTGATACATTCACTGTTATAGCAGATAAGGAAAGAGAATATGTGTGTAAAAATGTGTCTGTAGAGCAGCCACATGATGTAGAAGATGGTGTTTATAGACCTGATATGACCATTGAGACTGAATGTGGAGAAACAATATACTTTGAGATGAACTATTCAAATCAGAAGAAGGTTAAAGATTATTTAGATATGTGGTTGGAATTAAAGAATATTGTGGTTGAAGTAGATGTAAAAAGTTTGATGAAGCAAGATGAAATACCTAAGTTTAAGGCATTGTTTTATAATGGAAAGTGTTTTAATACTAAGAGAAATGATACTTATTATAATACGATTGGTAAATATAAGGAAGAGTTGATGAGCAGTGGTGTTAGGAGAAATGCTAAAGAAAGAGTTAAAAAGTTGGATTGGTTTTGGGAAGATGTTTTCAGGTACAAGAAAGGTGAAGTCGATATTGAGCATTTGACTTTGGTTATTGATGTAATTGATGGTGAAGAAAAGGATTTGGTTTATCACATACTAAATAAACAAAGCTGCGCTAATGTATATAAAGATTACTTAAACTATAAACAAGAAGTAGTTTTCAACGAATTGCTAAGAGAATATAACTCAGAAAAAAGTGGTTATTATGCTGAAAAGTCTGGTTTTGTGAATTCTTGGGCTACGAAATACTGGACAAAGAAGATTGAGATTCGCAACGAAAGTGGCTTTTATAAAGGTTATGATATTTTGAAATATACAGCTAATGAAATTAACGATAGTGTAAGAAATATAATTATTGAAATCAAAAAGAAAGAGCAAATTCAAAAGGATATTGCCATTTCCAAAAACAACAGCGTGCTACTAAATGCAATTAACTATATTGAAGAGAAATACAAACAAATCGACAAAAGATACAATCTGCGATTAAACTTTCAGACTATGCGTGCTGACTTCTGTTATGGTTCACGCACAATAATTGGTATTGAAATCCCTAAAGAAATTGCTCATTCAAATGATTACTTTTCCATTATTGAATATCTTGATGATAAAAAAATAGATGGATATGTAAACAATGTAGATAAATTCGATAACATAAACGAATTGGAAGGCATACTACAAGAGATGGATATCATGTGTCGCAAAATAAAGTTTATAGACATTTATGAAGAAAAAGCTAAAACAGGACGTAAAAGACGAAAACGCGTCATCAAAAGTAGGAATGTGAACTACTCGTTGGAATGTAAATATTATTCTGAGAGTTTGATAGAGATAAGAATCCACAAGCTGATCGACAATTATTATAGATTGAGTTTAATCCGTCCCATTTTATATATTCATAAAGATAACTTGTATTTCGGAAGAACAGTTATTGGTGAGAACAATATATTGGACAGAGAGAAAATTAAGGAAATCGATGATTATGAGTCGGAATTAATGAGTACGATTTTAAGCTTAATTCAACATGATCTCAACATTATGTGCAAAGAATGTAACAAAAACATTCTATTAAAGGCTGGCGAGATAAAATTCTATCTAAACAAGGGATTCAATTTACCAAAACGTTGCAAGTCATGTAGAAAGAAACGTAAGCAAAAACAAAATAGATAAACAATATTATATTTAATAAAGGAGTGCATGAATTATTGAAAACCAGACAATTCTACACATTTAAATTCAAGTCTTCGAGGTTAAAAGAATTCGATTATGACATCAACCTAACCTTTGACGAAGCAAAAGAGAATAACGAAGTGATTGCGTTGTTTGATAGCCAAGTATTGCGTTCAATAAGAGATATACATAAAAGAGAAATTGATTATGATAATTTAGAAGGACTGCACAAGAAAAGAAACTACTTAAGAAAACAGGAACATTCAGATAGCAATGTTGCAAAAATTCAATCTATACAAGATAAAATTAATAAAGTTCTATACATGCCGGAATACATTACAATTGTAATGGATCATAATAGCCACTACACTCACTTGTACAAAAACGGTTTGCGGCTAAACGGGAAGATATATAAGAGGTTTAACTCTTCTGCTAGTCAATCTAGAACCTCTACGGTAACTTTTTGCGAAGAAAAAACTGTAAAGGAATTGCACAGAATCATGGACAATGGTAGAGATAAAACCATTCCAATGGCTCCAAGCAAATTTAATGCATATAAGGGGTTAGCTGGCTCAAGCACTAAAGTTGTACCTACACCGAGATTCGCCTTAGTTCCAGACTACGAGAGCAAAACAGAGTTTAATGCGCACTTTGTAACAGAAAACGATGATTGGGACAAAGATGACACTATGGAAGAAACAACAATCACTGAGTTATTTGACCGTTTTGACGGTCAAGGTTTAATAAGTGTAGAACAATCGAAGAAGTGGGCAAAGGAGTTGGAATTAGACTATGTACCAGCTCAATGGTGTATACGCCAAAACTACATTAAAGGAATGCTTTGTACTTTTGATATACATAAATTTTGTGAAGAAGAAAATAGTGGAAATTACACAATTAATACATCCTATAAAGACGAAGGTGAAAATCCTATTACCGCTGATCTTAGAGACATCGATGTAATTTTATCAGAAAGTCAGTTTAAATTATGGGACTCGTTTCCTTCTATTGAAGTGTATGAAAAGAACTGTGAAGATAATAATTTGAAATGGGGAGTTACATTATATACTCCTAAACAAGATAAAGATATATTGTCCATGAATTATCAGTTTATGCAGACTTTAAATTTAAACAAAAAAGACATAGAAAAAGTATCTGAAAAGTTTGTGGATTGGATTACAGGAATTAGCTCAGAAAATATATACTACACCCTTCTGTTTTTGATGGGTGAGAATGTTACAGAAGAAAAAATTGATAGATTAATAAATCATGGTGAAAACTATTGGGTTAAATCATTATTGCTAAACCACAACTTGATTAACGACAAATATATAAAACGTAAAATTCATGACATGGTTAAACGAAAGATCCAACGTGCCTGCCTTGGAGACATCATTGTAGATGGGAATTTCCAAGTTATAGTAAGCGATCCCTATGCTCAAATGCAACACGTTTGTGGTCATGATGATGTTACAGGATTGTTGGGTGCAGGAGAATACTATTCAAACTACTGGAATAAAAAAGGTGTTAAGAAAGTGGATTCGATGAGGTCTCCCCTCACCTATCGCAGCGAGCATGTTTTGTTGGATTTAAAAGAAAGTAAAAATCTGAATGAATGGTACAAATATTGTTATACGGGAATCCTCGTAAACATACATGGTGATGAAACTGTAAGGTGGGCAGGATCGGATTTTGATTATGATATTTTAGCAACAACATCTGATCCAACAGTTATTAGTGGAGTTTATCAGGATGAATTACCTGTTGTATATGAAGCACCTAAACCGGAAAAACAGATTTTAACAGAAGAAGCGTTATATAAGTCAGATTTATTTAGTTTCGGTTCTATAATCGGCTCAATAACAAATAAGAGTACATCTGGGTACGCATTACTTTCAGAGTTAAAAGAAGGCACAGATGAGTATGATGTGACTTTAAACCGAATCCGCATGTGTACAAAATTGCAGTCTGCCCAGATAGATAAAGCAAAAATTGGAGAGAACGTGAAAGGTATCCCCTCCCCTTGGACTAAATATCAAAAGGTGAATGGTGTTGATGTTGATAGCGTCAAGGACGAAAAGGAATTTTTGAATAGTATTTTACTTGATAAACATCCATATTTCTTTACGTATCTCTATCCTGACACAAAAAGAAAATATAAGACTCATTATAAAAAATATGATGTTTCTACACAACAGAAATTTGGTATGACATTAGAAGAACTTAAATCATTAAAAAGAAAGACTAAAGAGCAAATTGATTTCTTACACTTGTTTGAAAAATACTCTCCTGTCAATGATAGTGAGTGTGTCATGAACAATCTATGTAGATATATCGAGACAGTTGACTTTAAGATTAAGAATATCGTGAGTAAAAATGAAGAAGTTTATCACCAGTTGTTGATGAGTAGTGATTTTAGTGGAGTAGATGAAGACAAATATAAGAAAGTAGTTGAAGTATACTCTCGATACAGAAGCAACGTTAGTAGCTTTGCTTTTCTAAATAGTTCATCAAAGAAAGACGGATTCGACGAAGAAAAATACATATCAATAATAGGACATTATGAAAAATTCAAAAAGGAAATGAATGAAGTTTGTTCTAATGTAGTTGAAGCTGTAGACTATCTTATTTATATGTTTTATGTGGATGAAGGAAAGTTCAATAAAGATATATTGTGGAATATATATGGTGAACAAATATACCAGAACATCAAGAGTAATACTAAGGAAATCTGTGTTCCTGTAGAGGATGAGACTGGAAGTTTTACATATTTAAACAAACGTTACAATCTAAGAAAGGTGGAGTTATAGATTGTATGAGTATAACCAAAAGACACATGCCGAAAGAATATTAAAAGAAGGATTTCAAGGAAAATTTTTAAAATCAGGAATGAGGGTTCTTGCAAAGTATTACAGAGATGTAGAGGATAAAGAGAGAAAAGATCGTAGGATTGCATTGTATGATTTCTGTGAGAAAAACATTGAAGGTTATAACAGAGTCAAGTATTATCAAGCAATCAACGCCGCTTTAAATCATGCTTCAAATAAGAAGAATAAATTAGTAGAAATTGAGAAAATAGTTGTTACAAAAGAAGAATTGAATTACATAGATAAACTGAAAATAGATTACAAATATAGGAAGATTATTTTTACTTTACTCGTTTTGGATAAATTGAGTATGGAATCTTATAACATTAAAACAGGTAAAGAGCCTAACAGTGAACATATTTTTGGGAATCCATTACGTAAATACAATGAGCTGGTTAAATCATCTCAAGTAACAAGCACTATGATGAAGAAAGATGGTTACAGTAATATCAATGATGTTGTTAGATATTTTAGCAGTTTAGGTTTGGTTGAAGTATTAAACCAAGGAATGATCAAGCTAGTGTTTATTAATGAGATTTCTGAAAGTGGCAATGAATCTTTAAAGATTGTAGATTATGAAAATATTGGTCTGTACTATGATTTACACAAGGGTGTGAAGAATGTTAAAGAGTGTGAAGAATGCGAAGTACCCATCAGAGTAAAATCTAATAGCACAAAGTATTGTGATAAATGTAAAAAAGAAATTGAAAGAATTAAAACAGCAAAAAGAGTCCGTCGTTATCGCAATGTAACGGAGTAGGAAAGCTCTAAATTCCTTGATATTGCTAAGAAATAACGACTCTCATATATTATTTATATATGAAGAGGAGATTACTCTATTATTAGTAGGCTATCTCACAAAACCATCTCACAAAACTTTTTTAAAAGAATTTTCAAATCTAGTTGACTATAAGTAAATAATATTGTATAATGTATATAGAATCAGATAGTTGCTTATCAACAAATAAAATTCAAAGAATAAAAAGGAGATGTTTTATATGGAAATATCAATAACACGCAGCTTATCAGAAATCAAAATGCTCAACAAAAGGATCTCACGCAAAATCAGTGATTCTATATTCGGTGGATATTCAGTTGGTAAAAAGGTAATGACTGGATATGATACAAAAGAGGATTTAGAACAAACGGTTAAATCTGACTTTGATTCAGTCAATGATTTAATCGCACGTAGAAATGAGGTTAAATCAGCTATTGTAATGTCAAACGCTACTACTAAGGTTGAAATTGCAGGAGTCAAATACACAGTTGCAGAAGCAATTGAGCGTAAATCTTCTATTGAGTATGAAGAACACTTGTTAAATAGGTTGAAAAATACTTACACTCAAATTGTTAGTCGTGTAGATGATGTTAATGACGACATGAATCGTAGATTAGATAAGCATCTAGAAACTTTGTTTAGCAAAGAAGCTAAAACTGATGTGCAGCAAACCGATTCAGTAGTGAAATCATTTAAGGAGCAAAATGAAGCTAAGTTGATTGATCCTATTGGATTGAAGACACAGATTGAAAAGTTGGAACAGAAGATTGAAGACTTTCTGACGGAAGTGGATCATGTGCTCTCGACGAGCAACGCAATTACTACAATTAATGTTAGTGAATAATAGATAAATAATAACATATAATAGGTTATACACATATAAATTTAACTTAATATAACTTCCAGTTAATCGAAACTTTCTAAATCAAAACACCCTTTGGGCGTGGGCAACGTCCTAAAACTTACATACTTTAGAGAAGAGTGTCTATTAAAATAGTATTTGCTTTATACTCCTGTGTGATAACAGAGATATAAAGGCAAATAAAAACCCAAGAGCATAAAAGCTCAAAGTTTACAAGCTCATTTCTTAAAGTTTAAGTATTAAAGCTCTTTTGATGTAAAGTTTAGGAATCAAATTTGATAAGTTCGATAAAATCCAAGATTAACAGTCTATGAGTGGTTGTTTGTTGACTCAGAGAGTACTGCTTGGCAGATTAGCTGGAAAGTTTATATTATGTTATGAAGGGTGTATCATGGTTCGATTCCATGACATGACAGAATGACTTCCCTCGGGTGTGGGTGTCTATAAACGTGAGTTACATACTATTATATTAGAAGAAAAAGGGAGAAGATCAATTATGTCAGTAAACATGAAAAAAGATGAGTTTAAGAAAGCAGTAGCAGAAAAGTTGAATATTAAACAGGTAGAGGCAGAGAAAGTTATTGCTGGAGTATTTGAGACTGTGGAAGATGCACTTGTGGAAGGTAAAAAAGTTCCGTTGGGTGGACTAGGTAAATTGGGCACAGTTGAGAAGGCTGCTCGTAAAGGCAGGAACCCACAAGATGGATCTGAGATTCAAATTGAGGCTAAGACGGCTCCAAAATTTAAGGCTTCAGAACATTTGAAGGAACTAGTTAAATAATACATAAAATATAATCCATAGATAAACAATAATATATGATAATATACAATACAAACTAGAGTGTCTAACAGTGGAAGCAAGGGGTAAAAACAATCCCCTTCCACTCACTGATACCTAAATAAACTTAGGAGACAACTATATGCCACTACCAAAGGATAATTTACTATTCGGATACGCAAATAAATTAACAAATGAGCAAAAAGAGTATGTCGATTCAATTATAGATAATCAACTGACTATTGTTAACGCTCGTAGTGGAACGGGTAAAACGACATTAGCCGTGGCTTGTGCAAAGATTATCGGAAAAGATTTGCTTTATGTTTTTAGTCCAGTGGAAGAAAATTCGCTTGGATTTACACCGGGGTCTGTGGAAGAAAAAGAAATGAAATATATTCAACCACTCAAGGATGCGTTGATTGAAATAAACGAGCATCCAGACAAGGTTATTGCAACGGAAGAAAATGTTGAAAACGTTAAAAATGGTAACACATGGGTTGAAGCGAAGTCGCATGTATTCGCCAGAGGTACAAATATTAAAAATAAAACAGTTATTTTGGACGAAGTTCAAAACTTTACCAAATCAGAGTTACGTAAATTGTTAACTAGGATACATGACGATTGTACTGTAATTATGATCGGACATACGGGGCAAATCGACCTAGAAAGAATACAAGATAGTGGATTTTTACCTTACATAGAGCATTTTAAGAATAAAGATTATGCACATACTTGTGAATTAAGTTGGAATTTTAGAGGGCGTTTGGCTAACGATGCCGATGAATTGATTTAAAGCTAAATAGTATTACACCACTTTCGACTTTATATCGATTTTGTGGTTGTAGTTAGATTGTTTTTCTAACTACCTTATTTTATATAAGGTGGAGAGGTCTTGCCTTAGTAGACACCTTGCAAAGCGGTTTTCTGTCATCCATTAAAACAGATGATTCAAACTGGTGTTTCGCTACCATTAAACGCGAACTATAAAGTAAATAATAACATAACAAAAACATGAAGTCAAATAAACTTAGAATAACAAGGGAGAATGATTATATATGGCGAAATTAAATAACAATATTACATTCCAAAAAGCAGCGATTGAATTTCAAGAAAACGGAGAAATTTTAGTTCATGAAGTTACAAAGGATGGAACTGAAACATTCTCATTGACCGATCATTTAAGGGAGTTTGCAACGGAGGATCTTAGTCGCTTAGTCAATATCTCTATCAAGGAAGATGTTGTGCTCGAAGGAAACGTGGAATAATGATTACACCTGAGCACTTGCAAAGACGTGAAGATGAAAGTGTTGATAGCTATCACATTCGTCTTTTTGAGAATCAAGATGACTACGACATTGACAAATATACTATAGCTAATTTACTTAATGAGGCTTCTGGAAAGAGCTATGATGAGAGTAAATGGCGTAAGGATTATGCACTATACAAAAAATGGCGGGATTACATACTTCAGAACAACTTGGATGATGAACGCCTACAACTATATGAAGAAGCCAGACTTGAACAAGAAAAAGAAAAGGTTCGTCAACAAGATCAGAAACGTGAATATCGCAAGATGGTTCGCAACTCTGCTAGGTTCGAGAAACTTCAAGATGACATACGTTATGCTGTAGGCGAGTTAGAGAAAGTCAAGCCACTTCCTCAGAACAACTCGATACATATGGTTTCAGATGAGGAAAAACATGGATTGTCTCTATGGTCTGATTGGCATTTTGGAATGGAAATAGATAACAATACCAACAGGTACAATAAGGATATCTTCAATCTACGCCTTAGAGAGTTGATTGATAAAACTATTGAGCATGGTATTCAGCATAAAATTTCAACACTACATATTGCTCAACTCGGAGATTTACTTGCAGGTTTTATTCATGTATCTACTCGTGTTCAAGCTAATGAAGATTTAATTGAACAGATTAAGTATGTATCTGAAAGACTAGCAGAAGCAATCAATGAATTAGCCAATGTGTTTCCTAATATTGTTTACTATAATGTGATTGGGAACCATGGTCGCGCAGGAAAGAAATCAGAAGTCGGCATCACTGAAAACTTTGAGTACCTTGTTCCTTGGTTCTTAGAAGCTAGATTAAGCCATTTAGATAATCTTGAAATGATTACCGATAAAGATGGATATATTGTAGCCAAAATATTCGATCAGGATGTAATCTATACACATGGCAATTTTGACCAAGCCGATAGAGCTGTTACTAGGTTGCCACAATTGGTCGGTGTGATTCCTTCTTACATTTTTTCAGGACATATTCATCATAACTATACCAGAGAACATGGTGTGACTACTGTATGTGTCAACTCTTCCATGATAGGAAATGATGATTTTGCTACTCAAGGCAGATATGGTGGAAGACCATCTCAAAAGTTCTTTGTGTTTGATAAAGAGATTGGGATGGAATGTGAATACATAATCAAATTTAAGAACTAAACAATATTATAATAATATCGGGTGACGCATTGTGGGGTTAAGTGCCCACTACCCTCTATTTATATGAGCGGAGGGAAATCAAACGTCTCAACAGACTGGCATATATAAAATAACGAACACAGTTAACGGAAAAGTTTATATCGGTAAATCTGTACATCTTAATAAAAGGTTACGCGAGCATCGATCGTCATTACTAAAAGATTATCATCCGAACAAACATTTGCAAAGATCGTGGAATAAGTACGGAGAAAAATACTTTACATTTGAAATCTTAGAAGAGTGTTCGGAAGACATAGTAAATGAGCGAGAGATGTACTACATAAATGAATATAAGTCAAATATTAAAGAGTTTGGTTACAACATGACTCTCGGTGGGGACGGGAGTTTAGGATTAAAACATACCGAAGAGTCTAGACAGAAGATTTCAGCAATACAATTAGGGAGGAAGCTTCCTGAATCACATAAACAGAATATAAGTAACTCTCTAAAGGGCAAAGTACCTAAGAATTATCATATGATAGTTGAATACAATGAATCACAAGAAATTCCCATTACCCAAATAGCTATAAAGAATAAAACTATTATTCACTGGAAGAATATAAATCATTGTGCCAGAGAGAACGATTTACTGGCTACAAACATTGTGAAATGTTTAAAAGGTAAATATAGAACATGTGGTGGAAGTATATTTTTATACAAAGACAAGTTCGATACTGATATTAACATTAATGAATTAATAAAAGATAGAACGAAGAACAATCAAAAAACTCAAGGAGTTGTACAACTTTCTAGCGAGTTGGAGTTGATCGTTGAATACAGTTCTATGAAACAAGCGCAAGAGAGTGGTTATACTAGACAGTTAATTCGACAGTGTTGTACTGGTATATTGGAAATGTATAAAGGATTTAAGTGGATGTATAAAGAGGATTATGAAGAGTTAGTAAATGAAGATGTGTTTAATATCAATGATAATAGCTAAACAATACCACACAACCAAACCAAAAGGAGTTTTCAAATGAGTAATATTTTCAAGTTTCAAGAGGAAGAACAATGTGATTGTGAAACTTGCCATACTATAGAAAGTCATCTAGAAATTGCATTAAAGAGTGATTCTAAGGATGAAGTGCGTCACATATTACGAGGACTTTATGAAGATGCTCACCAAGAAGGTTATAGAGCAGCATTGGTAGATGACATTGAGTTTAAGACACAGGTGTTAACTCAGACTCCTAGTGAAGATGAGTTTCTGAATTAGGGTTGGGTTTGATTGGAACAAACTGGTATGACAACTTGATTGTTGTCCGATGCCGTTCTATTAAATATTATAATAAGGAACGGTGATGTTGATGAGTAAAGAAATGTACAGTAAAGATTATATAGCTATGTTAGATGAAACTGGCTCATTTGAAGAGTATGTATTCTTTGACCATTTAAAGAATCGTGAAATTATTATCAATCAGCAAGTAGATGACTCACTGGTTGAGCGAGCAATCATGCAAATCTTGAAATGGAATAAGGAAGACGCAGAAATTCCAAAGAATCAACCTATAAATATTTATTTAAATAGCCCGGGCGGAGATTTGTACGGAGGTATGGTTCTAGCTGAAGTTATACAGAAATCTAAGATCCCTGTACACGGATATCTACTAGGTTTGTCAGCAAGTATGGGTGGGCTATTGGCTATTGCATTTCATAAGACATTTGCATATGAGCACTCTAATATACTCTTGCATGATGGTTCTACATTTTTACAAGGAAGTTCAAATAAAGTAAAAGATACCATTAGATTTCAGGAGGCAAAAGACGACCAAGTGAAACGATTTGTTGTAGACAACACAAACATCACAGAAGAAAAATATGATTCCATGTCAGATCGTGAGTGGTGGATGACGGCTCAACAAGCAAAAGAATATGGAATTGTGGACGAGATTTTGTAGTAAAACATGAGGATGTAATTGTCTAATATTCATCCTCTTAATAGCTAAAGGAGGATGAGGTAGAATGAGACAATTTGGCTCACAGTTCCATGGTTCTGATTCAATTCAGACTAGTGTAGCGAATGAGGAAATAATTCCCAATAAGGTCAATATATACAAATTTTCAGTGTCCAATTCAACAGATTGTACAGTAAGTATCAATGGAAGCAACCCCATCTTTTTAAAAGGTGGAATGGGATTCTCTACAGAACAAAACGATGCAATGATTAGTTCTTTTAAATTTCTTGAGGATGGAATAGAATACTTTTGGGTTGGTGGAAGTTAATGCTAGGTCGAGGATATTTTTTAGGTAGTGCTAGCTCAGACGGTTCAAGTGGAAACGAAGATGTAGCAATAGATAGCAATGGAAATATTGTATTTACACCAGTTGATCCTATTCATATTGACGCAAATGGAAATGTATTTTATTCCCAAGAAAATAAGAATGCTTACATGTACAGTGATTCAAGCGGAAATGTTTTTGTAAAGGCGGTGAATTAATTGGCAGATATACAAATTGCAAAACAATCAGATTTAGATGGCAAGGCTAATGTAAGTCACAGTCATAATGAATATGCTTCAGCGGATCATAATCATGATGACACATATCAACCTGTGGGCAGCTATGCAGACACCAGCCATACACACGCATATGGAGATTTAACTAGCAAGCCTACTATTCCAAGCAGCACTAATGATTTGAGTAATGATAGTGGTTTTATTACGAATTCATACGATAATACAACTAGTGGATTAACTGCTACAGATATTCAAGCTGCTATTGATGAGTTGAAAGCGTTGATAGATGGATCAGGTGGAGCTTAATCTATAAAACTTGTGTTTAATTGGAATGGAACGTTTATAATTAAATAATAATATATGTTACTAAGAAGAAAAGGGAGAATGTTATAAATGAAATTAAAAATTGAGTATGTACAAGTAGCAAATTGTATTAATGTGTTAGATAAATTATCTTTAAAGGGTTTGAAATCTATTCATCGTACACGATTAGCTAAAGAATTGAGTGAGAAGTTAACTCGCATAGTTGAAGAGCAAAAAGAGATTCAAAAAGAATATTATGAACTAGATGAGGATGGCAACCCCATTATAGAAGATAAAAAATGTAAGGATAAAGAAGAATATCTTAAGACAATGGGAGAATTTACAAAAGAAAAAATTGTTATTGATAGTGGAGATTCTCAAGTGATTTTGAAGTCAATTAAACAATCATTAGAAGAGTCAGAGGTTGAATGGAATGGTCGAGAAAGTTATGCATTTGAGTATCTGTATAGTGCTTTGAGCGATGAGAAAGACGCTAAGAAAAAAGAGGCAGAGACTGAGACAGAGTAAGTTTTATGATTGGATGGACTGGTGTTTCACCACCATTTAGTGTGAGGTTTAAAGTTAGCGCTAAAGCAGATACTTAGTGCTCCGACATAACGGCATATTACAACTGCATAGTTGTAATGTGAAAAAATAATATTATGGATGCTATTCCCCTAAAGCAAAGATGTGGGCAGTATCTAATATGTAAATAATATTATGTTTGACTTGAATCATAAGATTCTTTGAGTCCATCTGAATATTTCGGGTGGGCGATTAAGAATCTTATTTTAGTTTAAATTTGAATAGAAAGGAGTTTTATAATTTGACTAAAGATACGAAGGAACTCAAATTGCCAAAATCCAAAGTTTGTAGCAAATGTTTAATAGAAAAGAAAACAACAATAGATTTCTATATGACTGCAAATACACTACTGAACGCAGATCAAAGACTGTCTATTTGCAAGCAATGCTTTTGGGATATAGTTGATTTTGAAAACAAGTCTTCTCTCATTGAAGCTTTGAGAGCTATAGATAGACCATACTTACATGAAATGTATTCATCTGCTAAGAAGTCAGAGAAGAAGAATTTGACTGGTGAGTATATGCGGTTGTTAGGAATGAAACAAAACATAGGCAGAACTTATGTTGATTCCGAATTTGGTGAAGATAGCGATGAGTTAATTAAGAAGGTTTCAGATTATAATCATGACGAAATTGGTTTTACCGAAGAAGAGATGGGACAATTAATCCAGTTCTGGGGTAGAGGATTTTCATTGGAAGAATATGAATTTTTGCAGACAGAGTATGAAACATTTCTTAATGCGTATGAAGCTGATTCTTATACTATGGAAGTACTATTCCAAGAAGCTGCACATCAACGATTAACAATTAAACAGAATCGAGAAAAAGGTGTAGCTGTAGATAAGGATTTGAAAACACTACAAGATATATTCACATCTGCAAATATTAAGCCAATGCAAGAGACTGGTGCAAACGCAACGGATCAAGCTACATTTGGCACATTGATTAAAAAATTTGAAGATGAGCGACCAATTCCGGAGCCAGATCCAGAATGGAAAGATGTTAATAAGATTAAGAAATATATAGACGTGTTCTTTAAAGGGCATTTGAGTAGAATGTTGGGTCATGAGAATGACACTAAAGATGACTATGATAAAGAAACTAGTAAATATACTGTGACACCACCTAGTTATGATGGTGATGATAAATGAGTAGCAACCAAGTTCCTTTTCAAACCGAGAGAAACAAACGCCACAAAGGTAACAACATATTTAAAGCTGGAAGAAATGTTAACAAACATAATGACAATTTAACAAAGTCAGAACGGTTAATGGAAGGTGTGGGAGTGTGGACGAGTTTCTATAGAGCCAATCCACATCGATTTGTTGAGGACTATTTTGGAATTAAACTGAAAATGTTCCAACAGATATTGATTATGATGATGATGTTTAATAACTATTTTATGTATTTTGCGTCGAGGGGGTAACTAATTCTGCCCCGTGTGTATGGAAACATGCACAGAGCACAACTTGAATTGCAGGCAACTCCTAAAGCCCTTTTGCCACAACGGAAGGATGAAAGAAACCTAGACGTGAAGGAGCGAAAGCAGAAAAAAGTAAAGGGATAACATACGGACAAAATCCTAATTGTTGAGACAATGGATGTTCATGCAGCGAAGTCTCGAATAGAGAAACGTTCAACGACTATTCCGAAAGGAAGTACATCACAAGCCACTGGTGGTGGAAGCGGGTTGCTCCTAACAGATAATGCTGAGGATGAAGAAATAGTCTGTTCTTGTGTGAAAGCATAAGAGATTAAAATCTGTATTAAGACTGGCGACTTAATATAAACACGAAATTGCAGGGAAAAACCTTTTTGACAGCTATTTACTGTTGCGTAGTTTCGGTTCTTAAGCCGAATTCGAAGATAGTCATAGCTGCTGGCTTGCGTAGCCAATCCAGAGAAGTAATTGAAAAGATAGAGGAAATTAGACATGACTCTCCGGGATTAAAAAGAGAAATAAGTGATATAAACACAGGCTCAAAAGATCCGCAAGTTTTATTCCATAATGGTAGTTGGATTAAAACTGTAGCAGCGAACGATGGTGCGCGAGGAAAGAGAGCAAACATCCTAATTGTGGATTAATAATTAGTCCCCTATTGACAGTGATGCAATAGCGAAAACTTCTTAAATTGCTGGGAACTCCTAACAAGTAATGTTGAGGACAATCAGCAGCCAAGCTCCTTAAAGGAGAAGGTTCAACGACTAGCCGGAAGGCGTACACTGTAAGCTTTTGACAGTGGAAACAGGAAGCATCCCTCTATGTGGATGATGAGATAGTCTAGACTATATGGAAACATGTAGAAGTTCATAAGCGAACTGTATAGAGATTAGCGCCTCTATATGACTAAAAACGGAATTTAGGATGGTTGACATAAGTGTCATTTCCAGCGTTTTACGTAAATTTTTGTCGGCTCCAAGAAACCCGGGTTACTTAAAGAAACCAGAATACGCCCACCTTATTGAACGTAACCAAGAGTTATATCTAAGCTCTGCATGGTACAAGTTCCATTGGTCTTACAAACGTATGCAAGCCTATTTTGACTCCATGATGGAAGGTAGAAAATATTTTGTTTGTGGTCTCCCCTACCAATTAGCTATCAAAGAGAATCTTTTAGATAGAAACCAAATAGAAGATGAAATGGCTGAAAGCGATTTTAATAGGATTGAATTTTCAATAGAAATGGAGTGCCTATTCTATGGTGAATCTGAAAAAGCATACTACAATTTTGAAGAGTTACACAGGAACAGAAAAATACCAAGACCACTCTACCCACCTAATACATATGATTTGCTTAGAGATAAAAAGTTCAAACCTGATACCAAAAAGAAAGATGAAATTAGAATATTAAGCTGTGACATTGCTGCAATGGCAGGAAACCGTAATGATGCTAGTATTTTTACTGTGGCAAGACTAATTCCAACAGCCAACGGTTATACACGAGAAATATCTTATATGGAATCTTTAGAGGGTGGACATACACAAGCACAAGCTGTACGTATCAGACAAATGTACGATGACTTTGATATAGACTATATTGTGTTGGATACTATGGGCGTAGGGTTAGGTGTATATGATCAATTAGTTGTTCCATTGCTTGATGATGAAAGAGGAACAGAATATGAGCCAATTTCATGTATAAATGATGAAAAAATGGCTATACGTTGTACATATTCAGATGCAGAAAAAGTTATCTACTCTATTAAAGGCAATGCTCAACTAAACAGTGAAGCTGCTATTTCATTAAAGGATGGACTACAACGTGGAAAAGTTAGATTGCTTGTTCCAGATAATGAAGGTAGAGATTTTTTAAGAAAGATTAAAGGGTTTGATAAGTTGCCACCAGAAGTGCAGGCAGAAATGGAATTACCGTATGCGCAAACTACACTGTTGATTAATGAAATGATCAATCTCGAAGGTGAGCGTAATTCTGACAGTGGGTTGATTAAACTTAAAGAACAGAGATCAGCTAGGAAGGATAGATTCTCTAGTACGATGTATTTTAACTATATAGCTAATCAATTGGAGAGAGAAATGTTGCGCGGAAAACAAGAAGATATGTCAGACTACATGTTTTTCATGCAATCTGGGTTCTGATCTATATACATCTTCAATAATTAAACAATATTATATTAAATACATGTTAGACATATACACTAAACGAAAGGAGGTAATTATTATTACTAAAGAAACAGAAAACAATACAGAAACACAATCTACTGAATTCAATGACTACTCTGATTCATGGATGGAATTAGCAGGTTTATCAGATTATGTTTCGCAATTTGGAAACAGTTATGCAAGTTCAGCAGATATCAAGATTACAGATTTGTATAAGTATCTGATGAATCCACAAGCTCACATTAAGCAAATTAGAAATGCTTCTACCTATTTGACTAATAGACATGGAATATTGAAAGATGTGTTACGTATGGTGCAGTCTTTGCCTACATTGAAATATAATCTTATTTGGTCTAACTATGATGACGTAGAGCGTAATAAGAAACATGAGAAGAAAGTTCAGGATTTTTTGGATGATATTGATGTGGTTCAGGTGCTCAGAGATGGACTGCTTGAAATTTCCGAGTTAGGAACTATAGTTACTTGCTTGCGGAATAGACAGTACGTACAATTTTTAGATTTAGATGACATCGTGATTAGAGAACAAAGGAATGGAAAATGGATAGTTGAGTTTGATTTTAAGACATTAGACTCTATTAGAAACATGGAAGATAAAATGATAAAAATCAATTCTTTACCTAATGAAGTTACGGTACAAAGTTACAACGCATACAGAAATAGCAATGATAAAGAGAAAGATAGATATGTAGAAATTAGCAATTGTCACGTTTTGAATATTGGAGTGCGGAGGGGACAACCTTTTGGGCTTCCCCTAACATTAGGTGCGTGGCAATCAATTTTACAAAAAGAAGTTATCAATAAGGTCGAAAGATCAGTTTCAAATAGGCTGCTCCAGCAAATTTTGGTTTTACAGGCGAGTCACATCGACAAAGAGCAAACTAAGCCTGTTCCAAAAGAAGTATTGCAAGCTTATTTCCGAGAAGTGAGCAAAATAATTACTAAAAAAGACGATGGTAGAATCCAGAAAAATGAAGGAGGCAACGGGCTAATAGCTCTTCCTCATTTCTTAGAGTTAGACACGGTAAAAATGGATACTACACTGTTTAAGGAAGAGTTGTACAGCAAAATGAATAATGACATATACCAAAATTTAGGTGTAAGTCCAAGTTTACTGGCAGGTCTTGAAGGTAACTACGCTTCTGCCAATGTAAACCATAGCAAATTCTTTAGCTACATTACTACGATTTTAGAGCAATTTGAAACTGTGTTAAATGATTACATTAAGATGGTATTACCTAAAAACCAAAGGTGTAAATTGGTTTTGGATAGAACGACCATCTTGGAAAAAGAGTCAGAAATTGAAAAATTTAAAGAATTTTATCAGCAAACCGGAGTGATTGAGCCTTGGTTAAATGCGATTTTTGGAAGTGGATCACTAAACGCAATGATTAATCAATCCAAATATGAAAAAGAAACATTGGATACAGCTACTTGGTTTACTCCACCGCTAAATGCACATACGAGCAGTGGCAAAGACTTACAGAACCCAAATAGCAATCCACCATCGAACGAAAACACCGAGAAATCAAAAACAGACAATAATAATAATACTCCGAGAGCCGCTAAATAAAGAGGTGATATATATGAAAGGTTATCAACCAAACCTAAAAGACAAATGTAAGAACCAAGTTGAAGTATTCAATAGACGCAATGATTCATTTTTAGAATTGGGCGCTGTTCAACAGACATGTGATTGTAAAGATGGTCAGTGTAAGTATGAAGAAGGTAATAAATAATATTATACACTTTGAAGGGTGGTGAGAAAATTTGAAGGAACAGATTTCTGTAAAGCCTAAGATTTTAGATTTGCAAAGCACTAATGACATCTATATGACTTTAAACATAAGAATTTTGAGTAATAAACCCAATTTAAACGGTGCTGTTTTTACATCCGATTTCATAGAGAAAAATGTGCAAAACAAGGATAAACTGATAGGAATCCCCTTTGTAGTAGATAGAGATAGACTCGAAGAAGGGGATTTTACACAGTTGTCACACAATCTCACTGCCGATGGAGAATTGGGAACAGATCAAATTGGTAGTTTTGTGGATTTTTGGCAAGAGGAAGATGGAGACACCTTATATCTATGTGGTCAAATCAGAGTCATGAAACGCTACAGCCGTGTTTGTGAGGCAATAGTTGAACTATTTTCTGAAAGCAATCTTAATACCAGTTGCGAAATCTTGGTACAAGGATACGAAGAAATTACTGATGATGGAATTCGCAAGATTCATTACAATGATGGTAGAAATGCTCTATTTGCGTCATGTTTAGTGTCGAATCCGGCAGATGTAAATGCTAAAGGAACACTTCTTATTGCTGAAGCGTATGAGCAAGATATCAAAAATCAGAAAGGAGATGTTATTATGCCTAACAATAACAAGCAAGACAAGATTGAAACTTTCAACAAAGGTGTGGAAGTTAAGTATCATGGTGTATTAGAGACATCAGCTTTAAAATGGCATGAAGTGCGAGACAAAGTTTTTAATTTAGTTAATCCGTACAATGCTGAAAAAGATGAGCGTGAATATAATTACATGATCATGGAGCTTTTTACGTCCTACTTAATTCTGGAAGACTGGGACAATTTTGATGTGTTATATAAAGCTTCATATGAAATTGATGGTGATACTATCACTATCGCTCCCAAGGAAGACTGGCAAGTTGGAAGTTATGGCTTTATTCCAGAAGGAATTGAACTGAATTCTATTATAGTTAATCACGACGCTAAATTAGTAGAGCTAAATAAAGAATTAGATAAAACGAAGGAGGAATTAGAAACAATGTCAAAAGAAAAGCAAACTGATGTTGAGTTAAATGAAGCAAAAATCAAAGAATTAGAGGAAAAAGTTGTTGAATTAAATGCGACAATTGTATCTGAACAAGAAGCTAAACAAGCTTTGGAAGTTACTATTACTGAGTTAAGCGGGACAGTTGATGAGCTAACTCCGTTTAAGGAACAAGTTGAAACTGCCAAGAAAGAAAAAGAGACTGCTGAACTAACAGAGAAATACTCTAAGCTTATCACTAAAGAAGTGTTTGCTTCTGAGCGTGTAACTAAGGCTATTGAGGAATTAGACTCTGTTGAGTTGAATTCGGTTGTTGTAGAAGAAATTGCTAAACAAAAGCAAACAGATTTAGAAACAGCGTCAACTAAAGATAAAGATGTAGTTATTGCAGCAACTCAAGGTAAAGATTTAATTACATATGATAAAGATGCATCTTACTGGGCTTCACCACGCTCTTAATAGGTAAGAAACATTATACACAGTTATAAATAAAAACGTTCTTAGTACGTTAAAACTAAACAAATATAAAACAAATTAAAAGGAGAATGATTTATTATGGCAGGATTTCTTGCATTAGGCAACGACCAATATATTGGTACATACAAAAGCACAGGTGAAGTAGAAAACGGGGCATTCGTAGAATTAGATCATGCAGCAAAAACAGGTTCATTAGCAGCAGCAGGAGCAGTAGACGTTTATTTTGTTGCAAATGAATTAGATTATATTGAAGAAGAAGCTATTGACACTATTGACTTCCGTGTTAAAGCAGATAAATTTTTACGTGCTCACAAGCCACAGGCAGGCGAAATTTTGGTAACAACTGTTATTGCTGAAGGCTTAGCTGAGGGTGATGAAGTAGCTGTGGGTGCTGGTGGTCAGGTTGTTAAAACTCCAGTTGATGGAACAGCTCAATTTGTAGTTAAAGAACTAACTGGTGAATACGGTGTTCCTACTGCACGTCTGTTGGCACTTTAATCAATATCAAAAAGTAAATAATACAGTATGGAATAATAAAAAATAAAACAAAACAATGGAGGAAGAATAATATGAACATTAATCAAGAATCACGTATCGTAGAGGTATTCTCTACAGATATGTTAAAAGGTAAAATTGAAGTAAATGAGTTGAAAGATGCACACGAATATATTAAGGAGTTGGCTTCAAATCCAAATCCTAATAATCGTTATGAAATTGCACAGATTATGTCATTTGTAATCAACGAAGGGTTAAGTCAACGTGTAAATTATTTAGATTTAATTGCTGATGTTAAGCGTACTGATATTGATACAAAAGCACGATTCAAGACTGAAATTGACGGACTTAAAGCCATGTTCCAAGCTAAGTCTGCAACCACTGAGCGCTCAAAAGTTAGCTCTAAATACACTGGTTTAGATACAGAAGAAGTTTCTATTCGTCCAGTTGTTGATTTTTTAGAGTTGCAAACAGGTAAGGCTAATTTGACTGACTTGGCTCAAAAAGCTGCAATTAAAATGGAGCTTGCTATTGTTAAACGTATACAAGATTCAGTATACGCGGCATTTAAAGGCACTACTGGTGTTAACTATGCTAGTGGTTCAGGTATTGCTAAACAGGCTTTTGACCCTATCTTATTTGCTATGGCTCGTGCAGGTGGAAGCACTTCTATTGTTGGGGATACTGAAGCATTGGCTAAATTCACTGCTCTTACTGGATTTGATGGTAATGTACCTGCCGATCTAGCAGCAGAACATAACCAGAACGGAATGATTGGTAAATATAACGGTTCTTCTTTGGTTAAATTGAACAACCCATTCCAAGCTGGCTCTTTAACTGAAACTGAACTACGAAAAGACTTGGTTTATGTAATTCCTAACGTTGAAGAAGGGCTTAAGCCAATAAAAGTTCAATTTGCTGGTGGGGTTCAGACTACTGATGCACCTGTTAGCATTGATTCTAAACAAGTTGAGTTCCGTTTCGATCAATATATTGGTGCTGGTGTTATTGGCGCTCGTAAACTTCTTGGCGTGTATGAAGATACAACTCTAAGTGAGTAATTTAAAGATAAATAGTATTATACATATGAGATGTATTATTGATTTAATACATCTCTAATACTGAATAATAAGGAGAGATTAATATGGCTAAATATAAAGTACACAACAATAATGGTTTTAGAGTGGGTATTCGATATGACGATAGCTCAAATCGTGAGCAGGTTATCATGCCTCGTACATTCATTCATATGGAAGAAGACGACATTCTTTATGTGGATGCAGTAAGTCAACTGTTTCGTAAAGGTGTTATTTTCACAGAGGATCAAGGTATGTTAGAGAAAATGGGATATCTAGAGAAAAATGCTAATACTGTTTCCGAAAAAGAAGTTGCTGCGATCCTAAAGCTAGGTGTTGGAAAAATGAAAACTGAGTTGAAAAAGTTAGATGCAAAACATGCTATTGATAAAGTAATCAATGTTGCTAAAAAAGATCAAGATTTATCCCAAGCGAAATTAAAAGTAATTGGTGATCTTTATGATGTTGAAATCTTTGATGCAATTGATGAGGATATCATTTAAGGGAGGTTTCCACAATGAATACAACTTCCTACAACGAAATATACGAAAAGTTTCTCAGTAAAATACAGGATTACGATTTGCTCAATGAAATCCAGACTGATTTAACTTTTGCCAAAGAAATGCTACTCGATTATCTCAAAAGCGCTCACCCTCATTTTACATACGCTTCAATTAAATTTGAAGATGTAATGGACGACACAAACGAGCAATTTACTATATCCCTTTCTTCAACAGAAAAAGAAATTCTTGCTCGGTTCATGGTTGTTGAATATATGTCGCCTAAACTATTGAGGACAGAAATGTTTGAACAAAAACTAGGTTCGAAAGACTTCCAAATATTCTCCCCCGGCAATCTGTTGGGTCAACTAAAAGAACTTAGAGCATTAGAAGAAGAGAGAACTAATACACTCATGCTTCAATATTACTACATGGAGGGGATGTAATGTTTGTTACTGAAACCCATGTAGATAAATTGAAAAATAAAATATTCAAAGTGTTGTATCTGTTTGAAGGTGAGAATGAGGGATTAACTACATATATTCACTCAGTTATCTATGAGTTAGAAGGATTGAGATACAGAGTAAATCCTGTACAAGATAGTATGTTACAAACTCTTATATCTGATTTGGAACACATGTATTCTGACAGTCTAGAACCTGAGCCAGATTTAGCTACTATCAGACGAGAGATATTTGGTCATATGAGTTTGCTGGATAAATTTTTTGAGTCTGGTGATACGTAATGGATTACTTAGATAGATATGTGAAGCGTCTGAATATGAGTGGTAAGAGTGCTGTTGAAGCTCAGTTGAATGAAGCAATTAAATCCTTTGAGAGAGACTTTAATACTTCCCCATCCTATTACAGTGTGGATATTGATGGTGTAATGGTAGATACAATTATCAACAAGAAGACCAAGTATGATGAGAAACTTGTGAATTTTAGACATGGTTACAATCCTCTTGTTGGCAGTGTCGTTACCTACAAAGACAATAAGTATTTGTTGATGGAAACAGATGAGGATGATATATATCGTTTTGGAGTAATGAAGAAATGCAACTATATTATTCCTGTTAAAGTAGGCGAAACAAAAGTGTTTGCAGGGTATGATCATAATGGTCAACCTTACTATACAACTGAGATTGAATATGAAGATGTTCCTTGTATTATAGATAGTAAATACTACAGTTCTAATGATAATGCTCAGTTGCCACTACCTGAAGGAAAATTAAGCGTGTATACCAAATATGTTCCTGATTCAAACATTCAAACCAATGAGGAGTATGTATTGTATGAAAAACGTTATATAGTGGCTGACATTGACTATACAAAAGTTATAAATGGGGTTGGAGTAATAGAGATTATTGTTGAAAGGAAGGTAGACAAAGAATGAGCATATTAGCGAATATGATGAATGACGCTTATAATATTTTACATGCAGATGAACAATTGCTCAGACTTCTTTACTACCCACCTACTAGTATTCCTAATAATCAACCTAACCCATTGGATGAATCCTTGCCTAATTTAGTTGTTGAGCAGGACATAACTAAAACACCAACACCTGAGAGCTTGAAAATGTGGGAGATTATTAACAGACACATCGAGAGAACCTCGAAAAGCGATGATCTAGAAAATAACTATTTGTGTCGTATATATCTCTATGCGGGTAAATCAAGACCTCATGCAACAAATAAAAGCACAACCAGACAAGAAATTGTTGTAGATATATTCTGTCACAACTCATTTAGTGTGGATCAACGCATGGAACGCATTGGAGATAGAGCACATCAACTTCTCATGAATAATCAAGTGACTGGTTTAGGAACAATCGATTATGCAAATGGGTATGACTTTACAGCGCCCAAAGAATACATAGCATATAGGCACATTTACCAAGTAGTGAGGTCGAAAAGATGAATTTTGATAAGCGAAAGCAAAGTACGATTGTAGATTCAGATACTGTAGAACAAGTAGAAGCAATTGAGCACATTGAAGACATTGAAGACTTTTATATTCAAGGCTCACCTATTAAAACAGAAATAGGATTTTGCCACTTTATCAAAGTTAAAGATTATTCTGAGATGATCGGAAAACTCTCTGTGCTAGTGTACGATAAGAACAAAATCATGGCAGATATGCATCAACAAAAGAAAAAAGCATCAGGTGAACATTTAAAAAGTTTAATAGCGAGTATAGAAGTAGTTGAACAAGGAACAACGTTTAAAATAATAAAACAACTCCCGAATTTTGATATGGCGTACCAAGAGTTATTTTCCGTACTGTTCAGAGATGATGGTGCTTGGAAGAAGGTCAGTGAGCAAAACTTTAACTATTACCGTGAACTGATAGCTAAGATGAATGGCATTACATTACCCGAAACAAATCCCAACCCAGAAATTCAAGCTTTTTTGGATATGGCTGCAAAGTCTAAATCAGGCGAAGGCATTGGTTTTACAACGTTAATGACCAGTGTTGCAGTTGGTCAAGGGGCAAGTTACGCACAGATTAATAATTACACTGTGTTTCAACTAAATATGACGTTTAGAAGAATAGCTGGCTTCAAGGATTATGACACATCCACATTATTCGCAACAGTTGCGGAGAAAGTGGATATTTCAAATTGGTCTAAAAACCATGAGATAGCTGAGAAAAATAAGCATGTAATAACAAAAGAAGAGCTTGACCAAACTGCAAATAAGGTGTTCAACAATAATTAATAAACATTATAATAGGAGGAATACACAAAATGAATAAGACTTATATAATTGATGTGGCAGAAGCCATAGTAACTAGAAAGTCTGACAAACATACAGTATTCATGGGAACTGGCAGCACTGCTGGATTCAATATTACTGGTGAGTCAGAAACGCAACGAGGAGGCATAGGAGTTAAACCTGTTTACAGGTATAACCACTCTAAGACTGTTGAATTAAATATCACAGATGTAGTATTTGATCTCAACTATTTAGCAATGACCCAAGGAGTTGAAATTGCAGATGGCAGTGCTACTGTAAAAAAAACAGAAACGGGATTAATTGTACAATCAGACGTTGATGCTCTTTCAGTTACTCTTACAGGAACCCCAGTTGATTCTACTGCTATTTTGATCAACGGTGGAGAATCTGTAGAAGTAGCCGTAGCTACTGATAGTGTTTCCGTGCCCGAAGGTTTTGCAGAAGAGGGAGATAAAGTAACTGCTATTTACAAAGAAGAAGCACAAGGTAAAGTAATTGACATCGATGCTAGTAAGTTTTCTGAGAGTTATGAAATTCAGTATAGAACAATTGAATATGATACGAAAACTAACACAGTAGTCAATGACATCTATTTCATCTTTGACAATGTTGTCTTCAACACTGAATTTGAAATGGCTCTAGAGGCTGGGACTCCATTGACTCCTGCTTTAACAATGGAAGCTTTAACAGGTGACGACGAAGATAAAATTGGACGTGTTGTGCAGGTTCCTCGCACTGTTTAATAAGACACTGTTAGTTTTAAAAGATAATAAGAAATAAATATTATATAACGAATGCAGAGATAGGTTGAGAAGTCATGAGCTTAACTGACAAGGAGAAGATTCTTATTCTCTTTCTCTATTGTTATATTAAACCAGATAGAGTGAAAGGTTTGTCATTATGCGCAGATGTTAAACCAATAATTAAATAGTGATATATAAATTATCAAGAATAACAAGGAGGCAACAAAATGTCAGAAGATAATAAGCAAGTTAAAACTACTAAACAACCCACACCCAAAAAACTAACTATGGCAAAGGTTAAACGTACAGCAAAAGAAGTCAATACAATGTCTTCTTATGAGCTAAACGAAGATGTTGCGATCAAATTCTATCCAACATTTCCAGAATCCAAAATCCATGAATTATTACAAGAGGTGCAAAACATCCTCAACTACCTAAACGAAATCGGGGAAGATATCACTGATGATGAATTAGGTCAACACGTATTCCTCTTAACAATCAAACATTTCACAGATTTAAAACCACAGATTTCTGATAAATTTGAGGAGCAATTGCAACAAATGAGTCAACTAATTGACGCAGGATATTACAAACAGATCCTAAATGAAGTATTTTCGCAAAGTGAGATAGATAAAGTAGCTAAAGCTATGGCAGAATTGCGATCCAGATATGAATTTTTAGCTTCTATTGAAGATAACACAAAAGAAAATCTAAAAGTATTAGAATTAAAGAATCAGGAAATGTTTAACACGTTGAGTAAAGAAGCTATTAGAAGTAGAGTAAATAACAATATTCAGTAGTGTTAAATGATATAAAAGGATGATTTTATCTTGATATGTAAAACGGATAAATTTAGCTGAAATGAGTGATAAAATGGCTAAGAAAACAGCAAGTAATCTGGCTGAGTTGAATGAATATTTGAAGACTCAGTTGAGTTCAGTAATGAAGCAGGAGCTTGCACAAGTTGTCAAGGAAACTGAGTCAGATATGGTCGAGAAAGAGGTTTACAACCGATATAAACCTAGCCCCAAAGGTAAGCCTTGGACATACCAACGGAGAGGCACAGACAAGGGCAGCGGCGGCTTGGGTGATATTGAAAACATGAAGGCAGAAACCGCACCCACATTAACAGGTGTAGAGTTAACAGTTACTAACACTACTACTGGACAGCAAGATACAGATATGCAGATTGCCGACTTAGTTGAAGGTGGGGACAACACCAATGGAAAAGAATATAAACACAAAGGTGATGGTTCTGGAGAGTATTTGGAAGCCCGCCCATTTCAAAAGGAAACATTGAGAGAATTGCAGGAAAGTGGAAAAGCCGTAGATGTGCTTAAAAAAGGGTTGCGAGCCAGAGGATTGAGCGCGTTTTGATTGTAGATTGAACTGAATATTGAAGAAGGTGGAAGATTGACGTGGGAAAAGTTAAGCGAGTGAAGTATTTTACTCAGGAGAAAAGAGATAAAATAAATCCTGAGAACATTAAGAAATACGAAAAGTATTTACGAAGCTCAATTATAAAAAACCGTGAAGTAGCTAACAGCACTTATTTGGTTTATAAAAACTATATGTCTCACTTCCTAGTATACCTATGCGAAGAATGGGATAATATTGATCTTTATAGTGAAGAGTTCATGGAAGATGCTGTAGACATTATGGAGGGGTTTATTGCTTTCTGTCAGGAAGTCTTATATAACAACAAGAAGGTAATAAATACTAAACTATCTACTGTTTCTAGCTTTTACTTATGGAGTCTAAAAAGAGGGTTGGTTGACAAACATCCTTTCGACAAGCAATTAGATCGTATGAAAGGCGCTTCAGACGAAAAGATAATCAGTTCACATTACTTAGATGAAGAGCAAGTTATGGAAATCACCTTAGCTTTGGATGAGGAAACTAAAAAATACGATATTCAAGATAGGCTTATCTGGGGTATTATGATTGACTCAGCCAACCGAGTGGGAGCAATTTCTCTATTAACCTTATCATCCTTAGATTTGGACAATATGTTATTTGAAGACATAAGAGAAAAACGAGGATACAGAGTTGAGGTTGTTTTCGAAGAATACACAAAAGCAATAATTGAAGAGTGGTTGGCAATGAGAAAAGAAATGGATGATCTTCAAGTGGACTCTCTGTTTATAACTAAATATAAAGGTGAGTACAGACCGATGACTAAGGGAACTATCCAAGCCAGAATCAAACGTATTGGAAATATACTTGGGATAGATGATTTTCGAAGTCACAGCATTCGTAAAACAACTCTCAACAATATTTACGAAGCTACGGGAGATTTGTCATTAGCAGCCTCTATGGGGAATCATAAAAGCGTAGAAACCACTAGATCCGCATATATTAAGCCTCAAACTAAAGCGGATGTCAGGGCTAAAATTGCCGAATTAAGAAAGAAGAAAAACGAGGAACAGATTAAAGATAAATAATACCATATAACACAAAGCAGTCAGTCCCTCTGATTGCTTTTTTGATTTGCTTAAGATGATCAATATCAAAACAAAAAATATTATACAACAAAATATCCATCCTCACCCTCTCCTTTATTAATCCCGTCTCACCATACCACTTACAACCACCTCACAACAACACAATATTTTTTCTTTTGATATTGATCCTCAATAGCCTATGCAATTTAATCTGCACAAACAACATTGCATCAACATCAATAACCAAACTCAAAACAGAAAGGAATGATAACTCAAACTATGGATTCTTTCGGAATTAAACTCACCACCACAGTGGATGGCAGTAGTATTCAAAGTCAACTCAAAGCAATATCTAAAAGACTCAAACCAATCAGAATTAAAGTTAACATGGATGATAAAGCACTAAAATCAATACGAACATTCAACAAAGAAATGAGAAACCTGAGAAACACCGCAACTGATACAGGCAAACAAGTCAACAAATCGCTCACACCTAACACAAAGAAGAGTCAAAAAGAAATAGACAATCTCAAAAAATCTGTCTCTCAAATGGGTGATTCACAGAAGAAGGCTGTTGAAGGAGTTACTGGTGCTCAGAGTAAGCAGAAGAAATCACTTTCTGAGGTTGTGCGTGGTTGGCAGAAACTGAATCAAGAAGTCACAAAGTACAATAAAAAAGGTGAAGCAGAAATCACCCAAAAGTACAGTAAACCTAACAGTGAAGATGTACTAACTGTTACAAAAACGCCAAAGGATGAACTCCTTAGATATAATATTGCAGAAAATCATCTCAAACTTGAAAAAAGACAACAAGCTGAAGCGTTAAAATCTAAATCTATTGCTGAGCAATTGATAGCTACACAAGAACGTTTACGACTCAAATTACAACAAATGGGTAACCAAGGACAACTTAGCGCACAATCACTATCTAGAATGGGAAATTCCGTCAACACAGCTAAATCTGTAGCACAACTTAACAAACTAGAAACACAACTTAAGAGAGTGGAAGCATCCTCTAAAAGCTTGCAAGCACAGAGGGCATTGGAATCCAGAGTAAACAATGCTAGAGCACAATTTGAAACAAACACCCAAAAACTAACTCAAGGTTTAGCAGGTAATATGTCACCCAAGCATACCGAGCAATTAACTAATCTGACTAAACAATATAATCGATTGAACTCACTAACACCTGATGTCATGAACAAAACCAAGGCATTGAGCAGACAGTTTTCTCTGCTTGCGGTTGATGTTAGAAAAGCTGACGCAGGTATGTCTCGATTTGCTGGTCAAACTGCATCAGCAATGCTACGTATTCCTATATATGCCGCAGGTATGGCAGCAATGTATGCTCCTATAATAGCTTTGAGAGATGCTCTACGACAGATTGTTGAGCTAGATTCACAGATGACTGTGTTGGAGCGTGTATCTAATGGAACAATTCAGATTAATGATGCTATGGAGAGCAGTATCGATATAGCTGAAAGATTAGGTAATACGATTGGCGAGGTAAATGAAGGCTTAATTGCATTTGCTAGACAAGGGTACAGAGGAACCGATCTGAGCGCTATAACGGAAGTTGCAACAGTTATGGGTAACGTATCAGATTTAACTGTAGATGACTCTGCAAGTGCGTTAACGGCTGCAATGAAAGGTTTTAATATTGAAGCTGAAGATAGTATAAGAATAGTTGATCAACTCAATGAAGTGGATAAATTTATTGTCCCATATGTCAGTGATGATATATTGCAAATCGCTTAAATTGACGGGAAACCCTTAAAGCTCAATCTACTAACCTATTGTGGAAACACGAGTAGGGGCTGAACTAATCATTCAGGTATAGTAAAAAAGATTGAGATACATAGGAAATCCGCAGGCAAGTCTCTACATAATAGAGGAAGCTTCAACGACTATAATAGCGAGTTCTCTATGAGAACGTGGGATAGTCTAAACCCTACAAATATGTCGAAAGACAGGGTATAAATTGAACAATTATAGTGTTACGACCCAACAACTAGCACAATCGATTCAAAAGTCCGCTGGAGCCGCGGGGACATACGGTAAACTCAGTGCCGCCTAATATGGAAATGTATTAGTGAATAATGTGTTAAATTCAGGAGAACCCCAGAGATTGGGCAATCGTGAGCCAAATCTGACCGTTGTCAGAGAGGTGCAGAGAACATAATACACCATCTTAACATGTAATGATGATGATGAAGGGATGTTCCGAACAACGTCACATAATCTAACAGAAGGCGTTGAGACAAGCAGAAATGACTTGTCCCTTCTATTTATTAGAAGAGTAACAATATTGATAGAATTGTCCAATCTCGTAGGATACACCACAGCCATCGGGCAAGTAACAAGGGAAAGTGGAAATATCATCGGTAAAATTTGCCGAGTTTAAACCCTTTTTAATTGACTTGGAACTCCTAACAGATGGTGCTGAGGATGACAGGGCGCAAGCAAAATTATATATTTGTGCAGCGTGAACGACTAAACATAAGGGACTGTAGCGTATTGTTGCAGTAAGCGATAGTCTGAGCATCTATGGAAACATAGAGAGTAAGGTTGAAGTGCCTTACCGCTATATGAATAACACTGTATAGTCAGTAACTTACTTAAAGTAAGCGAAAGTAACAGAACTGAATAGTTTAAAATCCATTTCTTCCCGTATCACATCCATCCAACCTGCAATTGACGCAATGGCTGCAATTGGAGTCAACGTTAAAGAATCATCTGGTGAAATGCGTACCGTAGATGATATCTTAGCTGATTTAGCAGGTAAATGGGATACATTATCGAAGGCTGAGCAACAGAATCTAGGATTGAAAATAGCTGGTAAACAAAACCTGCCAGCCTAGTCAGAAATGATTAGTAAACAACGTGTTAAATTCAGGAAAACTCTGGAGACAGACAATCGTGAGCGAAACCCTTTTTTAAAGGAGACGTGCAGAGACTTTAATACACTTTCTTAACACATCATGGTGAAGAAAAAGGGAAAGTCCGAACTACACAATAATCTAACAGTAAGGTGTAGAACCAATCAGAAATGGTTGGTCGCCATATTAGCTATGGTCAGTAACTCGTAAAGAGTGAAAGTAACAGAACACTTTATTACTTTACCGTAGTAAAGCAGAGGTATCAATTGAGTCGGTTCTTAGTTTTAATGGAACAATTTGACCAAGCTACAGCAGCATCGGCATCCGCAACAGACTCACATGGTTCAGCTATGCGAGAAAACGAAGCGTACCTAGATTCATATGAAGCTAAAATTAACAAAGTTAAAAACGCATGGACAGAAGCAATAATCGGTCTAGAAGAAGATGTACTTGGAGACGCAATAACCAACTTTACAAACGCAGCTATTCCAACACTTAATACTTTTACTAAAATGATTGATACTATAGGACTTTTAGCACCAGTGTTTGGTGTAGCAGGTGTAGCAATATTAGCATTCAGCTCCAAACTCAGAACCGCATCAATAACTAGTGGTACTTATATAGCCGATTTGATTAAAGGTATGAGAGCAGGAGACATTGCTATAGGAGCACATGTCAAATCCCATGGAATGATGCAAACTGCTATTCATGGCTCTAGTAGAGCTTTCTCCTCCTTCGCTAAAGTTGGCGCAGGAGCATTGCGCTTCCTCGCAGGTGCTGCTTTACCTATCGCTGGTTTTATGGCGCTTGGTGCTGCAATTTCTTGGGTCAGTGGCAAGATTGCAGATAGAAATAAAGCAATAGATGATTATCAAAGATCCAATGATCAGTCCATCAAATCAATACAAAGTGAAAAAGACAACATTTCTCAACTTGTGAGCGAATATGAAAAATTAGAGAATGTTGGAGAAAATGATAGAAATATTGAACAAGAAACACGTTATGTAGAATTACAAAACGAATTAGGTGATCTTCTCCCTACTGTTGTCAAATATGAGGATGAAAAGGGAAATAGAATCCTAGAGAACACAGGAATTGTAAAAGAACACATCTCCGCACTAGAAGAGCAAATAGCCTTCGAAAGAGATTTGGCTGCTGAATCGGCTGAGACCAATATAGCATTTAGCACAGAAAATATTGAGCAAGCCAGAGAAGAAATGAAAAAGCTAGAGGAAGATTTAGCCTACTACCGAGAAGAAATGGCTGAAGCTGTAAGTAAAGGCACTAACAAAGGCATGAAAGATGCTGAGTTCTGGGATAATATGATTGCTGGTGTGCAAGTCGATATGCAAGAGTATAGAGACACTGTAACCGGAGAATCAGAGAAAATCCAAGAAGCCTACGAGGCAATTGTGTATAAACAAGCTGAACTAGCTAATGTAGACTTAAACAACTCAGAGATTACTTGGCTTGGAAGCATGGTCAAGGAAGCAGAAATTGCCCAAGATGAAATTGGAGATTTTGCTAATAAAGTATCCACCTTAAAGAAAGAGTTAGGTGATGGTTACTCTCTTGATGGATTAGATATTAACCAACTTGAAAAATTAAATGAAGTGATTGGCACAGTGTCAACTGGTGCAATTGAATCGGAGGAATCTTGGGATTTACTAAGAGCCTCTCTAGTTGGTGCTGAATTTGATGCAGAAGAAGCCGATGAAGTTATTGGCATTCTTTCTGGCACACTGGACAAAGCCTCTATTTCTGCCGATGGCGCAGAAGAATCTACAGAAGGGTTTGCAAACTCATTAGAAAATGCGTCTGATTACGCTGACCATTTTAGGACAACCATGCTTGGTATTAGCTCTGACACCAACGAAGTGAATCAATCATTACTTAATTCATATCAAATTTTGCAAGAACTCGGTAAACAAACTGAACTAACCACTGCTCAAGAGGAAGAATATCAGAATGTCAAAGACAACCTGATCGCACAATTTCCTCATTTAGTCGAAGGCTCAAATTTAAATATTAAGGCAATGCAGAACGAAATAGCTGCAAATGAAGTCTTAAGTGAATCTACTGACTTACTAGCAAAAGGAAAACTAAGTTCGGAAGATGCTAAGACTGTTGCTCAAGCAATGGGCACTCGTGCAAGAATGGAAAGTATGAAAAAGGAAATTCAGGCACAATTTGCAGTAATTCAGGCACATGAAGAAGCTCAAAAAGCCTATAAAGAAGCCGCAAACGCCAATGTTGGATTAATGGAACGTGAGATGGCTGAAATGGAGATGATTCACAGTAGCGGAGCTGCCTCTAAAGCCAGAGGCACAATCTCCGAATTAAAATCTTCCATTGATGCATTAATGCCATCATATCAAAGCCAAATTGGCGCACTAGGCGAAGTGAATGAATCTTTAGCTAAGTCAAATAGTGCGTCCAGTAAAGCATCTGAGGCATCCGATAAAGCCTCTGAATCAGCTAAAAACATGGCAAAAGAGTATGAGAGCACTACTTATGTATTAGACAAATACGCTTTAGCTTTAGAAAACTTAAACTTGGAATTAGAGAAACAAAACTCTATTCAATCGAAATATCCTGAACACTCAAATCAATATAGAAAAGCACTTGAGAAAGAATTGGAGTTACTCAAGGAAAAGAAAACCTTAACCAAAGAACAAGCTGATGATTTAAGAAGTCAGATTGCTTCTGGGAATATTAGACAAACTGGAGTTGTCACTGGTAGCGACGCTAGTGGAACGTACACTGGAAAATATGCTAACGAGATCAACAAATCCGCACAAAAGTATGGTGTTAGTCCATTTTTAATTGCTTCCATTATACAACAAGAGTCCAGTTTCAATTCTAGAGCTGTGTCCGGTGCAGGCGCAAGAGGATTAATGCAATTAATGCCTGCAACAGCGAGAGAACTAGGTGTTAAAGATTCATTTAACCCTGCTCAAAACATTGATGGCGGCACTAAATACATAGCACAACAATTAAAGGCATTTGGTGGAGATTTAAACAAAGCTTTAGCTGCCTATAATGCTGGTGCTGGAAATGTACGTAAATATGGAGGTATTCCTCCATTTGAAGAGACACAAAATTACGTCAAAAAAGTAAATTCAAATCTTGAAAGTTTTGGCTCTGCGGTAGGAAACACCACTGCACAAGTAAAGTCTAGCAATTCTAAAATGAATGAAACTGCAAATTACTATCTTGACCAATTTACAACAACTTCTGGCTACGGTATGCGTAAGCACCCCACAAAAGGCACAAACAGAATGCATCATGGGGTAGACTTGGCAAATGGAAGATCTGGTGATGCTGTTAAAGCTTTGCGTAGTGGTAAAGTTACAATTGCTGGATATGATAAATCTGCTGGTAACTGGGTTGTTATTGAACAGGATGATGGCACTGTTGCTAAATATATGCATATGCTTGGTGACTTGCGTGTTAAAAAAGGTCAAAGAGTAGATGCAGGACAACAACTTGGACGAGTAGGTAGTACAGGAGACTCAACAGGAGCACACCTACACTTGCAGATTGATCGTAATGGGCAATCTATTGATCCAATGAAATACCTAGAAGAGCTCTCTAAAACGGCTGCACAAAGTCGAGGAAATGTAGAAGATGCTAGATCTTCCTTGGTAGGTTTGCAAGGCGACATGCTTTCCATAGATGATCAGATAGAAGAACTGTATTTTGCTATTGTTGAATCGCACTTAGCTGCATTCGACCATGCTAAAGCAAAACTCAATAAAGGATTAGCAGAAGTAGATTATTTTCAGTCTAGATATCATGAGAATTCTAACGCATGGGCAAAACAACAAGTCAAACGCGAAAAACTCATGCAGCAACAAATTGAACAACAAAAGAGCTCTATTAAATGGCTAGAAAGAGAAATCAAATCCAATAAGAATCTTACTGCCGCTCAAAAGATGCGACTAGATGATACATTACGTGAGCGTCAAATTGAAATGTGGAATATGGAACAACAAATTCTAGAACAGCGCATCAGCATGTATCAACGATTAGAAGATGTGGTTAAACGCTCACTTGAAGCACAAAAAGAAGTTGCTTTAAAAGCCGTAGATGATTTAATTAGTGAGATTGACGATAAAGAAAAAGAGAGAGAATATCAAAAACGTCTCAAAGATCAACAAGATAATCGTCAAGAGATATTAAATGAACTAGCTGAATTAGGTATAGATGACTCAGATGCTGCTAAAAAACGTATCAAAGAGTTAAATGAATCGCTACAAGAATCAGAAGAGGAAATTGATAATACTCAACGTGATAAAGCTATTGAGGATAGAAAGAAATCATTAAATGAAGAAAGAGAAGAAATCGAGAAAAATTATGATGATCTGATTAATGATGAGCAGGCATTTATGGATATGCGATCTCAGGTCATAGAAGGCAATACAGATAATATTAAAAAGAAACTCGATGCATTCTATAAAGATATTGGAACAATGACTGATCAACTTGGTAAAAGTGTTGTTAAGAATTTACAACGTGCTATCTCTCAAATTAACAACGCCTACTTCCCCAATGCTCAGGGTATAGATATACCTGAATTTGACGGGGGCGGAGGAGTAAAAGTTAAGAGTAGAGACGGTGGTTTAGCTGTACTTCACGATGATGAGTTTGTACTCAAACCAGACGACACTGAGAATATTCTTAACTCAGTTAAAATTAATCGAGATTTAATAGGACAATTCAACACACCTAATGTTCCTAGGTTGAATAGAACTGACGGAGACACAAGCAACGAAACCAATATCACTGTTCATGTTGCTAATTCTAGTGCGTCTAAGAAAGAGACACAAGACACTTGGGCAGCAGTTATAGAAGAAGCAAATAGAAAAGGCATTAAATTTTAAATATAAGAATACTGAGTCAGTCTATTTGGGCTGGCTCTTTTAAAATTGTAGGTGGTGTTTTATACATTGATTAGAGAAAGCGAACATTTTCATTTTGCAGGGAGAAAATCAACTGATTTTGATATTCGTAATGTATCCATAGCAAGTGGCATGTATAACGAGCAAGTAGTAGCATCAAAAAATATCAATGAGGTACGTATTAGGGGTAGAAAAGAGCCTTATTTTGTAGACACAACAGAGGAACCAACGACAATACAACTGCGTTTTGCATTTTCCAGAACATGGGATGACAGATTAATTGATGAAGTGATTAGATGGCTAAACATTGATTATTACCAACCATTGTTTTTCAGTGCAGATGTAGACAGGGTTTTCTATGTGATTCCTGTCAATGGAATAGAATTAATTCACAACGGATTAAAACAAGGATATTTGAATCTTACTATGCGTTGCAATTCCAGTAAGAGTTATAGTCATGATATTACCACGCCCGTATATCCAACTGACTCAAATGAACTAACAGAAAGCACAAATATTGAGTTAAATAATTACGGACATTTTTCCACTTATCCAGATATTTGGATCGAGAAAGTAGGAGATGGAGATATAACGATTTTTAACCGCACAAATGGAAATCAAGAATTTACATTTAAGAATATAGACAAAGGTGAAACATTATTTGTGGATTGCACCAATGAAATTATTACAACCAATAAAAAAAGAGAACACAGGTATGATGATTTCAATGATAACTATTTAGAGTTAGTATATGGGAAAAACTTATTAACTTTAACAAATAATGCAAGATTTCAATTCAGATATAGATACCTGTTTTCTTAGGTCGGCAAAGAAAGGAGAGTAAAAATATTGTATACGATAGATAAGATTGAGCCAAAACAGTTGTCTTTATGGTTAGCTAAACCAGATAAGACAAAGATAGCCAAATTAACTACCAACAAGAAAACAAAACATATTAAAAACGAAACATTAACTCTTGATCATAATGATAGTATCAATGTAATAACTTTCACTGTCCCTTTTGAAGTTGAGCTTGATGTGAATAGCGGGCTTGTTAAAAATCCAGTCATAGACAAAATTAAAGAAAAATTTCTAGTTAAATCAATTTATGATAAGAAGGTTGAATGGTTTGTTGTACACAGGATCACCAAATCATCTAATGAATCTGATGATTTAATTGTTACTTGTTATTCGCTGGCTCACCAACTCACTAAGAAAAAAATGATTGGATATTTAGGCAGGAGTAAAAACTGTCTTATGGTGACACAAGATGTCTTAAGAGGAGAAGATTGGAAACCGGGATATATAAATCCTGAATTCAATCTAGTTTGGAGACAGTTTGACGTATCCAGTCAATCCAAACTAGATTTTCTTTATGAAATTGCAGAGACATTTGATGCTATTATTCGATTTGATTCTGTAAACAAAACAGTCAACTTCTACAAAGAAGAAGAGATTTCTTTTTATAAGGGGTTTTCAGTTGGTTACGGAAAATATATTCAAAACGTTGAGGAACATATTGATGCCAGTGAGATTGTAACACGCTTACATGTCTATGGCAGTGAAGGACTAACCATTAACTCGGTAAATCCTACAGGACAAAGATACATAGATGATTTTTCATATTTTCTGTATCCTTTCAGTATGGATGATGAAGGTAAAATCACATCTCATAGTGATTTCATGGAAGACGGCTTGGCTAAGTCATTGGTACATTACAACCAATTTGTTTCGGACAACAAAGATACGTTTCGAGATCTTTTGGAGGAAAAAAGAAGATTTCAACAAAATAGAACAGAGCAAGAAAATGAATTAACTCAATTGGAGTTAGATCTAGAGATTATCTTGGATAGTATTCAAGTAGCAAAAGAAACTAATCAGTCAACAACAGATTTAAAGAAACAGAGAGACCTAAAGAACACTGAAATAAGCGACAAAAAACAAATAGTGGACAGCCTCAATAGTCAAATCAATAATGTAGATGAAGAAATCCAAAAATGGAGCAACCTGCTAAAAATGGAAAATCATCTAACCATGTCACAAATGACAGAGTTATCCAACTTTGTACAAGAAGAAGAATGGACAGATAGCAATCTATATGACGAAAGTGATTTGTATGAAGCTGGACTAAAAGAACTAGCTGATAAGAATAGCCCGCCTATTGATATTACGGTTAGTTTGGTTAATTTCTTGCAAATGGTGAGTGAATCACACAACTGGGATCGATTTTCTATTGGAGATATTATTAGAATTAATCACGCAAAATTGGGAATTGATGTGAAAGCTACGCTATCTAAAATTGAATTTGATTTTGAGAATGCTGCTATCAATGTAACTATCTCAAACACCAAACGTTTAAATCAAAATAAGGATCAAGGATATAGAGTGTTATATACTATTGATAAAGTGGAAACAGATACCAATAAACGCAAGATTAACTGGGATAAAGCAGCGTATAATTTCAATTTGCGCAATGATAGAATATCAGAAAAACCAACTAGACCCACTCCCCTTTCTTTGGAGCACCAAGAGAATGATGATGGTTCAGTTAACTTAAATTTGAAGTGGGAATTTCCAGATTACAGTGACACTGATAAAAATGAAGATAATATTGATGGATTTGTGATCTACTTGCACCATGATACAGACAATGAGCCGTATCAATTTGGTTCAAAAATGGGCACAGAAGAAATGAAGGACGTGTCTTACGGTGCGAGATCACTTTCGTTCCCTTCAGTTCCTTCAAATCTATACTATACAATAGGAATTCAAGCTTACCGTCGTGTTGATGAGGATATCAACAGAGACGGTATTTTATTTTCTGACATCGTTCGTTTTAATGGGGTGGAAAAAGAGGATGGGGAATCTGATCCCGGCACTCTCTTTTCTTTAGACTCGACAACCAGCAATGTAGCAAGCAACTCCAATCAAGATTTTAATGACCCTCTCTCTATTCCTTATCAACCTAGCACAGATGTAAATGTGATTGGTAGAATAAATGGCTCCAAGTATACAGTTGGAGATGAGCCTGAACTCCCCAATGTAAATGATGTATGGATTAGTATGCAAGACTTTAAGACTAGGATTTGGGACGGAGAGAATTGGTCGATTGATACTGAGCTTGGTGATGAAATTACACGAATAGAAGATATTATAAACAGTAATACAGAGATGTCCGAAGAGACATTAGAAAAACTCGAAGACGCAAAAAGAGAAATTAGAGATGCTGAGGATAGAATCAAGGAGGCTGAAGACGAGCTTGAGCAAGGCGACAAAAGAATTGGTGAAGCAATTGAGGAGCTTGAACGCCTTGATCAAGAACTGATAAATGCTAATTTGATTATAGATCAAGCCAATATAGATTTAGGTGTACTTGATGAAGAATTGCGGAAAGCGAACGTTGAGATTGATAATGCGAAAATACGTATTGGTGATGCTGAACAGGAGTTAATTGATGCTGATTTAAGGCTAGATACTGCCGAGCAGGATTTGATTAATTTAGGTGACGATTTAGCAGGTGCTGAAACTCGATTAGGCAACGCTGAAACTGATCTAGGTACTGCGAAAGAGGATATTATTACTGCAAAAGGGCGCATTGATACCGCAGTGACTGATTTAGATACGTTGGAAACAGACTTAGGCAATGTAAGAGATGATGTAGCTGATAAGGTTGATTTGTCTATTTATAATTCCAAAATAACTGATTTGACGAATGATATTGCTTCTAAAGTTGATGGGGATTGGGTAAATGGCAGGTTAAGGGTTGCTATTGATGATATAGAAATCGGCGGTAGGAACTTAGTAATAGCGGATGACGTTGAACCGCAGACATGGATAAATTCAGATGGAAGTGTAGTTACTGAAAACAACGCTTTTACTACTGGGCTTATAGCGGTTGAAGGTGAAGGTACTCTTACTTCCACCCAAACGCATCCCGAAATAACCACCGCATCAGCCATAAGCGAATATGACGAAAACAGACAATTTATAAGAAGGATAAGTAACAATAGCGGGAAAGTATTTACTTATAATTTGGGGGAGAATACACGTTTTGTTCGGTACAGCGGAAAAAGTCCAGCTGGGGATTATGAAGAAGGTATTAAACTCGAAAAAGGCAACAAAGCCACAGACTGGACGCCAGCACCAGAAGATATATTCGCAGACATCGACATCAAGGCTGATTTAGATAATGTCTACATCAAAGCAGACATTGACGACATGTTTGATAATACCGTATCGCTTACAGCATATCAGACTGACCAAGACAACTATGTACAGCGATTTGTAAACTACGAAACAAACATATCCCAAACATGGGATGCTATCAATTTAAGAGTAACAGAGGAGACTTACAATGCGCTTGAAGGGCGTATGACAGGCGCAGAGGGTCGCATTAACACAATCGCGGGTCAAGTAGAACTAAAGGCTGAAAGCTCTGTTGTGGAAGGGCAGCAGACTTGGATTAGTACAGCTACAGTCGATATTAATGCTTTGAAAAATGATATCACTTTAAAGGTCGAACAGGCTGATATTGATGGGGCTATTGGGGATTTGGAGATTGGTGGAAGGAACTACTTCAGACCGTCATTAGTTAATAACCTAGCGTTATCTGGAACAGTTGTTGAATCAAGTGCTTATAGGGGCTACACGCTGCCCGTTGTCGCTGGTGAGGTATATTCCATATCAAGAGAAAACCTAAGTAACAATAGATTCAGAGTTGTATTTACTGAACAACAACCAGATGATGGCGTTGAGTATATAGGTGGTGCAATTACTAGGGATACTTCATTAAAAATTGAAAATATTACAGTACCTAACAGCGGAAATTACATGTTGCTTTATTTATCTAATCAAAGTGATAAAATACCTAAAGTACAGATTGAAAAAGGAAACAAAGCCACAGACTGGACACCTGCACCTGAAGATCACGCAAGCTATACCAGATCACAAGTTAAAATACTGGAAGATGCGATTGAGTTATCTTATGTGAAAGATGATGAACTAATCGCAGGAATCCGAATCGGAGACGACAGAATCAATGGAGCCAACGTAGAGATTACAGGCGATACGCTTATAAAAGGTAGCATATCGGCACCAGATGCAACATTCCTTGACCTGACAACCAGACGTATGACAGCGATTGAAACGACTATCCAAGACTCAACAATAACAGGCACGCTCACAGCGACTAACTCAGTCATCGTAAAAGGTACTTTTAACGACATCATAGCCAACAGAGCTACTTTAGCAAATGCGACTGTCACAGGCACTATCGGAGCCGACAATGCGATATTTAATAATGCGACTATGCAGAGTATGACAGCTATTAGTAGCACCTTTGAAAATAGCACAGTTACTGGTACTTTGACTGCTACGAATACGACGATACTGCATGGCACGTTTGATACAGCCACGATTGTTGATGCTACGATTGAGGATAGTACAGTCACAGGAACACTTTCTGCTGCAACGGCTGTTATTTCGAAAGGTACCTTTAATGACATAATCGCAAATCGAGCTACTTTAGCAAATGCGACTGTAACTGGGACTATTGGTGCAGCTAATGCAACGTTTACGTCTGCTACAATGAGAGACATGACAGCTATTAGTGCAACTTTGCAGAGCAGCACAGTAACAGGTACGCTTACTGCCGCCAATGCTACTATCTTAAAAGGCACATTCGATGAAGCTACAATTGTTGATGCGACTATAGAAAATGCCGTTATCACAGGCGAGCTAGTTGGTGTATCAGGTGAGTTTGTTGGTAGTTTAGTTACATCAGGGCCGACTGGTTTTGTGACCATTGAAAATGATACCGTGACATCATCAAGCCCTGTTACCATGTTTGGAACATCCGAAAAAGTTAATATGTTTGGTGGTATTGTCTCCCTTGTTCAGGACAATGGAGGGGAAATTGGCGGTCAGGCCATGTTTATTAGACGTAATGAAATAGAAACAACCACACCATTGCGCATAAGATCTCCTGAACTATCACTATTAGGCGGTAATATTATCAATTTCGCCAATGGATCATCCATAGATAATACAGGTAGCAATGCAAGGTGGAGAAGAACTAACTCAGACTATATCATGCAGAACTACCTGGGGGATGTTCAGTTTTACAAATCAGGAGATTTGTTTGCAAGGTTTACTACAGTAGAATCGTATGATCATGGATGGATGACTATGGGAAAAACAGGCTTGAAAATGTTAAACGGTTCTTCTTCTCAGATGCAAGTTCGGAATTTAGCAGACACAGCGTATACAGGGATTACTGGCGGTGTAATTTCCGGTTCTGATATTGTTGATCGGTCACAGAGAGAGCTAAAGAAAAACATTGAGTTATACCAAGGAAATGCCTTAAAGGAAATATTGGATATTAATGTTCAATGTTACAACTTAAAGGAAGACGAAGATTGGGAACGTAAGCGATTAGGTGTAATTGTTGATGAAGCACCACTTGAAATAATTACTGATAAAGGGGAAGGTATCTCAGCTTACGCAATGGTCTCCTTAGTTACAAAAGGGGTTCAACAGTTTCATGAAGACTATAAATCAGAAATAAAAGCGCTAAAAGAGCGAATCAGAATCCTAGAAGAATCAAGATAACTAATTAAAATTCACAGCTAAGGAGAGAAAATAAATGATGGAGAAGTATGAATTTAGCGAGACAAATTCTATGCCAGTAGAAGAAAACGGTGAGCAATTTAGGAAGGTATATTTTCGAGGAATTGATCCAGCACGGGAGCTAGATGTTAATGGACACATCCCTAAGGTTCCTGTTACAGAATATTTTCAGGCTGGTATAGATGGCACAATTGATGACTTGATAAGAACTTTCGTTGTAGATAAACTAACGGTATCAACCGCCTAGTCAATACATAGCAACACAACTATAAAGAGTCTAAGAGTAATTCTTAGTCTCTTTTCTTTTGCAATAAATTAAGAAAGGAGATGATTTGGTGGACACAAGAAAAATTTATGGTGATCCTATAATATCACAAAAAAGAAAAGGAACACATATTGACCCGTTTAGAAAAAAATTTGAATCATTAGCTGTTGAAAAACACTATGTAATTCTTTCCGAGGTTCCTGTTAAGTTTGAAAGAGTTAAAGTTTCTTTCAATAATGTGGATTTATATGAGGTTGAGGACGAGTTTTTATCCGAGAATACATTCAATGTAGACTATGTTAATGGCATTGTTTACTTCCATGAGTCTCAAACAAGAAAAACTTTAGACTTTGAATACATGGGTGAAGGTGTACTGTTATTCCCAGATTCTAGAATATACCTCACAAACGACTTAGAATTTCCAAACGTAAGAGATAAATTTTATGATGTTGACAGAGGTATTCTTGAACAAAGAAATCGTGTCGATACGTTAATAAGAGAAAACCCACAACCTAGTGAATTAGTTGATATACGTATTGATAGAAATGGAACTGTATTTGATGTTGCAAGAGATAGGATAAATGCAGAACAAAAGAAGATAGAAGATGCCTATGTTGATACTAAGGCATTTAGACATCCTTCTTTGAAGGCAAGAATTGATTCCATACAATTGGCACATGAAGAACGACTAGATGACATGGACGATTCTGTGACTGACATCTGGGCAGAGTTTGAATTAATTCCGGGAAAAATATCTTTTGAAGTAGGTCAAATCACTACAGGATTAGATGACAGAATCACCTCTTTAGAGACTACTATGACGCTACTTCCGGGTGAATTTGAACTGAGGGTTAAAGGTGTAGAAGAGGAGTATAATGGAAGGGTCTCTGTTCTTGAATCCAGTATTTCAGTGATTCCGGGAGAAATCGATTTAAAGGTCAATGCTGACGATGTCATTTCATCAATTAACTTATCACCAGAAGAAATTGTTATAGACTCTAACAAAATTAAATTAGTTGGCGCAGTAGATGTGTTAAGTGATATTACTGGTGAACTTGGAGTTATTAATGCTGGTGAAATTAACACTCTGATTATGAATGGTACAAATAGACAGATATACTTTGGTAATGACAATGTTGACAACTTTGACGGTAGGATTGATTATATTGAGCCTTTTATGAGACTTCAAAAGGATAGATATACATACTATGCTGTTAGGGCGGATGGTGCAGAATTGGGTGGACAGTACTCAAATAGAATCCACAATATGTTTGTAGGTGGAATACCCATGTTTTCGTTTGGTTACGATCCTGTTGATGGTCATAATCATAGGACAATTACATCAGGAAACTCGATATTGAAGTTTTTAAATGGTGACACAATTGCATTGCAAGTGAGAAATGGGCGTGATGATGGTTATGCTGAAATACATGCCAGTGAGTTTGTGACTGGTTCACAGAGAAAAACTAAAGAAAATATCAATATGTACAACAAAAGTGTGCTAGATAATATTAAAAATACTCCTGTATATACTTTCAAAAGAAAATCAACGGATTCATTTACATCACTACAAGATAGATACCACTTAGGGTTTATGCATGAGGAAGTTCCAAATTTCATGAAACGTGGTGAAGGTGTGGACATAGTTGGTGCTATTGCCACAAACTTCAGAGGTACTCAGGAGTTAATTGATAGGGTTGAATTATTGGAGGATGAGATTACCTACCTAAGAAAAGCGTTAAACTCTCAATAACCACAGTTTAATTAATTTTTCACCGAATTAAAGAGTAGATATTCTACTCTTTTTTATTTTGTCTAATACAACAAGGAGGTATTACATGAGTTTTTATTTTCCAAACGTAGATCCAGTGTATCTATATCAAAGAAAAGAAGCTGAATACATACAACTAAAAGAAATTATTAAAATTATAAATTTCAGAGTGGTTTTAAGGGAGGTTCCTAGATATATAGATAAAGTGTCTGCAATTGATTTGTCAGGTACTTCGTTAACTGAAGTCGATATCAATAAGACCACATTAAACTCTGGAGAGTATAAAGTAGATTATACGCAAGGAGTTATGTTTTTCCATGAAGATATGGGCGGTAAAGAGATAGAAGCTAACTACACTGGAACTGGGTATGTTTCAATGCCAGCTCACAGGGTCAACACCACGGGCGACAACACACCTCCAAACGAAACGTTGCAAGATATTATAGACCAATGGAAGAATACAGATGTGTCCGATTTAGACAATAAGATTGGTAATACATCCATATTGGAGACATCTGATAAGTCTAGTACAGTCAATGCTATAAATGAAGTTAAAAATACGACACCTGCAAAGATGGATTATGATAATTTTAAGCAAGAAACATCAACTTCATTTAATACAGTTTCGTCGCAGTTGGCAGAAATTGCGCTTAAATATGGTGAGATAAAACTACCGAATGACTTTTACCCTATTGATTTTAAACTGTACAGGCAAAATAATGGAAAAGTTGTGCATGACATTGATTTAGATAAAAGATGGATAAACAATAACATTGAATTAGAAATTTATATCGATACGGACAATGGAGATAATAATAATGGTGATGGTACTGTTGGCAACCCTTTTCAAACACCTTCTAAGTCTTTTGAATCTATACAATCATCGGCACTATCAAGATTTAAAATAATAATACAAGGCAAAATGGTTCTATTAAATGAGTTTAATATTGCGTATGATGAACTAACAAACTTTTCAAATAAACACGTTGTTATAACAACTTTAAATAATGAAAGAGTTCCTGTTGTACAAGGATATAGTTCTCATAGGCCTTACGTCTACAAAAACGCTGAAGAAGTTTGGGAAGAGACTACAGCAATAACATGGGAACATCATCAAGATAGTGTTTATGTCGTTGAAAGAACAAACATTTCACACCTCTTAGACATGTCACAAAAAGATTTTAATGGTGCATATCGAAAGTTTGAAGCTGCAGGCAGTGTCAGTGAATGTATCAATACACCTTATTCATCTTATATAGATGGAGGTTTAGTTTATGTTAATTATGGAGGACAACCAACGGGAGATGTTGTATTGGTTGCGGATTATAAAGCTTTAGGTATGGGTTTTGACATTCCTGATTCTGTGTTATTTATTGATGGATTAGATATTTTTAATACGTATGGTTTAATTGTGGAAGGTAATATTAATTCTGTTTTTGCGATAGACAACAGCGAAGTCGGGGAAAGCGATAACACCAACAATCTAAATATAAAAAATATAGGTGAAACTTATGTGTTTAATTATACAACGCATGAAGCTTTAAGAGATGGTCTAAATTATCATTATCCCGATATTCCTTTGGATCAAAGAAGGAATTGTTTTGTTTTTGAATATAATATTAAAAGTTATGAAAATGGACTTCGTGATACGAATGTAAACAACAATTGTTCTACCGCACACGGCGGGATAAGCATATTGAGAGTTTTAGGGGACTACAGAGAAAGCAGAGGGCCTGTTGTTGCAGATGTTAATGGTTGTTACAGCGTTTTAATCGACACTCAATCCAATGATAGTGTATTAACAACGAGTAGAGGTAATTCTTATCAATTTACTACAGACGTTGGTTCAACAATTGCCAAGGCTATTTTAATAAATTGTGGAGGAACTTCTCCTAATTTATCAATTATAACAGATTCTCAAACTGAACTAATATTAAAGAGCTGGTTTGAAGGAATGGATAAAGTGGCAGACACTTTTTAAGTCGCATTCGGACATAACTGTGATGTTGTGAATAATTAAACCAATATATTATTATTTATCTATTGACTTTCTTATTGGGTCGTATTATAATGTATTTAGATACAAAAAATACAACCCCAATAGGAGGAACAATAAATGATAAATGATACAAGTCGATTGATGAATGATATGAATGTTATAACATCAGTTCTGTCTCCTGATGTTGACGAGGTAAAAATGAAATTGAGACTAGAAGAGGTTTTAAATAATTACGAGATTCACAGAAAGACAGAAACACAAATAGAAGACGACTTTCCAGAAAAAGTTGAGATGTTTTTATCGGCAAGGGAATTGGAAGGATTAAGTGCTGAAACGTTAAAAGGGTATTTGATTGAGCTTAGAATGTTTAATAAATTTACCAAGAAAGCAACTGTGCAAATCACAACGCTGGATATTAGACAGTATTTAGCCTCAAATAAGAGTTGGATGGTAGGGACTGTAGATAATTAAATAATAATATAAATAAATATATTTAAGAGATCAACTTATAGCTGGTCTCTTTTTTGTTGGAGTGATTTAGCTTTATGAACTGGAATTATAGTGAGGTGTATGAAAGAGTTCGCAATAAAATAGAGGAATTAGGGTATGTTCCAAACCTAACTCATTTCTATTCTCAATCTAATTTCCCCTCAAAAAGGACAATGTTGGTTATATTTAAGAAAAAATTTGATAAAACATATTATGAACATTTTCTCGGATTGGGTTACATCCCATATCAATTATCATACATGATTAATACATATGAAGATTTAACAGACGTATGGGGAAAATACAAAGATAAGCATGGTCATTATCCAAATTCCACAATCTGTAATAATCATGATAGATTGCCAAGTTGGCAATTTGTTCAGAAGGTTTGTGGAGACAGGTTTGAAGAATTTACTACCGAGTACAGTTATAATCCCCGAGGCATAATTAGCAAAAAATATTATGATGAGGCTTGCAGCCTACTTATTCAGGAATGTGACTCACAGAATAAAGTTTTGAATCATACAGAATTAAGTAACAATAAAAATCTGCATAGTGTGTCGTGGTATATTAAACACTGTCCAGAGAATAACGTTAAAACATGCTCAGATTTCTTAGAGTATCTAGGTTTAAAGAAGCAACTAAACAAAGATTATGCAACAGAATTGATCCACTTGAAACATCAGTCTCTTGGGAGGAATTTAATGTATGATGATTTTAGAAATCCTAAAGATGGTGAAGTTGGGCTTTACATCATTCGAAAATATTGGGGCACACTTAACAATATGCTTTTAGACTTAAGCTTGCCTATAAATCAAGAAAGCATGATGCCAAAGAAGAGGACAATAGATCAATTAAAACAAGACATACAGAAACTGTGCGATGACATATATCAACGTGAAGGGCGAAGAAATATATCACTCAGCGATATTAATGAATGTGATGACTGCTTATTCTCTGGCACATACAATAGATATTTTAAGCATGAGATGAACATGACAATTGGACAATACATAGAATCTATTGGTTTTTATCCCAATAGAGAGGGTGTGGGAATGATCTATGAGTTCGATGATGGAGAAACAACATATAGTAAATTTGAGTATCAAGTCTCTTCCTTTCTTAAAGATAAGAATTACGAATACGAAAGAGATGTATTATACTCCACTTTTATTGACGATTATGACGGTCATAAAGATTGTGACTACACTATTAATCATAATGGTGAGATTTGGTATGTAGAGGTAGCTGGTATGTTAGATTATTCCAAGGTCAACAGATACAAAGATGATTACATAAGAGAAAAGTATAAAACAGGATTAACTGAAAAAGAAACTATGTTAAAAGCTAACAATGTAAATTACACAATTATTTATCCAGAAGATTTAAAGAAACCTCTCGATGAGGTTTTTTATTTTCTTCAATAGATGAACAATAACACAATTTAGATGGAGGTATTTTAATGGTGGATAAAAAGTCAGAGCAAGCTCAATATTTTGAGTGGTTGATTGAACAAAAACGTAGTGAGACTTATTAATAAAACTGTTTAAACACTTTTATGAATCGAAAGGAGATTATTTTTCAAAGACGGATCTAGGAGAGAGTTATATGGGAATACATAATTTTAACAGGAAGATCAATTTTGGAGATTAGAGGTGGTGATATTGTCAGAGGATAACAGAACTAAATGGGAGATTGAAAGTTTACATAAAAAGACAGATAAGCATGAGGAACGATTAGATGAACATGATAAACGGTTGACATCCTTTCAATCATTTAAGGATTCAACAGTTGAAAAGCTTATTACAATCTTCAACTCAATCGAAGAAATGAAAGAGGACAGTCAATGGATAAGAAAAACATTCACTACAACTATATTGGGTGCAATTGCAACAGTTATCGCTTCGCTTCTAGTGTGGTTGATTACATCATAAAGGAGTTGATATAGATGGATCAAAAAGAAAGACAGCTAGAAGAAATTAGTGAAAAAGTTAATAATTATAAGCCTACAAAAAACCCACCAATTTTTGAAGTATTTATCACTCTCATTAGCCTAGTGTTAGCGATTATGCTTTTCCTATTTCCTGAGATGTTGAGCGATGGAGTTCATGGTATGTCCAGTCTTTATGGACTATTATTATTGATTATGCCACAACCATGTTGGGCATTTACATTCTTCGGAGCAGGAATACTAAAAGGAATTGGAATGCTAATTGATAACAAGTATTTGAGAATCAGTGGATTGATTGTTAGCGTATTGGCTTATACAGTATTTGCTATAACGTATTCGATTACCTTTCCCACCATTGGCTCAGTTATCTTTACTGGCATGGCTGTGTTCAGTTTGATTAGTATAGCTGAGGTTAAGAGAACAGGAATAAAATAGAGAGTAAAACGTAGTTAAACAATAATATATGAGGAGAATGATAAATATGAATAAACAAAAAAAGGGTATTAACTGGAAGATTCGTTTTAAAAATCCAGTGTTCTATGCGCAAATTTTATTGGCAGTATTAACACCAATATTAGCATACGTTGGGCTAAGCTTTGCCGACTTAACAACTTGGAGCTCAATAGGTGATTTGATTCAATCGGCTTATAGTAATCCATACCTATTAGGGTTAATTGTTGTGAGTGTGTTTAATGCTGTGAATGATCCAAGTGTTAAAGGATTGAAGGATAGCCAAACTGCATTAACTTATGATAAACCTAAAGATAATAAATAATATATCATAATTATAAAGGACATGTCTCTATTAAATGAGATATGTCCTTATTTTGTTGATTAAGTAAAAAAAGGAGAATGATTAAATAATGGTTAAAATTAATCAAATGTTGGTCTCTAGTAGAAGAAACACGTACAGTGGAACAAATCCTTGTAATTACATTGTGATTCACGAAACAGCTAATGCGTCATATGGGGCGAACGCTTACGTACACGCCAAACTGCAAAGAAATGGTTTCTCTGCTTCTTGGCACTACACTTGTGGTTCTGATGGGGTTTGGCAATCTTATCCTGACACAGTGCAATGCCATCATGCGGGCGATGGACGAGGTATAGGCAATACACAGTCAATTGGTATCGAAATTTGCGTAAACTCAGATGGTGATTTTAGAGTTGCAGTACAGAATGCGGTTGAATTAGTTAGACACTTAATGGATAAATATGATATTCCTGCTACAAATGTGATACAACACAATGTTACATCTAGCTGGGGAAAGAATTGTCCTGCTAATTTACGTAGCGGTTCACATGGCGTAGATTGGGATGACTTTAAGAGAATGATTAGTGATCCATCTTTCAAACCATCCGAAACTAAACCTTCCCTTAAGCCTGTCAACAAGTATTGGTTAGAAAATGGTGATAGAGGTTCTGATGTAGTAGAACTACAAAACAACTTAATCACATTAGGTTATAGTGTTGGAAGCTATGGAAATAATGGAGTCTTCGGCAACGATACCGAGTCAGCATTACGCAAGTTTCAAGATGATTACGACCTTCAGGTAGACGGATACTATGGGTACGGTTCTCAGGCAGCTATGAAGAAAGCTGTTGCTGATAAGAATAAGAAGTCAAAACCTCAAAAGCAACAGTCTTGGTATCTTAAAAAAGGTGATAACAACTCAAAAGTTGTACAACTACAAAAAGACTTAACTAGATTAGGATACGATGTTGGTAGTTATGGAAGTAATGGCGTGTTCGGAAATGATACATTGGCAGCTTTAAAACAATTTCAAAAAGATAATGGATTAGTTGTTGATGGCTACTACGGTACTAAATCTCAAAGCAAAATGAAAACTGCTAATTCTGTATCCAAACCTAAAGCAAATGACTTCAACTTACCTAATGCTACCTACTGGGTAAAATCACCTCAGTTTCATGATAGTGGTGTTTTAGCTGTTCAAAAAGCATTGTCAAGTGTCTATTTCTATCCTGAAAAAGGCGCAAAGAATAATGGCTGTGATGGATACTATGGAAATAATACCGCCGATGCAGTACGTAGATTTCAAAGTGTACATGGGCTAAAAGAAGATGGAAGCTATGGTAAGTCAACTAGAGCTAAATTGATCGTAGTGTTGAATCAGTAA